TGAGTTTGGATCCTCCGCTGGCGCCGTCTCAAGCTACACAAACACGTCCAACAATCGTATAATTACAAGCGCGGGAACAACTGTTATTAACGGGGAAGAAAATCTCACTTTTGATGGAAGTACCCTCACTGTAACGGGCGATGCTGTCCCCGGCGCCGCCAACACTCATGATCTAGGCGCATCTAATAACAGGTGGCAAAATATTTATACTCAAAATATCTACACTGGAGACCTTCACTTGAAGAATCACAAAGGCGACTGGACTGTCATTGAGGAAGAGTCCTTCCTAACCCTACGTAATAATAAGACAGGCAAAATTTATAAATTAGTTATGGAAGAAATAGGCTAGATCTTTCTATATAGTATTGTATAGTAATAGAGTGTGACGCGTGTGCTCTATTATGTGCGGTACAAATATATTTTGTACATTTTTGTAAATTTAAACGTTTAAAGAGGAGGAAAACAAAAATGTCAGGAGAAGCAGGAGCAAAAGGACTAAGACTAAACCAACAGATGTACATGACTGGTACTTCGGGGTCTGTTGGAGATACTCATTATGATCAATATGTCAATTTAATTTCTATTGGCACAGGTACCAGCGGCCAACATGGCGTTTCGTCAAGTTGGGGCCTTATGTGGAGTGGTAGTACTCAACACAATAGAACTTTGCATTACGCTAATCAGCAAAGCCCCGGAAACTGGACCCAGCTAGCTGCAGGTGGTGATGTTGTAGCCGGTTCTACATTCACGACTGCAGGTGTCATTATGGCTTGCAACGGGGATGACAAAGAAATTGACGAACCTGGAACAACTCTAACTACAAACGGTCAAGGAATGACTGTCGGGGGAGCCTTTACAGTAGGTTCTAACGGAACTGGACATGACGTCATTTTCTACAGCGACACTTCAGGCGACTACATGAAATGGGAAGATGCCGAGGTTAAGCTGGGAATTACCGGTACCAATGGCAAAGTGGCTTTGCATGTCGCAGATGGTGATGTGTTAATTGCCGATACTCTTAATGTTAGTACTGCCGTAACTAGTACGTACGGTGTTAGTGGTAACATTGGTCAGTTTCAAACGTTGCAGACGAACGGCGCGGTTGTTATGGGCTATGATGCAATGGGTTCGGACGTCACCTTATACAGTGAAACTTCAGGCGACAAGATGGTCTGGGAAGCGGCAGAGGTTAAACTTGCAATTACCGGTACCAATGGTAGCGTAGCGTTGCACGTCGCAGATGGTGATGTGTTAATTTCTGACACCCTTAATGTTAGTCTCGCTATGACTAGTAGTGCTGGTGTCAGCGGTAACTTTGGTCAGTTTCAAACACTACAAACCAATGGTGCAGTTGTTATGGGCTATGACGCAGCCGGTTCAGATGTTACTTTGTATAGTGAGACTGCAGGCGACAAACTAGTTTGGGAAGCAGCAGAAGTTAAGCTTGCAATTACTGGTACAAACGGCGCCACAGCGCTGCACGTTGCCGATGGTAACGTTGTTATTGCTGATGATCTTTATGTTCAGGGCGGTAATATTGTTGTCGATGCAGCAGCAACAACGATTGAGATTATAGATAACAATTCTGCAGGTCTCGCTATTAAAGAGGGAAGCAACACTTATTTAACCTTCAACACCACAAACGGCGAAGAAGGTATTGAATTAAGCAAAGGCCTTTACACCGCAGAGGGTTCCGACGGTGTTGATATTGGTTCTTCGCAAGGCAAATTTAACGCTGTATACGCAACCAACGTGTACACGGGCGACCTCCACCTTAAGAATGAGCGTGGAGACTGGTCGGTGATAGAGGAAGCTAACTATCTAACTGTCCGACACAATTCTTCAGGAAAGAGGTTTAAGATTCTTATGGAAGAGTTAAGCGAAGGTGAGTATGGACCGGGAAATGATGGATTCTAATCATTTCTAGGACTTATGAGGAGGGAAGGTCAATTTTGACCTTCCCTTTTTTTCTTTATTAAGGCATTTAAAGTTTTTGTATACTACTTATTTTTGAGGAAATTTCTTTATTAAAGGAGCATATAAATGTCTAACATGTTAGAGCAGGCTATCGTAGATGCCACCGCATTAAAAGAGGCCGCACGCCAAAGCGCAGAAGAAAAAATAATTGAACACTTTTCTTCCGATATTAAAGAAGCGGTTGATAGAATATTGGAACAGGATGATTTAATAGGTACTGGATTTGAAGATTTTGATCCTCTTATGGGGGGAGATCTACCTTCTATGACTCCCGTCGATCCCTATACGCCAACGGCCTCTCCTACAAGCCTTCTAGCTGCCCCGCCAGCTGGCGAAATTGATATTGAGGTTGATCCATTGAAAAAAGCTGGCGCCGCCTTTGTCGCTGAACAAGTGCCAAGCGCAGCCACAACATCTACTAGAGAATATGTCAGCATAGATCTTAATAGGCTTGAGGAAACGGTCACAAAGGAGTTAGACGAAATGAAGAGAGAATTATTGGATGAGGAATATGAGCTAGAAGAATCTTTTTTGGAAGAAGAAGAGCACCTTGAAGAAGAATTTGGTCTTTTTGAGGAGGATGAAGATCCACTAGAAGAGGCTGGCTATTATAATCGAGATCCGAATGAGGGCCCTCACGATCCTCCGCCCAAAGAAGGAACCGGCCTAACAATGGAAGAATCTCTCGCTGATATGATCCGGGAGATATTGGCAGAAGAATCCGAAGACCTCCAAGAAGCCGATGATGGCCCAAAAGCTGTCGACACCGAGACTGCCTGTGAGAAAGCGGCGCGCCTCCGCAAAGCCTTTAAAAAAACAAAAGAAGGCGGCCACGAATCCTCATCTGATAAAAAGGATCTAGAGGCTGCAGAAGCTAAGTGTAAAAAAGAAACGAAACAACTTGATGAGTCTCAAACCAGAAGAGATAAAGTTTTAATCAAAGAACATAAAACGCTCAATAATAAAGTAAAACAACTTAATGAGCAAAACAATAAATACAGAACATATATACAGCAATTAAAAGAGCATGTTGAAAAGGTTAATCTTTCAAATGCTAAATTGCTGTATCAGAATCGCGTTTTAAATAGTGTCTCCTTGAATGAGCGACAAAAAGATAGAATTGTCGAATCTATTAATAATGCAAAAACAGTTGAAGAAGCAAAAATTATATATGAAACTCTTCAAAGTGCAGTGGGCAGCAGCGCATCGACGCTTAAGCCAAAATCACTGAACGAAGTCGTGACAAAACGTTCTTCAGCTTTTCTTCCTCGCAAAGAGGAAAAAAGGGTTGACCCCCTTATGGCAAGAATGAAAGCTCTTGCTGGAATTAAGACAGATTAATTTATTATTAAAAAGGAGGAAAAGTTAAAATGTCAGTACTTCAAAAATTAACAGAAGGTATCGTTAATCGCGATATGAAAAAAGAAGGTGCTGCTTTACTCAACAAGTGGGGCAAAACCGGACTTTTAGAAGGCTTGGCAGATGAAAGCGCAAAACAGGGCATGGCTCGATTGCTTGAGAATCAAGCTAAAGAGCTTTTGCGAGAAGCTAGCACAATGGCTGGTGGAGACGTTGAAGGCTTTGCAGCCGTCGCATTTCCTATTGTGCGCCGTGTTTTCGGTGGATTGATTGCTAACGAATTAGTTAGTGTTCAGCCCATGAGTTTGCCATCTGGCCTTATCTTCTTCTTGGATTTCCAAGTTTCAAGTGCGAACCCGCAGTTGAGTTGGGCCCAAGGAGATTCATTATACGGCGGAGGAGTCGTAGGTCAGGGTATCACCGATGGTGTTGACCTTGGTGGCCTCAACGCTGAGAAGAGTTTTTATAGCTTAAACAATGCATATTCCTCTCCGACAGGATCGGAAGATGGAACATTCCTCGGCAGCCCTATGGCTAGTGGTACGTGGGATGGCGAAAAGATCGGAGATAGTTCAACGGTCGACCTGGGTAGTCACGGTGGATTTGGAGATAATGTGATCCGTGATATTTGTGAATTTGACCCTGCATTTGTTTCTGGTACAACCACTCTTGCAATTAGTGTTTATAACATTACAGGTAGCCAAGCTTTCGGTGCGTCTTCAATCAACAAGGACAATCTTGTCATGTTCGGTTGTAGTTCGTCTGCTGGTTTTGGTGTGTTCGCGTCTGGTCAGACCATGATTCGTCGATTGACGAAATTTTCTGGTTCTGATGGTGCAGGTGGGTATAAAAATGACCGGTCCAGTACCGCTCTTTATGTTGTTGCTGCCTCTATTGATGGCACTGCAACCGCAACCGAACTTGCAACGTCTATGAATGCTGGAGACGCATATCAGTATCCAATTACAGACAACTTCGGCGGTACTCCCGCAGCGGGTTCTGGTAACGCACTTGGTGCCGTTGTCGGTACCGATCCGTGGGGACTTGAAGAGAGTGAAGCAATCCCTGAGATTGATCTTAAGGTTGATTCACAATCAGTGACCGCAATCACCAAGAAATTGAAAGCAAAATGGACCCCTGAACTTGGTCAGGATCTTAACGCTTATCATAACTTGGACGCAGAGGTTGAGCTTACATCAATTCTTTCTGAGCAAATTGCTCTTGAAATTGATCGTGAGATTCTTAATGATCTCGTCACTGGTGCAACGGCTGGTACATATTACTGGTCGCGATCCCCTGGCTTGTTTGTTAATCGGACTACCGGTGTGGAAGTCGGCGCTAGTGCGCTTGCTCCAGACTTCACTGGTACCGTTTCTGAGTGGTATGAAACACTCATTGAGACAGTCAATGATGTCTCTGCTCAGATTCACCGTAAAACACTTCGAGGCGGTGCAAACTTCCTCGTCACATCACCTGAAGTTGCCAATATTCTTGAGTTTACAGCTGGCTTCCGAGCTAGTGTTACTCATGATGACAACAAAGGTGTTGCAGGTGCAGAAAAGGTTGGTAACTTGAGTAAGAAATTTGACGTTTTCGTCGATCCTTACTTCCCACGTAACCTTATTCTTGTTGGGCGCAAAGGCAATAGCTTCCTTGAGAGTGGCTATGTATATGCTCCTTATGTGCCACTGCAAGTTACTCCCACTATCTTTGGTACGGAAGATTTCGTGCCACGTAAGGGTGTCATGACCCGCTACGCTAAGAAGATGGTACGTCCTGACCTTTATGGTCTCGTCGTTGTGCGAGGACTTTTGGGTGAAAGCGGAAGCTAAGATAAAACTGTAGTTTAGTTTTAACCCCGGGTTTCTTTTTGATTCCCGGGGTTTTTTATTGTTATAAAATTTTCTCAAAACTAAATGAGTCTAAAAAACAGCGTTTGCCAAATTTTGTCGGGGCCAATTTTTTGAGATTTTAAATTTTTTAAATACTATTTATTGAAGGAGGTATACACTATGAAACCTAAACAAAAAAGATTACTTGCAAGAAAAAAACAAGAAGAAGCGGCAAAAGCCAGCGCCCCTGAAGTTGTGGAAGAGGCTGTTGAAACAACCGTTGCCCCGGAGCCGAAGACGGAAGACGCACCCAAGAAAGCTTCGTCAAAAATGCCACGTGTAAAATAAATCTAAAGGACATCAAAAATAACATTTAGCCTTTTGTTCTCACCCAAACTATTTATATGGAGGAGATCTAAATGAATGTCAGTACCCGTCCTAAAGCCAGTTTCTGAAACAAGCACAGTTGTTCTTTCAAGTGGAAGTTCGCCTTCTGATGTTGAAAATAACGCTCAAATACCCCTAGGGCTTTATTCCGATTCCAATTCTGGCCTGTATTCTCAATATTTTTGTTCTGGAGCAGCAGAACAAGTTTCATATACATATAAAAAACTAGGCGGCGACGTATTAGATATTGAACTCACTAGCGGAAGCATATTTGCGGCCTATGAAGAGGCTGTGTTAGAATATTCATATATTCTTAATATCCATCAAGCTAAAAACTCTTTATCTGATTTATTGGGCGCTTCTACTGGCACTTTTGACCACGATGGGCAGCTGCAATCCGGCTCGTCTCTTGTCGGCACAAATGTAAATCTTAAATATCCTAGATTTGAGTTTGCATATTCTAGAAGAGTGGGATATGGCGTTTCCACCGAAATTGGCTTCGGTGGAGAAGTTACAATATACTCAGCGTCTTTTAGTGGTTCTAAAGGTACACAGGATTTCGATTTACAACAGATTATATCTTCTTCCGCAGCTACAGATTCATCGCTGTCTTTTTATGGAAAAGTTGAAGATAGAAGAATTAACATTACAAGGGTTTATTATAAAACACCCCAATCTATGTGGCGATTCTATGGATATTATGGTGGTCTTAACACGGTCGGCAACCTTGCAAGTTATGGCCAGTGGGCAGACGACTCTACTTTTGAAATAATTCCAGCTTGGCAAAATAAGGCCCAATCTATGGCATTTGAAGATGCAATATACACCAGAAACAGTCATTATTCATATGAAATTAAAAATAATAGATTAAGAATATTTCCTAAAATAGTAGAGACAAGCCCCAAAGAATATTGGATGGAATTTTTTGTTGAATCAGAGCCGTGGGAAAAAGGAGATACAGAAAATAGAGGGGGAGATACTTCCACCGAGGGAATAAACAATTTAAACACAGTTCCTTTTGAAAATCTTCCATATGGAAACATTAACGCTATCGGAAAACAGTGGATCCGCCGTTTTGCATTGGCCCTATCAAAAGAAACATTAGGAAATATTAGGAGCAAATTTACAACAATACCGATACCAGGAGACGCCGTGACCTTAGACGGGCCCGCACTTTTATCGCAAGCAACCTCCGAACAAGAAAAGTTGCGCGAAGAGCTAAAAACAACCTTAGACGAGCTAACTTACTCTAAACTTATGGAAGGCGACGCTGCAATGATGGAGTCAGTGAATACAATTAATAAAATGATACCTTTAAAGGTATTTGTGGGGTAATGAAGAGTGGCTGAAGCAACCGATAAAAATAAGTGGTCTCAACCTGAATCCCCACCGCCTCCTTTATTTTTGGGCGAAAAAGAACGCGACTTAGTAAAACAAGTCAATGACGAATTAATTGAAAGGGTCGTCGGGCAGGAAATAATTTATTACCCAATAAGTGTACAAACGACCAATTTTCATCCTTTATACGGTGAAGCTATAAAAAAGAATTTTCTACCTCCTGTTAGAATCCATGCCCTTATAGAATGGGAAGGTTATACAACCACCGTTTCTAGCTTGGGTATTGATAAGAGACTTTCGTTAAATGTTAAATTTCACAGAAGAAGACTAACAGAAGATCAAGATTTATACATAAGGGAGGGTGACTTTATTCTATATGGAAATGATTATTTCGAAATTATGACTATAGATTATCCAAAGCAAATATTTGGCCAAGGTTGGGCTGGCTGGGAGCGCATATTTGAAGCTCAGGCTAAGTGTGTTAAGGCCAGGGAGGGTACATTTGATGCCAGCTGATTCTGACTCAAAATATCTAGAAGACACAAATAAAATATACGATGAAGTCTTAATCAATCCGTCCAATTTTGAAACGATTGATTATGCGTTTTACGATTTTGTGAATGATATAATGCAAATACGAACCGAAACAAACAAAGGCTGGCGCCGCGTACCTATAATCTGGTCTTCCCCTGAAAGATCTTTTTTTTCCAAGAACAATAAAGAAATGTTTGATTTAGACGGAACTTTAATATATCCTATCGTGAGTATTGAAAAAACTTCAGTTTCAAAGGATTTAGGTAAAAAAGGTAAGTTTTTCGGGGCGCCCCCATTAATGACTGACCCAAACAGGGGCGGCCGCATTATTGTATCGCGGAGAATTGTGGAAGATAAAACAAATAATTTTGCCGTTGCAGATAATAGAAAAAAGTTTGAAAATGCACGGAGAACTCCGGGTCGCCAATCGTACTACCCCTTGGTAGAAAAAAAGAATAAAAAGGTTGTTGTTGAGACCCTAAGCGTACCACAGCCAGTTTATGTAACAATTAATTATGTTGTTACGCTACAAGCAAACTATCAACAACATATGAACCAGATGTTGCAACCTTTTGTAACACTAGGCGGTCATATCAACTCTTTTCTTATAGAGCGCGACGGCCACACTTATGAAACTTTTCTGAGATCAGAATTAAATCCAGAAAACAATTTATCTTCATATGACCAGGAAGAAAGAATATTTCAAACAAAAGCTTCCTTTGAGGTATTGGGATATATAATTGGAGAGGGCAAAAATCAAGAAAGACCTAAGATTATTCGACGTGAAAATGCGGTTGAAGTTAAAATCCCTCGCGAAAGAGTTATTTTTGGCGATAAACAAGAATTTGACCCAAATAGTGGATTTTATAGAGATTGAGATTATAAAAAGGTTTTTGCCTTATTTTATTACTATTTACTAAGAGAAATAGTGATGCTCACGTGAAGGAGAACAATAGATGTCTTACAAGAAATTTAAGTTTATGTCACCGGGAGTTTTTATCAATGAAATTGATAACTCCCAGATCCCGAGACTTCCTGCGGGAATAGGACCTGCAATAATCGGTAGAACAACACAGGGTCCAGCCCTTAAACCTATACAGGTTGATTCATTTGAAGAATTTATTAACGTTTTTGGGAACCCAACCCCGGGAGGAAAAGGCGGTGACGTCTTCAGATACGGGAATTATACTGCGCCTACATACGCTGCATATGCAGCCCAGGCTTGGCTCAGAAACAATTCTCCTGTTACTGTTGTAAGATTACTTGGACAAACAAATTCACAAGCCACCGAGGGCGAAGGCTACGCCGGTTGGGCGACTTCAAAACATGAAAGTACTGATGTTTTCACCACCAATGGCGGGGCCTATGGTCTTTTTGTTGTAGAGGGAGGAAAACACATTTTAACTGGCTCAAAGATGAGTGACCAAGATGGTTGGCCAACGATAGATGCCGCCACCGGTACGCTAGCTGCGGTCTGGTATTTAAATAATGGTGCTATAGCTCTTTCTGGTACCCCCGCAAATACTGGTAGTGCAGGCTCCATGATCGGCGGCGCCCAGCAATATACAGCCTCCCTCGGAGCCTTCATTGAGGCAGCTGAAGGTGGTCCAACGTTTAAGGTTGTAATTTATGAGGCAAACACTAGTGATGTTGTTATAGATACTGCGTTTAATTTCGACCCGGATTCTCCAAAATTTATTCGGAAGGTTTTTAACACAAACCCAATTCAAACAAACAGCAGCTTAACTCCCTCCGGAGACACGACACTTAATTATTTCCTAGGTGAAACTTTTGAAGGACACCTACGCAGAGGTTTTGAGCATGGCGACGTCGGCTCGGGCGCAGCGCTCACTGGCATTTCTGGTTCTAGTCCGAATGATTGTTATGGTGTTATTTTGCGCCTAGCAAGTCCGGATGGTTCCACCTACGATGGTGGCGACTTTAGGATGAGCAGCACAAAAAGCCCAAGCAAACAATTCGCAAAAACCGGCTGGTATATTTCACAAGATATGTCGAGTGAATTTTCTAACTATAACCCAGATCAGATGCAAAAGCTGTTTCGGTTTTGTTCCAGAGAACTGGGGGAAGAAACACAGCGCAAAATTAAAATTAGTGTTAAAAATATTAAAGCGGCGAGCCCCCTCGACACTGTTAATCCTTACGGATCATTTGATGTCCTGATAAGAGATATTAAAGATAAGGATTCAGACCCGGTTGTTTTGGAGCAATTTAACAATTGTAATTTGAATCCCGCGTCTGATGATTATGTTGCTCGAAAGATTGGTAATAAATTCACCCAATGGGACGATAATGATAGAAGATATAGAACATATGGCGAGTTTAATAACGCGTCCGATTATATCTATGTTGAAATGAACACGTCGGTTGATCGGGGTAGCACAAATGTTAAGTACTTGCCTTATGGTGTGTTTGGGCCACCTCGTTATGTGGGAATGGCAGTGTCAGGCACCACTCACGTAGAAGGTATTTTGGCAGATTATAACTGGAGCAGTGGTGTGGCCAGCAGCACAGGCGCCTTCGTGGAGTCGGGAAGCGTTAGTCCAATAGCTGTCCCAGATCAAGGCACTTTCCACACGGGAAGTACTTGGCTCAGCGGCGGCTACGATGGCGGCGGTGGACCTACTGGCACTATGGTAAACGCACGATTTAAATTCCCAGCGCTCCGCCTACGAAAGAAATCTTCTGAGGGCGCCCTGAATGATCCAAAAGATGCTTACTTTGGTGTTGATACAACTTATAATTCTGAGAGATTTGATGCTAGTGTTTATGATGTACTTCGCACTAAGGCACAGGACATTGAGAGTTGGTCAGCAGTTACGGATGTTACAGAAGCCTCATGGGTCTTTTCTTTAGATGATGTGAGAAATGTAAATATCACAAGTCAGCATGACAATGATGGGTACGGCACCCAGGCGGTTTATGAATCTGGCTCTCGCGCTGGCGGATATTCTTATACGGCCCATACTGCATCGGGACAACTATCAGCAACTGGTGTTAAAAAAGGACCAGCGTCTGGAAGTTATCAGAATGTTATTAATCCTGGTAATAGTTATGGGCGTTCTACAGCAGGCTGGAATCAGTTTACTACTTGTCTCCATGGCGGAAGTGATGGCCTCAATATTACCGAAAGTGATTTCTTTAATAATACTGATTTGGGTAATGCATCCGCCGTCGTCGCCGGAGGAAAGGCAGCGTCTTTGGCTTCCTGGAACTCTGTTGCCGTCGCCATTGATTCACTTCGGGATCCTGAAGTTGTTGAATACAATTTATTGACAATGCCTGGTTTAACTGATGCGTCTCTTTCTACTAAAATTGTTGATACTTGTGAGCGCCGCGGCGACGCCCTCGCAATCCTTGACTTAAAAGGCGGTTACACACCAGCACATGAAAATGGTAATTCACGCGCCGACAGAAAAGGCGATGTAGAGACTGTAATTGATAACAAAGATAACACTCTTCAAGTTAACAGCAGCTATGCATGCGCTTATTATCCGTGGGTACAAGTAAGAGACACCGTAAATGGAGCGACATTATGGGTGCCGCCTTCAGTTGTTGCTCTCGGTGCTATGGGATATGGAGAGGCAAATTCTCAACTTTGGTTTGCGCCTGCAGGCTTCACAAGAGGCGGTTTAAGCGTAAATCAAGCTGGTGGAATTCCAGTTGTGGGTGTGGAAGAAAAACTTACAGTGAAACAGCGGGATAGGCTTTATGAAAATCAAATTAATCCGATTGCATCTTTCCCGGCAGAGGGTATCGTTATCTTCGGTCAAAAAACTATGCAAGTTTCGCAGTCGGCTTTAGATAGAATCAATGTGCGCAGATTGGCAATATTCTTGAAAAAACAAATTTCTAGATTTGCTGCGACAATATTATTCGATCAAAATGTTAAAGTCACATGGGCACGCTTTAAATCTAAGGTTGAACCCTTCTTGGCAGATGTAAAAGCAGGCTTAGGTGTTACGGATTACAAGGTTGTTTTGGATGAGACTACCACAACTCCGGACCTCATTGACAGAAACATTTTATATGCAAAAATATTTGTTAAACCTGCACGTGCAATTGAATATATTGCGATTGATTTTATTATTACGGATTCGGGTGCATCTTTTGAGGATTAAAAATTTAATTTAACTCTATTTAATAATAGAGAATAGGAGAACTAAAATAAATGGTTAAAAAAGATCAGTTTTGGAGTTCAACAACTGTAGATCCAAAAAGAAGTTTCCGATGGATTTTGGTATTGAATCAAATTCCAACGTATGTGATTAAAACTGCGGCAAAGCCCTCTTTTACTGTGAGCAACATTGCGCACCAATTTGTGTCGCACACTTTTTATTATCCCGGCAGAATAACTTGGTCTGAAATAGAGGTTACACTTGTAGATCCTGTATTTCCAGATGCATCTGCAGTAATTGCTAAAGTATTACAGGCTTCTGGATATGCACTTCCAGGCACACAAGGTGATGCTGAACGATCTTTTAGTAAAGCCGATGCGGTCGCCGCCCTTGGGGCCCCCCAGATTCAGCAATTAGATGGAAGAGGAAATGCAATCGAAAAGTGGACTTTGAGAAATGCATGGATTGAGGCGGCTAATTTTGGTTCCCTTAGTTATGAAGACGAAAATATGCTAAATATTTCAATGACTTTTAGGTACGATTGGGCTGAATATGAAGGTGCACCGCAAGGCCCGGGCGAGCCAGCCCAAGAGATTATGGTTAACGGCCAAAATCAGGCTGGTGTCATTTCTAATTATCAAAAAGAACTTGGAATGGTTGGCGGGTAGCTTAACTATACTAAGGAGAATTTGATTACATGAAGCTCGGATGGACACTCTTCTCACCGAAATCTTTTCAATTTTGGTCGAATTCTCAATCAAGACCAAAACGTGTTGCAGAAGCGCTTTTAATTTTCCCTGATGCCATCTTTGGAGGGGAAGGAAACTCAGCACTACAACCTTATTTAGTTAAAAGTTTCAGTCGGCCCGGATATACAGAGATTGGTACCACAACTTCAGAATATCAATTGAGATCTGGTGACTTTGCGAAAGTTGATTATCCAGACCAGGGATTTACTACAAAAGATCTTAGAGTGACACTAGTAGATGTTGGTGGCCACCGATCAGGCGCCGATACAGCCGCTGCAATTAATGCATCCCTAGCCATGACTCAGAAAACAATGAAATTCGAGCATGAAGCGGCTTCCACCGAAGAGGGCAACAAGCCGTCACCTCTTTATAATAAGCTAATAGGTACATATCGCGCTTACCCTCGTTTGTTCTATATATTAGAAATAAACCACAAAGGGGAAGAACACGGAGCATGGGAAATATGGTACCCTCTTCTTACTTCGGTTGAGTTTTCTGATGTTGATTATGATGGAAATCAGTTTGCAACTATTGATTTGACTTTTAGTTATAAGAATTTTTATTATGACCAGAATTGGGGCCAGAGACAACTCACAAGCAGGGTTGATTCAATAGAGAAAAATGTAGGTACCGACTGGACTGATAAACTAACAAAAGCTCACGATTGGTGGTCAGGTGGCCTCGGCGGCTGGCTTGGCGTACCAAAGAATACACAATTTAATCCAAAAATAAACAGCACATCTGATATAAAAACTGGATAATTTTGATTAAAATTTTGATATACAAATAATATAATATAGAAAAAGAGGTTTTTTATGAATTCAAGATCTAACGAAGACAGACTTGGGATGGTACCGGACGTCCCTAACACACCACCACAGGAGGTCTCTCCTCCTCCATTAAACTTTATATCTCCCACAGAATTTGTGGAACTTCCAAGTCAAGGAAAATATTATGTACCGGGGCACCCACTGCACAATAAAAGTGTACTTGAGGTAAAACATATGACAACCAAAGAAGAAGACATTCTTACTTCTACTGCATTGTTGCAAAGCGGCCTCGCTATTCAGAGACTATTAGAGAGCATCATTGTCGACAAACAAATTAAAGTGGATGATCTTCTATTAGGGGATAAAAATGCCCTACTTATCGCAGCGCGATCTCACGGATATGGTGCCATTTATGAAACAGTCGTGACATGTCCCGATTGCAACACAGAACAAGACTACGGCTTTGATCTTACCGCGCTGGGGGTCCAAAGCGCTTCGGACGAGTATTTGGAAGAAAACAATGTTCAGACAACTGATCAAAATACTTTTTTAATATCTCTCCCAAAAACAGATTATGTTGTAGAGGTGAGGCTACTCACGGGCCATGATGAAAACAGTCTTACCAAAATAGAGGAACACAAGAAAAAAAGAAACCTCCCCCAGACAGCCGTAACAGACTTTTTGAGAGCTATTATTATAAGTGTTAATGGTATCAGCGATATGAACTCTTTAAACGGTTTTATTAATAATCTACCCGCACTGCACGGACGCTACTTAAGAAAAATTTATGACGGGCTCGTACCCACTATAGATTTAAAACACACCTTTCAATGCACCAACTGCGACCACGAGGGGACCTTGGAGGTTCCCCTCAGTGCTGACTTTTTTTGGCCTAAGTCATGAGTATACAGAGTCTGTATATGAACAGTTTTTTTATATGAAATATTATGGTAACTGGTCGTTGGTAGAACTTTATAATCTTCCTGTTGGTCTCCGAGGTTGGTTTTTTCAAAAACTGATGGATCAAAAAGAGGCGGAAAGAGAAGCATACAAATAACTTCGATCAAGTTAAAAACTCTCCTTTTAACTATTTATAAGAGTAAAATACCATTTAATAAAGAGGGCTATTTCCGTTGGCAGATATTCCAAGCAAAATTAAAGATCTAATAGAAAGCTTAACCGGTGCCGACCTCGATGCGTTTGAGACAGCCCTTGATCAGGTTTTATCTAAGGCAAATCAAGCTGATCAAGCTGCTAAATCATTCTTTAAAAATTTAAAAGCTGGTGTTGATGAGTTCGAGGCTATTCAAAAGGCCATGACTGATACATATGGCAAACTTCTTGATAACAAAAATCAAGAATTAGAAACGACAAAAGCCCTCATTCCACTTCTGTCAACCCTTCAGGCCCTACAAAAACAACAGGGAGACGCCAGTAGTCAACAAGCCAAGGCCACGGAACAAGCTTTGGCTGCAGCTAAAGAAAAACTAAAACTATTAATTAAACAAGAAAAAGTAACAGACAGACAAAATAAAAGCGTAGCTGCAAAATTAAATTCTGCTGGTAAAAAAACGTCCGGTGCACCCAGTGGTGGAGCCGGTGGGCTGGCAGGAGCCCTTCAGCGGGCTGCAGCACAAATGGTAACTGCGAGTCCATCGCCTACAAAGACCAAATCAAGCACGAAGAAAAATATTCTCCCCGATAAAGACAAGCCCACCGGAGCAGCTGGGGGCGGTTTTGCCACGAACGCGGCCGCGGCTGCAGCTGCGTTAGGTTTCGGCGGCCAATTGGCCCAACAAGGTTATGATCAGATAAAACTAATTGATGAACAAGTTAATAGTTTCACAAGACTGATCGGCCATTATGAAGACGGTGACGCTGCAGTGCGAAAGAACATTAAAGGGGTAGCTACTTTTTCAGAAAGAATAATACAGCTGCATAGAGCAAATCGAGATTTAGGATTTGGAGTTCAAGATATTGTTGAAGGATATCAAAATTTATTTACAACCTCGCGCGCCTTCGGCACTTTAATGGCAAAGAACACTCCTAAAACTCGGGCCCAAGCAGACGTTATAGCGGATATGTCTTTGAAGTTTAAAGCAGCGGGGCTAAACATTGACACCATGGCAGGGGCCTTGGAAACTATAGCCAAAACTTATAAGAAGGATGACATCGAGAAAAAGTTCAAGAAATTTGGACAGGTGATACTGCAAGTTGCTCGCGGCACGGGACAACTTCCTGATCAAATAGGAAAAGACCTGAATAACGCCATGAGTTCGTTGGCGGCATATGGGCTGAAAAGCGCCACAAGACAATTCACAAAGCTAGCCGCAGTCGCAGCTGTGACTGGCGTTAAAACCGAAGAATTGTTGGGCATGACAGCCAAGTTTGATGATATGGGCCAAGCTGCCGATTCTGTTGGTGAATTAAATGCTATGCTTGGTGGCCCCTATCTTAATACTCTCGATTTGGTTAACGCGAATGAGGCGGAAAGGGTCGAGATGCTTAGAGATTCAGTCTTAAAGAGCGGCAAATCTTTTGATCAATTGGATCGATTTACCAAAAAGGCAATTGCCGATCAGGTTGGCCTTGATGTGGAGAAAACTGCCAGACTCTTTATGGCTAGCCCAGAGGATATTGAAGAAACACTAACAAGAATGAAAGAAGGCAAAGTAGAATACGATAATATGGCAAAAGGGGCAGCAAAAAATGCAACCTCTTTTCAAAAACAAATTACAGAGTCGGCAAATGCTGCAGTGACTGTTGAAGGTGCCTTTAATACTATTGACACGGGCGCCCGCAATGTTTCAAAAACAATTCAAAATATGGGAGTACAATTGAAAAAGGTAATTGGGCCCATTCTTGTCACGGGACTTGAGCATGCTAATGAAAAACTGCGGAAGTTAAATGATGCAATTGCTTCTGGAAGGTGGGGCGAATTAGTTAAGGACGGTGGAAAATTTCTTTTGGCGGCAAAAACCATTGGATTCATACCCGCAGTAGTGGCAGATATGAAATTGGATGAAATGCTCGGGGATAAAGAGAAACTGAATGAAATGAATCGGAGGTACAAGAGCAAAGTAAAGGCGCCCCCATCGATGCGCGAGGAATTTGAAAAGGCCGGAGTCGCGCCCCCTATTGAACGCCGCGACGATAAAACCAAAACGAAAAAAGACAAAAATGATCAAGCAAAAGCCAACAATAACAACGCGGAATTGGTTGCCAACGCAGTTGTTAAGGGGCTGCAAGGCGCAAGGTTTACGTTCCTCTTAAATGGCAAGCAAGTTTCCGCTGCTTTGCAAGCATCCAATCCGGCAAATGCGGTTGTACCGAGCTAATGAGAGTTAAGGAGAAGATAAATGACTTTTAAACAACAGGTTAGTGGTCGGCAAGCATCTTACAAGATGTTTTGGTTTGAAGCACTTCACGTCGATTTACCTCCAATTGCGATACCGGTTGAAAATCTTCAAATGAGCCAAAATTTTTCTCCACATTATAACTCCGAGGCTGTGTATGGACGTATGGATCCCATTCTCACTTACCAGAATACGTCGAGAACTATGAGTATACAATTTTCATGCCAAGCGCACCATATGTTAGATGGCCCACTCGGCGTTGTTAATAACATACGAAACCTTAATCTTTTAACACAGCTTTTATACCCAGCTTATCAAAATGTTGCCGCCAATCAACATACACCGCTTGCAATTTTAAAGTCACCTCCATTTTTTAAAATAACTTATGGCAACTACGTGGGCAGTTTTGAACCCACAGGAGAAATATTGGGCAGCGAAGGTGGTTTAACTGGCGTGATAGAAAATTTTTCACACGAGTTAGGTGAAATTCCTAGAAACGCGGCCATGGCCCCTTTGAAAAAGAAAATGGGAAAAGCTGGGGAGCCGAGATACAGAGTTGTCCCCAGGGAAATTAAAGTGAGCTTTCAATTTCAAGTTATTCATGATAAATTAGTTGGCTGGTATGACAGTGCTTTCAGCCCTGGAGGTTACGGCTCTAACTTTCCTTATAATGCAGGCAACTTTGATGCGCACGCCACCAAACCAGGAAGCGCCAATGGAAGCGGCGGGGGTGTAACAGGAAACGCCCAGCAAGCTGCTGCAAAAGGGGAGGCTGTAGAGAAACCGGCTACAGCACCCAAAACGCCCACTGAAAAGGCGAATTCGTCGACGGGCGCCATCGCTAAAGTGTCTGGCGCCGCAAGCAAGAAAGTATTGGGGAATTAGTAATGGCATTTAATTATTCGAGAAATCACCGAAGATCTATTTTTAGAAATGCGAAGGCAGAATATATAAAACAATTTAGTGCACGCAAAGTGGGGTATATTGATCAGCTTACAACCGCTCACTATGAATACCCCCCAGATGATGTTTTGGCGCGCCTGCAAATAGACAAAGAATATTGGGGCCCCGGAGTGCGCTTTTATAAATTAGCGCATAAATATTATGGGGATTCGTCCCTGTGGTGGATTATTCCATGGTTCAATCAGGTTCCATTAGAATCAGATTTTAAGGCGGGTGATTTAATCATGATTCCTAGACCTTTAGAGGTTGTTTTAGATTATTTTAGGTAGGGCGTAAAACTTATATGAGCAACGGCGAACAAGAAGTACAAGCGAGATCTCAATCAGCTGGCCAAAAAGGCACCAGTGTCGACGGCAAAAAGACCTCGGAAGGTAGTGGGCAGGGTAATAGTAAACTTTTTATAGATGTGCCCATTAAAGAAACGTGGTGGAAACAGCTTTATCTGATGAGCTATTCCAACCTTTTAGCCGCCCCTCTCGTAGAAAAAAGAAATCCAAGTAAATATATAAAGTTGTTAAGAATGTCGGACAACAGCGATGCTGTTGTTAATCGTCTCACTGTTAATGATTCTGTTATGTCTTTTTTTGATGGGAGACCAATTGACTTTGGCCAACTCGTGCCACAGATTGAACTTTATAAAATTTATTTATTAAAAAACAAAGACCAAAAAGAGGTGCTCTTCCCCTTCCAAGCTTTCTCGGAGTATGCACAATGGGAGGACTCTTTTAAAAATCCAGGCACTCTTTTCAGGGGACGAGACGCTGGAATTCAAGAGGTTACAATGAAGATGGATGGCCGGTCAAAGAATCCGGTCCAGGCTAGTATAATGCATGTAACAATTAAATATCATTTTAATGATGTACGCACTTTATTTGCACCGATTGCGCGCGCCGTAGAAGGAGGTTCGGGTGCCGTAGTGAGCTATTCTGATTTAATCCGCTATCCTCCTACTCTAAAGGGTAAGAAAAAAGAAACAAAATTCTCTCCATCAGCTTCTGCTTTTAGAATACGCCTGAGAGTTGGGTGGTCTACAAATGAAAAAAACAAAAATCTTGATCCGAGCTTTATAGAGGCTGTAAAAAACTCCAAGATTAATTTTATTGGGGACATGTTTACACATAATATGGATTTTAACGAAGATGGTTCTGTCACTATAACTGCTGAATACAAGGGCGCCCTAGAATCTAGCTTTGGTAGCACAGCAGCTAATCTTTTAAACAGGTATAATGTGGGGGCAAATTCTTCTTTAACGAAAAACAAAAACATTTTAAGTAGATTACAGGATGAATTAGGGGCGGCCGACAAATCTTTTACCAATGGCGCCGCTAAATTTCTTAAAGACTCGGTTAAAATTCAACAATATTTTGCCCTCTTAGAAGAAATGAAACAGGAGCTTGACGGGAAACAAGACAGCGTGGGAGATAAAAAGACTTTTCCTGATGAAGCTAGAAATAAATTAACTGCTAGCTACACCGCTGCATCTTCAGTATTACCCAAAGGGTCTCAACTGAAAAGTAAGATGGCCACCGCGCAAAATGCTATAAAGGCAGGCGGTAGTGTAAAGGATTTTGAGAAGGTGCAAAAAGCGGCTAATGACGCCCTAACAAAATGGAGCGAACAAAACAAAGGAAAGCAAGAAAAAATCGCATCTGAAAAAGAAAGACTAAAAGGGGAAATAAAAGAAATTCGAAATAAAATAAAAACGATTGAAAAAAGTGTCAAGGCAAAACATGTTTTTGGATACGTCAAACACTTGGTAGATACGGATAGAGTGGCTTGGTTCCCAACAAAAGGAAATGTGGCATTCGAAGCGCTTGGCAATTTTCTCCGCGATTCAAATTCAAAAACCAAAAAGGCGGCAAAAAAAGTTAAAGAGGTTGGCAAACAGGCCGCTAAAAAGATAGAGGAATCCAAATCCCCCACTTCCCAGGCACAAACTACAAAGAGTGAGATGGAATCGTTCTTGTTTAACGATGAAAATCAAGCCTACGAAGGCGGAGAAAAAGTTATGTTTTTCTTGCTGGGAGATCTTTTAACTGCTATATTCGAACAAGGTGGCTTTGGAGACAGTATCGAAGAATTATCCCCTAACTTTAGGATAATTATGGGAGAATATGAGCTTAAGCCCCCGGGCGCCATGAACCCCATAAGACAAAGTTTATATAACGTGCCAATTTCCCTGGATTTATTTAATAGGTTTGTATCACAGAAGATTGTCGGCTCCGGTCGCCCCACCTACCCATTGATAGAATTTATGTTTGATTTAACAAAATTTATTATGGACAAAGCAACTGCTACCTTTGGCCGGGCCGCCACCAACGCAAAGGTTAATCCGCGCGCCCCTGTAAATTTTAAGCTTGATATCACAGCATTGGATCTTCCAAAAAAATATATAGAGTCTAAAATGAAATCTGCAACTCCTGAACCAGTACATACAAATGCAGTTATAGATTTAAATAAAATAAAGCAGGATTTTAATGTATTACAAAGACAGCCAGCAAATCAGATAGCAAGTACATTTTTATTTCATGCTCAAAAATCTAACCCTCTCGATCCCACTGTAAAATCTGTTCACCTAGGAAGAAGAGACGCGGACCAAAAACAAGGTATATTTCACTTTTTTGTTGGAGGTCCCAACCGAGGCATGTTAAAAAACATACAATTCCAAGAGGCAAATAACAGTTTGTTTTCAACAGCACTTTGGAGAAATTCACAAGCTGGAGGGGACGTTTCTGCAGAAGGGATAATCAAACCTTCAAAATACAGCGTCACGCTTAGTTTGGTGGGAAATCCTTTTTTCTATATTGGGCAAATGATATACGTAAATACTGATTTAATTAGTGGTGGCCATTTTAGAACAGAAAAGATTTTAAATGGCGGTTATTATTTTATAACATCAGTTGAGAGCACTATCGGCCCCAGCGGCTGGGAAACTACAATTGACGCTGTTTTGAATGTCTCCGATATAGCAATTGAAGAATTAAAAAATATACCAGCAGATCCCATCAGACCCTTGCGTACAATGAGTGCCGAGGATCGAAAGGCAATTGCTTACAAGGTGTCGGCAGTAGCAGAAGTCGATAGCGCAGAGCAAGCCGTTAAAGCTGCTAAATTGGGTGGCGCGCCCGGGATTCCTCCTGAAAACATGATAGGTTAAAACTATTAGGAACACTAATTATATTAAGGAGGCAGCTTTAAAGTTATGGGCTTTATTAATCCCCCACCTGAAGGTTCAAATGAATTAAGAAATCCTGATTTATTTGAACATCGCTTAAGGTATAAAAATGCTTCATTTATTTATCCAATTGATGCAGTTCCTTTAGATATGATATATGAAAAGCCGTATTACGGAAAAGTGGATATACATGGAAACGCGGTATATCCTTCCGAAGCTGATATGGTGCAGATCCCTGGCAACGGCTTGCTTCTGGTTCATGATTTTGTCGCCGCGGCCTTCACAGATCTTCAAAAATATATACACACTATTATTGTTTCTAAGGATCCTTATTTTAGGGACTTAATGTCGGATTTTTCTCCCAAAGCTGCTAGAAGAAATTTTCATAAGCTTTATCAAGATCATTTTGTAGGAAATATTTATAATACATTCGCGAATGATTATGTTCTTCGCTCCCCACGCGTTAATAGAAAAATTAAAAAATTCGATGATTTTGTAGAAGAATTCGTAAAATTTTCTAAGTTGATGTCAGACCAGTTTGCGATTACAAAAACTGGATATATCATGTCCACCGACTGTCCAAACTCGATCAGCGGCTTAATAATCGATTTACAGGAAGGGCCGTGTGACAAAGATGCGCTTAAATATGAAAATTTTATTTCTAAAACGTCCTTTGAGCATTATATACAAATCGTTTCGGGTTATGGATTTTTCATTGATAAAAATGTTCCATGGCGCATCGCTGCAAATTTAGGACATAAGACCATGGAAAAATATATGACAGCTTTTGGAACTTCTATAAAAAATAATTCAGTCTTCGAGGATTATTTTTATAAGGCCGAGTATTACTCTTATGAAGATTTTAAAACTAGGATGTGGAACGGCTATCAAATGCTATTGTTAGATCCCGACACCTCCAATTGGGGCACAGAATATAAAGTTAGAAATTGTATAAAAGCGCTTTGGAATGATGTAGGAAACAACGTATATAAAACAATCTATAAGGAGAGCAGCAGAGATATTATTTCCACAGATTATGATAAACAGTTTCAGATGAATTTTCCAAATTCTTTTTTCCTTCCTCATTATTTTAAGATACGTGTAGCTGAGAGCAAATTAGGCTATAGCAACAGAAAAATTAATTTATGGACAAAAAAAATATTAGCAGCCAACGATACTTATGGCATTTATAAAGCTGTTGATATCATTGAGGATTTAACTAAACAATCGCGTGTATACACCGGAACTAAGAACCCAGGCTCTCCTCAAAAAATAAAATATTTTGGAAAAAGTACAAATTCTGGCTTGTATTCTTATATGGGATCTGATAATATGATTAAGTCGACTAATTGGCAGAAAGCTATGGCATGGCAAAAAGAAGGCTTTGTCGGAGAGGAATAGAAGTTTAGTGAGCCCGAATGATTTTTCAAACATTTGATGATAAAAAAGATTGTATTGCGGTATATGCAAAAAATAAATTATACCTAAAGAAACTTCCCAACAACCTTACAAAGACTTGGGCTTATTCTGAGTCTCTTTGCGATAAAAAAGTTGAATATGCCAAGTATTATTGTGAAGGTAAAACTTTAGATGAGGTGTGTCCACCCTACCTAAGAAAAGAGTGGGAGGCCGTAAATCAGAAATTAAAGGCCTTCCATCGAGCAACAAATGAAGCAAAGTTAAATTTAAATGACCATTGTTTTTTTGATTTAATGCCCCCTCACGTTTTGATAAAATATGGAGAGATTAAAAATAAAATATGCAATTATGTATTTCAAACCTGTAGTAAACCTGCGAATTATGATTATGTGGTTGGCGTTGCAAGAGTCCTTACAGAAATAAAGAATACAAAATTGAATATAGATATGACACCTTTAAAAAAACGGCGCCATGAGTTTAAAGTAAGACAGTTTATCAGAAAAATGAAAAGAACTTCTCCATATATAATATATGACATGCGCGGGACAAAAACAGGAAGGCTTGCAGCTAGAGAGTTTCCTATTTTGACGATGGATAAAAGTTACAGAAAAATTATAAAACCTAATAATAAGTGGTTCTTGGAGCTTGATTATAACGCAGCAGAACTTCGTGTGCTTTTAAGTCTTTCCGAAAGAGAACAGCCGAAAGAGGATATTCATGATTGGAATTTAAAAAATATTTATGGAAACACCGGCAGCCGCGAATCTGCCAAAAAGAGAATATTTGCATGGCTTTATAACCCGTCGTCAAAAGATGTTGCAACCAGTAATGTTTATAACCGCACAGACGTATTAAAAAGATATTGGGATGGTACACATGTTAAAACACACTTTGGGAGAATAATAGAAGCAGATAAACATCATGCTTTAAATTATATTGTTCAATCAACGGCCGCCGATTTATTTTTGAGACAAATGATAAAAGTGGGAGATTTTTTAAGGGATAAAAAGTCTAAAATAGCTTTTTGTTTACATGACTCTTTAGTTATTGATTTACACGAGGAAGATGAGCACTTCATTAATGAAATTAAAGGCATATTTGCAAACACAGAACTGGGAACCTTTAAAGTTAATTCACACGGTGGCAGGAATTTTGGGGAAATGAAAAGGATAAATGTAAATTGAAAACAATTATTGGTTTAGGATCTGCTGGGTGCAGCATTGCAGATAAGTTTTCAACTTATTCGCAATACAAGATTTACAAGATAGATTCAGAAATTAAAAAAGCTACTCGCTGTTACCCCTTCCCTAAATTTAAAAATCCAGAAGAATACGAAAAGAAATGTCCAAATTTAAAAAATTTCTTAAAACACGTAAAGGGAGATGTGTTGTTTATCACTAGTTGCGGACACATATCAGCAGCTTCATTGCGTATATTGGAACAGATAAAGAATAAGTGCAGTATAGAGGTTTTATACATACGCCCAGATCGATCATTGTTATCTCAGAAAAAATTGTTGAATGACAATGTTATTTTCCATATTTTACAAGAATATGCGCGATCTGACTTATTTAAAAGGGCTTATTTAGTAGACAACGTACAAATGGAAAAGATAATAGGAGACGTGCCTCTTAGAGAATATTATGATAAAATAAATGAATTGGTGGCATCAACTTTTCACATGATAAGCGTTTTCAGCAACTCCGACGCAGAGATGCAGACCTTTAGTGAACCAATCGACGTCGCACGAATATCAACATTTAGCATATTAAATTACGAAACAAGTGAAGAAAAAATGTTTTTTAATCTTGACATGCCTCGTGAAAAAAGGTATTATTATGGAGTGCCTGAAAAAATGCTACAAACTGATGGAACTCTTTTGAAAAAGATTACAGATCAACTTAAAAATTTGAGACCGTATGATAAGATGAAAATCAGTTATGGAGTATATTCGACCAACTATGACATTCCTTACGTCTATGGTACGTCGAGTAGTTCTCTGGTACAAAATAATAATTTTAGACTTGACAAAGAAATTGACTTATAATAAAATACTAACTAGCAGCGTGAGAGAGTTATCACGTTGACTTTAAAAGGAGAAAATAATGGGTATTGATTTAAAGAAAATGCGAGAGCGCAAAACCGCTCTAGAAAATAAGGGCAACGGCAACAATCGTTTTTGGCGCCCTCAAGATGGCGAACAGACTATTCGTATTGTTCCCACGTCGGACGGTGATCCATTTAAGGATTATTGGTTCCACTATAATGTTGGAGACAATCCGGGATTTTTGAGTCCTAAAAGAAATTTTGGAGAGGATTGTCCACTAGATTCTTTTGTACGCCAACTTTGGCAAGAAGGCACAGAAGATAGCAAGCGTATGGCAAAAAAGCTTTCCGCTCGCCAACGATTCTTTGCACCCGTGGTTGTCCGCGGCGAAGAAGACAAAGGTGTGCGCGTCTGGGGCTTTGGTAAGCAGGTTTATGAGACACTTCTTAATCTTGTTTTAAATCCTGAATATGGAGACATTACCGACCCAGAAACAGGAACCGACTTAACTCTTGCCTACGGAAAGCCCGCAGGGGCTTCTTTCCCAGTCACTCAACTTACCCCTCGGCGGCGAAGTTCCCCTCTTTGTCCCGAGCCAGAAAGATGTCGTGAACTTTTGGATACAATTCCAGATTTTGATGAGGTCTTTGCTAGTAGCCGTAAAACAACCGTAGAGGTTCAAGGTATGCTAGATGAATTTCTTTTGGGCGATTCCGACCCTGAAGACAATTCCGCTGAAACCACCAAATATAACAACGAGGCGGCCTCTAGTGCCCCCTCTTCTGTTGATCAAGCTTTTGCTGACCTCCTCGGTGGTTAGAGGCACGGGGGGCCTTCGGGCCCCCCATTTTTAATAGAGAAAGGAAAAAGCATGGAGTGTCGTGTATGGTATACCATTTTCGGTATAATAATAGAGTGTACTTTTTAAAGGAATATTATGGCAAAAACTAAAACAAAAACAGGAAAGCTTTCTATCGAAGATATGCGAAAGCTCATTAATAAAAAGGCTGGCATGAGCGTTGCTCACGATTTAACAAAAGACAACCCTACTCAAGTTAAAGATTGGATTCCTACGGGTTCCCGCTGGCTTGACAGCATTATCTGCCGCGGCCAGCTTGCTGGCATTCCCGTGGGAAAAATAACAGAGATCGCCGGTTTAGAATCCACTGGCAAGTCTTACATGGCAGCACAGGTGGCCGCCAATGCGCAAAAGATGGGCATTGACGTGGTTTATTTTGATTCAGAATCGGCAATTGACCCATCCTTTCTTAAAAAGGCTGGCTGTGTTGTTGACAACTTGTTATATGTGCAAGCTAGTTCTGTGGAATTTGTATTAGAAACAATAGAGGAACTACTGGGATCCAATGAAAACAGAATGCTTTTTATTTGGGACTCGCTTGCTCTTACACCGTCTGTTTCAGATGTGGAAGGCGACTTTAATCCTCTCTCATCAATGGCAGTAAAGGCGCGCATCCTTGCAAAGGGAATGTCAAAATTGACTGTTCCGATTGCTAACACACAGTCAACGTTTTTGGTTTTGAATCAGCTTAAAACTAATATCACTAGGAGCCCTTCAGAGGCCCTTACAACGCCTTATATGACTCCAGGGGGTAAAGCTATGATTTACGCCTATTCGTTGCGTGTGTGGCTTACAGGACGCAAAGCAAAGGCTTCTTTTGTTTTGGATGATAAGGGATTTAGAATTGGCTCTGAAGTAAAGGTAAAACTAGAAAAATCTCGCTTTGGGACACAAGGTCGACAATGTGCTTTTAAAATCCTGTGGGGTGATGAGATTGGAGTACAAGATGAAGAAAGTTGGCTGGAAGCAATCAAGAGCGCAGACTCACTTAAACAAGCTGGGGCTTGGTATGAATTATGTTATGAGGACGGTACCTGCGAAAAATTTCAAGCTGCAAAATGGATTGAAAAATTGCAAGGCGAAAAATTCAGAAATCGAGTGCTTACAATTATGGACGAAGAAATTATAATGAAATTTGATGATCGCACTGGAAACTCAGAAGACTTTTATGAGGAACAATCTTAACTTATAAACTATTTAGTTATGTTAGGAGAAACCTTTCATGAAATTAACTAAATCATTCCTGCAAGAACTTATCCGCGAAGAAATAAAGAAAACACTTTTAGACGAAGGGAAGGATGGAAACGCCTATGCTGTTTGCACTTCTTCAATAGCAAAGACTGCTGGCACTTCAAAAAGAAGTGAATGGTCCGACGCTGAGAAAAAACGTTTTGAGAAGTGTGTCAAAGAAGTGGCAAAAAAGCCCGGAATGCACAAAGAAGAAATCAAGAAAGAAATCAAGAAAGCACTCCTCGAACAACTTGGGAGATGCAGAATTCCGAGAATGCCTTCTACTTTTTCTAGCTCGAATTATATGACAGACGACGGGAAACGCGCCATTCCGGTTCCGATTTGGCCAGAATATTCTAAGAAAAACACGGCGGAGGCGTCCAAGGGCCCCCAGTCCGTTTGGTGGGTAATAGACCCTTCAAAAAAAATGAATGATTACATGACTATGGGGGAGTTTGTCACTTGGCTGAGCAACAACGGCTGTCATAGGCCGAAGTCGACCCAGATTGGCCGCCTGTATGGACCCATCTCCATGCGCCCGTGGAAACTCTGGTCTGACGTGAGTGATTATTTTGACCCCGAACCTGAAGAAGAAGACGAAGACTTGTTGTATCTCGACCGCAAACCGGAATACGAGGAGTTGGAGTTTAAGCCCATAGATCTTGATGACGAGGGTACCCCCGGCACTAACGCCGAAGGGGGCTGTGGTCCACGCCCACCGCTTGGTAAGGGTTGGCCTCAACGACCGGTCGATGATGAACGCCGAAAGAAATTCCGCGCATGGCTCAAATGCACAAAAGCTGCCGCTGCCAAACGACGCAAAAAATAAACATTTTTTCCTTGCATTTTAAAAATGAGATGCTATAATGAATAGGTAATTGATTGTTAGGAGAAAATATGAATTTCAAAAAATACAAACATCTATTCAATATTCACTTGTTTGCCTCTATTGCGGTGGCCACGGCCCTTCATTTCTCTATTATTTTATCTTCACTTTTTTTGTGGGAAGCACCCCCGCATCCTGATCGACAGGAACAAGAATTTAAGAAAATTGAGATGTCAGTGTCATACCACAATACATCAAAATATCTAAGTGATGAAGAATTACAAAAAATATTAGACGCAGAAGAAGAATATGAGAAGAATCTTACCGATGCAGATCGTGCACGACAGCGAGAAATTGATGAGATTAGTCGGCACCTCTATGGCGATAATAACGTTATTTCACCTCCCGCACCTCGCAATCCCGGCTTTCCGGAACCTCAGAACAAGGAATAAAAATTGAAACGTTTAATGATAATTGATGCCCTCAATCAATTTTTGAGAGCCTATATAGTTAACCCAACATTATCACCCAATGGAGATCCAATTGGTGGGACCGTTGGGTTTCTCAAAATACTACAAAAACTTTGTCGAGAAGTTAAGCCCGACAAAATTGTAATCTGCTGGGATGGCAAAGGAGGAAGCAGAAGGCGCAAGCTTGTAAATAAAAATTATAAGGAGGGTCGTAAGCCCTTGCGTCTCAACCGTGATATTAAAAATCTGACACAAGAAGAAGAGCTTCAAAATAAAGTTTGGCAACAGTTACGAACAATGGAGTATCTAAACAACTTTCCGGTGATACAACTAGTATCGAACGGTGTGGAAGCTGATGATGTTATTTCATTTGTAGCACAACTTCCAGACTTTAATGGTTGGCAAAAAGTTATTGTTTCGAGCGATAAAGACTTCTTCCAACTACTCGATGACGAAACAGTTGTATTGCGCCCTACACAGCAAGAGGTTCTTAATAAAAATGCTATTATAGAAAAGTTTGGTATCCATCCAACAAATTTTGCACTCGCTCGTGCCATCGTTGGGGATAAGAGTGATAATCTAGGGGGCGTCAAAGGGATCGGCCTCCCCACAATTGCAAAAAGACTGCCATTCTTAGTTGAAGAAAAAACATATACTATTGGTGAGGTGTCTGATTATTGTACCAACACAAATTCCAAACTTAAAGCATATCAAAATATTGCGGAAAGCGAAGATATTATTAGAGAAAATTATCAGCTGATGCAATTGTATAGTCCTAGCATTTCTGTGCAAACTAAGACAGAAATTAAGTATACTGTTAGAAATTCCGAATTAACACTTGACAAAACATCTACAGATGGTATGATGTTAGAAGACGGAATTGGAAAAACCAGTTGGCTGGATTTGCTTATTGTATTTAAAAAGATTATAAATGGAGAAAAAGAATGAAAAAATTTATTAGTCTATTGTTTTTGTTAGTGGGAGTTACGGCCTGCGAAGTTCGATCTACGCCCGGCCGCACCGCAATTGTTGTAGAACCTCCGTCTGTTGTTCTAGAATCACAAGTTTGTGAACCGAGTCCCCACGACCTACTTTGGGCGTCTTACTGTGATGGCTCTTGTTGTTATGAAGAATATTGGGATGGCCGTTGGTTTTGTGAAGAAGCTTGGTGCTATGACTATTACTACTGTGGTTGGGAATACCTGGGAGACATTTGTTATTAATATGAAAAAACGTAAAGTAGAAAAACCTTGGGGCCATGAGGAAATTTGGGCCGAGTGTGATAAATATGTGGGCAAATTACTTGTCATAAACGCAGGAGAGAGGCTTTCTAGACAATACCACGAAGTAAAGGATGAAACAATATATGTCCTCAAAGGTGAGTTGGTGCTAGAGATTGGAGATGAGAACAATATGGAAAGGCTACTTTTGGGAACAGGTGCATCATATCACGTCACACCTCAAACAATTCATCGTTTTGTTGCACCATCAATCGGCTGTACTCTGATTGAAGTCTCCACCCCCGAATTGGATGACGTCGTACGCCTTCAAGACGATTACGGCCGCGAAGAAAAATAAACTTATAAAATGATACACAGATGAAAAGGTACCTCGTGGCCTGATACAATAGGTTCTGGAAGAATTATCATACATATTAAAAATAGAAAAAAGGAGAAAAATATGTTAAAGAAAGTATTATTGTGTTTTTTGGTAGTTATTTTAACCACCCCAGCACTCGCTGAAAAACAAACTGCGGAAGATGATTGGAAAGTCCGCAACGGTGTTCGTTTTGGCTACGCCTATCTAAACAAAGGGGGAGATTTAGATAAACTACACAGTTCTCACATGCTCTTGCTTGGCTTCGAATTTCAACAAACTCTCGATGGCGGAGAATGGCTAGATGTGTTGTTTGTGCAAAACGTTTCTGTTGTTGGTCTAGATCAAAGTATTTTTGCGCCATCGGCTAGTTTGCTTGTTGGGTTTGAATTCGCTGATCGTTTACAGTTGGCTTTAGGCGCAAATATTGCAGCTTTTGATCCGGCCGAAGAAGACAATTATGTACATGTGATCGCAGCCATGGGATATACCGAACAAGTGGGAATTTTTAGTATTCCAGTACACGTGACATACATCCCTGATGTGAATGGATATTGGCGCATGGGTGTTTCCAGCGGTGTTAACTGGTAGAGTGACTGCCCTCGTAGCTCAGTTGGATAGAGCATCGGCCTTCTAAGCCGAGAGTCACAGGTTCGAATCCTGTCGAGGGTACTATTATTTAAGGAGAATAAATGAACGACGAAACAAAAGAAATATTGATTGATTTGGTTGATTACTATTGCAGAATGGGCACTAAAATCGATCCTGGTATTAGCGTGCTCGAAAGCGTTGTCCAACGTGCCTCAAAAGCTTTAGAGCGCGAGGCAGCGGAACAAAAGCTTCGGGGAAATCGCCGCTCATCAGATGTTGATCCATTCGCTATGGATGTAGTTGGCTATAGAAAAATGAAGCACGAAAATGATTATTAAAAACTTGGCTGAATGGTGGAATGGTAGACACAACGGACTTAAAATCCGTTATCCGTAACGGGTGTGAGGGTTCGAATCCCTCTTCAGCTACATATACCAGGGTAGCTCACCGGAAGAGCGCCGCCCGTTTATATAAAGTAGGAAACCGAAGATCCACACACCGGAGCAACCGGGGAAAATCGCCCCTGCCGGAATTAGTGGCGATGGGGTCTAAGGCGGAAACACTTATGCAGAGTGGATCTATGGACGAAGCGGAGGTAGGTGGTTCAATTCCGCCCCCTGGTTCTAAAAAGGAGAAGTGATGAGAGATTTATTTGATGAAATTGAAAAAGCAGAGCGGCGATATTATGTGGGGCAGTTTATTTCGTTGCTTCTTTTTGGCCTCACGGTTGGCTGCGCTGTAGGGTGGTTATTGTGGAACTAGTTGACGATATATATTTATTTGATGTGGACGGCACATTGACTCCCCCTAGGCAAAAAATGACAGAAGAATTTTATTCTTTTTTTAAAGACTGGATTGTTGATAAGAAAGTTTATTTTGTCTCTGGAAGTGATTATGAAAAATTAGAAGAACAAATACCCCAGGATATTTTGCAAAGTGTTAGTGGTGTTTTTGGTTGCATGGGTAACACCTTTCATGTTGGAGGACATAACATTAATTGTAGAGTGTTCGAACCTTCGGAAGCCTTGTTGTGCTATTTGGAGGAGTGCTTAAATCAGTCGGAATATGCCTTGAGGACTGGAAATCATATCGAGCGACGCATCGGAATGATTAATTTTTCAGTTGTGGGAAGAAACGCATCGCACGCTGCACGCAATGCATATTATGAATATGATCAAGAAAAAAATGAACGTCTTAAATATGCTAGAGAGATTAATGAGAACTTTGAGGAACTTGAGGCGGCCATTGGCGGTGAAATCAGCATCGATATATATCCTCAAGGATGGGATAAATCACAAGTTTTAAAAAACATACCAAAGGGAAACTATTTTTTCTTTGGAGATCGAACACTTCCAGGCGGTAATGATTTTTCTTTAGCAAAAGCCTTGACAGACTCTGGACACACAGTATATAATGTATCTGGTTATAAGGACACATGGAAAATTATTTGCTCATAGAATGTCTCGAATGCAACTCAGTCTTTAGGAAACAAGACATACATGAAGATAGCGAGACTGTACACTGTGAGTGCAAAAACATAAGCGTGGGTACACAGAAGGTGGTAAATAGTAGATACCAGTTTTATGTAACTGCATCATATTCTGAAAGTCCACCGCGTATATATGAATTAAAAAAAGAGGCATAATTTATACTCCCGTAGCTCAGTTGGTAGAGCAAGCGGCTCATAACCGCCAGGTCGTAGGTTCAAGTCCTACCGGGAGTACTTTAAAAAGGAGGAAAATATGTTTACTAGTGTATGGACAACAGCCTTTTTGGGCTTAGGCGCCCTAGGACTTTTTGTTTATGGTTTACTGAAACATGAACAGCGCTTACAAGAAATGGAGCGTAAAATTTCAGTTGCCCAAGAAAAATTTATTAATAAATAATAAATGCCGCAGGGGGGCACGGGCAACAGGTGCCCCACAAAAGACAAAAGGCTTAAAGAGATGAATACTTTAATAGGAATATTGTTATTTGTTGTGGGTAATGTGCTGGCGTGGTTTCAGTTTAATTCTCAGTTTGTGTGGGAATGGTGGAAAGATCGGCCAATATTATCTAATGTCATTTTTGCAATACCAATGGGCCTTTGTTTTTGGTACGCCATTAGGTTTGTTGTGGAAGATAGCGGAAAGCTGTGGACATCAAAACTAATAGGATTTGGGGCATCCAATGTTGTTTTTGCTTTTTTTACATATGCTCTTTTAAAAGAGAGTATATTTACTGCTAAAACTATGTCTTGTTTAATATTGTCTGTGGCAATTGTAGCAATACAAATACTTTGGAAATAAAATATTATCCCTTGACAAAAGGGAAATAATTGTTGTAGAATAAAAACCTGGAGGTCGTTTCTTTGATTTACAACGAAAAAGAAGATTTTTCTCAATTTGGGAAATCATTTCAAGAAAATATGTGTCAGTTAATTCTATTTGATCGGTCATTTGCAGATCAAATCAAAGAAGTGCTGGATGTTAATTTTCTTGAATTTAATTACTTACAAACCTTTGTCAAGCGCATTTTTAGTTATAAAGATAAATATGGCATGCAACCATCGGATTCTATTATGACCACGATCTTGCGCGCAGAAATTTCAGAAGAGAATGAATTGGTTCAGAAGCAAGTCCGTGATTTTTTTGCTAGAATGAAAAAAACAGATGTACAGGACGCAGAATATATAAAGGACACTGCGATTGATTTTTGTAAAAAACAAGTTCTGAAAGGTGCTATATTGAAGTCGGTACCCCTGCTTAAACGATCATCTTTTGAAGATATTCAAAAGTTGATCAACGAAGCAATGAAGCTTGGTAACAATTCTGATAATGGCTATCATTATATTAAAGATTTCGAAAAGCGGTTTGAGCTAAAAACAAGAAATCCAGTGACTACAGGGTGGAAAATTATCGACGACCTTAACAAAGGGGGGTTAGGCCGCGGCGAATTGGGGGTTGTAATTGCCCCCACCGGCGCCGGAAAATCTATGGCTCTTGTACATCTTGGTGCCCAAGCGGTTAAAGAAAATAAAACAGTTATTCACTATACTTTAGAACTAGCAGACACTGTTGTTGCATCTAGATATGATAGTTGTATCACTGGCATTCCTCTAAGAGAGGTTTTTAATAAAAAAGATGAGATTTATGAAGAAATTAAAGATTTAAAGGGACAATTAATTGTAAAAGAATATCCTACTAAATCGGCTGGTGTTTCTACACTTCGTAATCATTTAGAGAAGTTACGTCAGCGTGAAATATTTCCAGAAATGATTATTGTAGATTATGCAGATTTATTACGATCAAAATCAAAAAATGATGAGAAAAGACATCAATTGGAATCTATTTATGAAGAGCTAAGAAGTATAGCTCAGGAGTTCGAGTGTCCGATTTGGACCGCTTCTCAAACAAACAGATCAGGTTTAAACGCCGAAGTCATTACAATGGAGGCCATATCCGAAGCATTTAACAAATGTTTCGTAGCAGATTTTATATTTTCTATTTCTCGAACAATTCAACACAAGAATAGTAACAGTGGGAGAATATTTGTCGCTAAAAACCGAAATGGTCCGGACGGGTTGGTTTACCCTATTTTCATGGACACGGCAAATGTGAAGATAGATGTTCTCCCTCAAATTGAAACTTACGGGGAGATTAAAAAGAGTGAGGTGAAGCGCCAAGAGGAAACGCTCAAAGAAAAATACAAAAATTATAGAAAACAAAGGGGCAAATAAATAATGGAAGTAGAAAAACAAGTTTTATCGGACATAGCGGTGCATATGAAATATGCGCGCTATCTCCCTGAAAAAGACCGCAGGGAAACATGGGATGAGTTGGTTACAAGAAACAAGAAGATGCATCTTAAAAAGCACCCGAACATGAAGAGTGAAATTGAGAATGCTTATGAATATGTATATAAAAAGAAGGTACTTCCTTCTATGCGCTCTATGCAGTTTGGTGGAAAGCCGATTGAGGTTGCTCCAAATCGTATATTTAATTGTGCTTATTTGCCTATTGATGATTGGCGCGCCTTTAGTGAAACAATGTTTTTGCTTTTAGGTGGTACCGGCGTAGGCTATAGCGTACAATATCATCATGTTGATGCGCTACCGGAAATTCAAAGACCCAACGAAAAGCGTAGCAGGAGATACTTAATCGCAGATTCAATTGAGGGGTGGTCAGATGCAATTAAAATTTTAATGAGAAGTTATTTTAAGGGTGGCTCTAAGATTAGATTTGACTACAGTGACATTCGCCCGAAAGGCGCCCGCCTTTTAACTTCCGGCGGGAAGGCACCAGGCCCACAACCTCTGCGCGAATGTTTAGTGAAAGTTGAGGGAATTCTCAATCAAAAGGACAATGGTGATAAACTTCAAACAATAGAGGTTCATGATATTATTTGTCACATAGCAGACGCCGTATTAGCTGGTGGTATTCGACGGGCCGCCTTGATATCCTTGTTTAGTGCCGATGATGATGAAATGATTGCCGCAAAGACAGGCAATTGGTGGGAAAAAAATCCCCAAAGAGGCCGCGCAAACAATTCAGTTATGCTGATGAGACATAGAATTACTAAGGAATATTTTAATGAACTTTGGGAAAGAATACGCGCTTCAGGAGCGGGAGAACCCGGCTTTTATTTTACAAACGATAAGGATTGGGGTACCAACCCTTGTTGTGAGATTGGCTTGCGACCCTATCAATTTTGTAACCTGACAGAGATAAATGCTGGCGATCTAGAAAGTCAGGAAGAATATAACGCCCGGGCCAAGGCGGCAACGTTAATTTCAACACTTCAGGCCAGCTACACCGATTTTCACTATTTAAGAGATATTTGGCGCAGAAACACAGAAAAGGACGCACTCATTGGAGTAAGCATGACCGGGATTGCTTCTGGAAACGTTTTAAAATTAGACATGAATCAGGCTGCAAAAATTGTTAAAGATGAGAACATACGCGTCGCTGAACTAATTGGGATTAAACCTGCGAGAAGAACTACATGTGTAAAACCCGCAGGTACGACCTCATTAACGTTAGGGACGTCCAGTGGCATCCACGCATGGCATAATAATTATTATATTAGAAGAATGAGAGTGGGAAAAAATGAGGCTATATATTCCTATTTACTAAAAAGCCATCCGTCCATGGTGGAAGATGAATATTTTAGGCCGCATGACACTGCGGTGATCAGCGTACCTCAAAAGGCACCATCAAATGCGATAACTAGGCATGAATCGGCCCTGGATCTTTTAGATCGTGTAAAAAAAGTAAGTCGCGAATGGGTGGGCAATGGACATAAAAGAGGGCAAAATTCTCATAACGTTTCTGCTACAATAAGTATAGAAGAAAATGAATGGGAAGAGGTACGAGATTGGATGTGGGAGAACAGAAAATATTATAATGGCCTCAGTGCGCTCCCATATGATGGGGGTAGCTACAAGCAGGCCCCATTTGAAGATTGTACCAAGGAAGAATATGAAAATCTTGTTAAAACATTAAAATCGATTGACGTAACAAAAATCGTAGAAAGCGAAGATAATACTAATTTAACTGGCGAACTGGCATGTGCTGGCGGCGCCTGTGAAATAAAATAAAAAGGAGAATATATGAGTAAGAAAGCGCTAAAATTGGTTGAAGAAAATTTAACCCAAGAAGAAAAAAAAGAAAATTATGTAATTAATTATCTTAAATCCACATTGGCAATTGAAGAGGCAATAGAGCCCTATAAGGAACAAAAGAGAGAATTGCGTAAAGAATATATTGAAAATGGGTGGTTGACAAAGGACGATATTTGGGCTGCTGTTAAGGCATATCGTCTTTATGAAAAGGGTGCTGACATGGATGATTTAAATGATATTTTCGATGCAATTGAAAGAAAGTTTGGAGAAAAAGATGCTTAATCCACTTAATCGACACTTGGTACTAGAAGAAGTTGAAATAGAAGAAGAAAAGGAGGAAGGATCTCTAGTTCTTGTTCCTGAAGATTATAAATTAAAAAAACAATCTGTCCATGGCGTATATAAAGTGGTTGGGAGAGCGCAAGACTGTGAAAAAATTAATGAAAAGATTGTGGGAAAAAATGTTGTAGTTGAAGAAGGTATGGTTCAAAAAGTCTCTCTTGGGAAAGAAAAATACTACTTAGTATTGGAGAACTATGTGTATGGATCTTACTAAAAATATAAAGGATATTTTGAAAGCTGCATCTCTCACAAAGGAGGCTGTCTATGAAATAGTCAAGGAGGCCGTTGAAGAGAGATCTACCCTTAAGGAGATGAGTTCTTATAATCGTGTGAGAGATCATATTGAAGGGGGAAATCCTTTTGTTATTATGTCTTCCGACCGGCACGAAAGAAGTACGGCACAGAACAGGAGAATGTACCAACAAATGAAACAAGATTTCGCGACAGCTGGATTTCCCTTTACAGAACTTAAGGGTGGCTTCAAGGAAACCACTAAAACAGAAGTTGATCCCGAAACCGGCGAAGAAATTGAAGTTGAATTAGAAGAGCCGGTACATGTAATTGAAAATAGTCTACTTGTTACAACACATGGCCGCGGCGCCGACTTGGAGGAAAGCACCCCAGAGGCCTTGTTTGACTTTGGCGCCGAAATGTCTCGAAAATACGATCAAGAGGCTTTTATATTTGGCGAAAGCGCAACGACCTCCCGAGGCAATGAATTTAAAATTATTAATGCCTATGATAAAAACGGAAACCAAATAAAGGACGCATGGGCTGGACCCTGGACAAGCGTAGACACGGTTTCAGAAGATTCAGATTTTTGGTCGAGGGCAAGCGGTAAACACTTCCAGCTAAAGGAAGGGAGAAAAACATCGCAGCCGAAATCTTGGATTGAGGCAATGATGAAAAGTAGAAAAGGACTGGAGTGGTAAAAAGGCTTCAAGAAAATACCGAGCCATATAAAAAACTTAAGAAGGAAAAAATAGTATGTTAAAAACAATTGTGATATCTTTTTTATTATCACTAACTTCCCCCCTGGTGGACGACTCATATATTAATCATTTAAATGAAAATAAAGAGATTACAGAATGGGGAGAACATTTTGTTAAAGAAACAAATGTAATTGAAAGTTTCGAGACCTGTGTAAGAAGAACAATTCTCCCCAAGTGGTCGTCTTGGGAAAGAATAATCAAAGGGAAGCCGAATCGCGCCGAATGCACAGGAACAACTAAGCTGATGCCTTTAAGAGGGTGGCACAACGAGGTCCAAAAGGCCAAATAAAATAGTTTTAATAAGTGTTAATTAAAATACCAAAATATGAATATAAAGAAATTGTACTTGGTGGCACTCTAGACGCTTTAAAATATTCCAAAAAAAAATCACTCCCTATAATAATAAATAAAATTAATCTTCCTCATCGATTTGAAGAGGTAAATGGCGAGAGCGCAATAAAAATATGGTTTGACCTGTTTTATTATCTATCCCTGCGGGGATTAAATTTGTTAGGGCACAAAACACGTCAGGTTAGAATAAAGGAAGAGGAAGTTGTGGTGAGTACTGAAAATGCGCGCATCGTGAAGTTTGTCTATGAAAAGCTTTTTGTTTTCGACGATGAGAATGTGGAGGGACTTCCACTTCCAAAAAAAGAGAATGACACCTTCGTTGTTCTTGACTGGATGATTGCTCGCTCGTGTGAAACACATCGTTGTGAAACTATTGACACTGATGATTTATTTGTAAATAAAATATACTTTTACCCGTCAGAAAGAATGGATGGCCATCATCCAAATAGAAAGGACTTAGTTTCTATATCTTTTTTAAAAAAAGAGCAGTTAAATGATTTTGAATATTCTGACACATACGCCAGATTTAAAGTAACTCATCTTCTGAGGGAAAAGGGATTGAAGGGGACAAAGTGTGGGGGAAACAACCAATATGCTTTAAAATTAGAGGTTGACCGCCGCGAAATAAGAAAAGCATATATGCACACTTATGAAGACACTAAGAAAATAAAGTTTAAATGATAGAAAAAGGTCCACAGCTAATAAACAGTTTTCATTTGGCGGGTATTATACCTGTTGCGGGTCAAAAATTAGATTTTGGCTTCCCGTGGCACGATTGTCTACAACCAATTGGAAAAAATTACTTGGCGGTCGAACGCGCAGTTTGGGAGTGTGCATGCGCAGGTTGTGAAACAATTTGGATTGTTTGTCATGACGATATGCAACCCCTCATAAGGTACCGCCTGGGGGATTATGTTCAGGATCCTCTTCGACACAACCTCACAAGAAAAACATTTCCAAAGGAACATGAAAGAGTAATACCCATATACTATGTGCCCATACACCAAAAAGATAGAGACAAAAGAGATTCTCTTGGTTGGAGTGTATTATATGGTGCTTTAACAGCTTACTGGTTGAGTCGCACAATAAGTAAATGGGTGATACCTGATAAATATTATGCATGTTTTCCATATGGTGTGTATGACCCCGAAGTTATCATCCCGCATAGGAGTAAAATTTCAAATAAAAAAGGATTTTATCTTTCGTACGATGGAAAAGACGTGAGAAATGATGAGTATTTGGCTTTTACATTCGACTCAGAAGATTTCAAGGAAGCCCGTCGTGTAATAAGGGAACAAGGAACAGGCCAATTTAATGATTATGACGCAAAAAAAAGAATTCCTATTGAAGAAAGATGGTCGGGCCGCCATTTTAAACTTGACAAGATATTTAAAAATGTTAAAATAAAAGATACAAAGGTTGAGGTACCTTGGTATTACAAAATAGACAATTGGGACAATTTAAAAAAATATTTAGGGAGTGGCAAAAAACTTGACAAGCCCCCTAAGAGTATGTTAGGATATCATGAGTGGAATATGATTGGAGAAGATAATGAGTAAAATACCTTTCGTTGGTTTACATGCACACAGTGGAGTTGGAAGCCCTTTTGATGGATTGGGATACCCACAGGAACACATGGATTTCGCCTATAATAATGGATGCGATGCGCTTGCTTTAACCGACCATGGTAATATGAATGGTATGGCATATCAGGTGCTACACGCCAAAAAAATGCAAGAAGAAGGCAAGAATTTTAAGCCCATATTTGGAGTGGAGGCCTACTTTCTTCCGAGCCTTTCAGAGTGGAAACAAGAATACGAAAAAGCAAAAGAAGACAAAAAGGCTAAACGCACGCTGGACGATTCTAGGTCAGCTACGACGATTGAGGATGAAGGTTCGTCGAAGACTGCTGTTAAAAACATATTGAACCGCCGACGCCATCTAATTCTTTTGGCCCAAAATCAAACGGGGCTAAACAATATTTTTAAGATGGTTTCTAAATCTTTTTCAAAAGAAAGCTTCTATCGTTTTCCAAGGGTAGACTACAAACTCCTCCGTAAATACAACGAAGGTGTTATTGCTGCCAGCGCATGCCTCGGAGGCGTCTACGCTGGAGACTATTGGGAAAATAAAGATAAGGGCCCCTCACAAATTCGAGATGCTATGAGCAAGACCACTACGAAAATGATGGACATATTCGGTGATCGATGGTATGGAGAGCTTCAGTGGAATAACATTCCCGAACAACACGAGTTAAACAAATATATTATTCAAGTATCTAAAAAGTATGGGTTTGGTTTGATTTCTACTGCGGACAGTCACTATCCTTCGCAAAATGCATGGAAAGATAGAGAACTTTATAAACGCCTTGGGTGGCTTGGTAAAGGTTCAACACCTTCATGGCTTTCGTCTGAGCTTCCGATTGGAGTTGAAGATATTGGATATGAACTCTATCCGAAAAACGGCGATCAGATGTGGGAGTCTTATAAAACATATTCAAAAGAATGCGGCGCTAAATATGATGATGATTTAGTAATGAAATCTATAACAGAAACTCATAGAATTGCCCATGAGCGCATAGAATCGTTTTTACCGGATAACACGGTGCGACTCCCTGATTTTGTTGTACCGGCCGGATTTACGGCCTCACAAGCGCTGTCACAGCTTTGCTTTGAAGGATTGAGGGCGTTGAGTTTGCACACAGCAGAAGAATATACTGATAGACTTAAGGAAGAGTTACAAATTATTGATGAGAGGGGATTTAGTAAGTATTTTCTCACAATGAATGCGGTAGTCGACAAGGCAAACTCAGTACAGCTTACAGGCCCGGGCCGCGGCTCTGCAGCCGGATCATTAGTTGCCTATGTGCTTGGGATAACTCAGATTGACCCCATCAAATATAACCTTTTGTTCTCTCGCTTTATGCGTTCGGATGCAAAAGATTACCCAGATATTGATTATGATGTATCTGATCCCATGATTCTTAAAGAGATGTTGATTGATGAGTGGGGAGGCGATAAGGTTGTACCTATCTCAAATTTTAACACTTTGCAGCTTCGTTCTCTTGTAAAAGATATATCTAAGTTTTATGAAATACCATTCACGGAAGTTAATGCTGTTACTTCTCGGATGCTCAAAGAGGCAACACCTCTAGCAAAGAAAAAGCACGGCATTAAGTCAGGAGTTTATACACCAACTTTTGAAGAAGTTATGGAGTTTTCGGAGTCTCTTAAGAATTTTCTAAACAAGCACCCGCACGTGGCAAGCCATATTAATGTACTATATGGGCAGATGCGCTCTGTTTCTCGGCATGCCGGTGGCGTTGTTATCGGAGAAGATTTAAATAAGTACATGCCACTAATCAATAGTGGTGGAGTTACTCAAACTCCGTGGTCAGAGGGTCAAAATGTCAGACACTTAGAACCCATGGGCTTTATTAAATTTGATATTCTTGGCCTTTCGACGCTGAAGATGATCGAAGGGGCAGTTGGTCACATTCTTAAGAGATATCATGGTGTGAAGTCACCCACCTTCAGGGATATTAAAAACTATTATGACAAACATTTACATCCGGAAAAAATAGACTTAAATGATCAGAAAGTTTACGAAAACATTTTTCATAAAGGCAAGTGGGCCGGAATATTCCAATTTACAGAGAATGGCGCCCAAAAATTTTGTAGAAAGGCGCTTCCTAGAAACATAATTGATCTTGCTGCCATCACCTCGATTTATCGCCCGGGGCCCCTCGGCGCGGATGTGGATAAACTCTATGTGAGGGCCAAAAAAAACCCAGAAGATATTCTTTACGAACATGATTATGTCAAGAGTCTTACAGAAGAAACCTATGGTTTTTTAATTTTTCAAGAACAAATTGCACTGTTGGCCCACAAGCTCGGCAAAGATTTGAGTTTGGATGAAGGCAATAAGCTTCGTAAGCTTCTTACAAAAAAAGGCACCGGCTCGGCAGCTAAACAAAAAAATCAAATAAAGCTTAAGTTTGTTGCTGGGTGTGTTGAAAAGGGGTTGTCCAAGAACTGGGCAGAAAAAATGTGGAAAAAGTTTGAATATTTCTCTGGCTACGGTTTCAACAAATCTCACGCTGTTTCATATTCTATAATTTCTTATCAATGCGCATGGCTTTTTAATTATTATCCTGCTGAATGGATGGCGGCGTTTTTAGACAAAGAGCCAGAAACTAGGAAAGAGAGAGCAATAAATCTCGCAAAAAAGTTTAAATTTAAAATTAAGCCAGTGGATGTTAATAATTCTGGTGTGGTGTGGGATATTGACGCTGACAACAAAACACTTATACAGCCCCTAACCTCCTTGAAAGGATTAGGAGAAAAAGCAATCGAGCAAATTATTAACAACAGACCTTTCAAAAGTGCTGAAGAATTTCTCTTTAATGATAACATTCTTTATAGTAAACTAAACAAGAAGGCGCTGGATGTCTTGGTGCGATCTGGGGCGCTGAGTAGTTTGGTGGATGATAGATTCACAGGACTTAAGCACTTCTGGTCAGCCGCGGTTGTTGAGAGGCCGAAGAATTTGAAAAAGTTTGAGGAAAATATTGATTTATTTAAGCCGGAGGGAGATTTCAACGATGAAGAAAAAATTAATAATCTTGTGTCTCTTACTGGCATATTTCCCATGGATTTAGTACTAGATGATTCTGTTATGAATCGACTTGATTATTATAAAGTGCCCCCCATTGGAGAATGGGACAATGATCTGGGGGTAGCATGGTTTATACCAAGAGAGATCATCCCAAAAAAGACAAAAAATGGTAAAACCTATTGGATTGTTAAAGTGATTGATAACACATCAACAGTGACCGCCATTAAGTGTTGGGGAGTTAACCCCGAGCGAGATGAAATATATATAAATCACCCATACATGAGCAAACTAGAATATGATGATCAGTGGGGTTTTAGTACCCGCTCTATAAAATACAATTTCAGAATGTTAGCATAAAGGAGAAACATGAACTTAAAAGTATATAAAATTAGACCTGATGCACGCCCTCCGCATCGTGCTCACAAAACGGATGCAGGGATGGACTTATTTTACTGCCCTAACGGAGAACGCGCTCGTGTGTTGAAGGAAGAGGGGTTAGCCATCGGCGCACGAGAAAGCGTACTGATCCCTACTGGACTAAAAGTAGAAGTGCCTTATGGTCATATGTTGGAAATTAAAAACAAGTCTGGCATCGCATATAAGAGGCAGTTGGTTGTGGGTTCTTGTGTTGTAGACCCTGGCTATGATGGAGAAGTTTATGTGAATCTTCATAACATTGGATTAAAAACTCAGTACTTACAGCCAGGAGATAAGATTGCTCAAGCGGTTTTAATACCAGTAATACATTGCGGCGTGGAAGAACTAGAGACTGATAATTTTATGAATCTTTACTCAGACCGAGGTCTTGGAGGCTTTGGGTCGACAGGAGAAAGATAATGAGTTATTATGATAAGGTGGACTTAGTAATGTTTGGTGTTGCCATATTGGTTGCAATAAGCTTGGGGCAGCCTATTGAAAAGGAATAAAAGTAATGAGTTTTAAAAGAACACTGGTGGTCTTGATCGCTATCATTATGCCTGTTGGATTTTCACATGCATTTACCCCAGTTCATGCATCTAGGGCTTATAAACCCACAGTGAAGACATGGACTGAGGTTTATGAACACCTAACAAAAGACGACAACAGTATAAAAGGCACAACATATATTGGTCCCCTGAAGGGCAACGGCTACATAGACAGGAGGCATAAAAACAACGCACGCGACACTATCGTTTTTATCCCCACTTGTACAAATTTTAAACAGCCGATAGATATTATATTTTACTTTCATGGCCTAGGTGGCTTTAAAAAGAGGGACTTTGGAACGAGAGTGTTGGAACATACCACACTAATCGATCCAACAAAAAATTATGTAATTGTGATACCGGAAATGCCGTGGTCTAAAAACACATCTACGCCAAGAACGCGGCAAGGCCGAGTCTTTACTAAGAAAGGAGCTTTCGGAACGTTCGTGGGGGGAGTTAGGGATATACTGCGTGAACACTTTCACCCCAAATGCAACAAAGAACAGTGCCCCGTTTCGCCGCCACATATTTTGGGTGATATAACATTGTTAGGTCACAGCGCTGGCGGGAGCACTCTCATGTCTATTTCAAGATCTGGAGGTTTAAACTGGCTCCACAACAGCGCAAAAGCTTTATCAGTAAAGGTTATTTTTTCAGACGCATCATATGGACGATGGCTTGATATTACTTGGAAGTATTTTAATCCACGCGTATGGGGAACAGAGTTTCTTATTTTAACGAGGAAATGGGACAGACCATACAACAACATGAGAAGATTTTTGAAAAGATTTAAAAAAACACCAACTAACGTAAGGCATGTAGTTTTTAATAGACACGTAACGCACAGTGAGATTGGAGACCGCTCCTTCGGGTGGGTTTATGACTTTGAAACATCCGGTTGCGGAGAAGGAGATAAAAATGAGTTGTAATCAACTAAGTAAAAATTTTAAAAAGTCTGAATTTAAATGCCGAGACGGCACAGAAGTACCAGATGAATATATGGATAATTTGAAAGAATTGGTTGAAAATCTACAAATTATTCGGGACTATATAAAAAAACCAATGCACATTATTTCGGGATATAGAACCCCAAAATATAATCGTAGGATTGGTGGCGCGAGAAAGTCTCAACACATGAAAGCAAAGGCCGCAGATATTGTTGTCAGGGGCATGAAGCCTGTTGAATTAAGAAAAATCATTGTCACCCTGATCAAAGAAGGCAAAATAAAGAAGGGCGGCGTGGGCCTTTACCGCAGTTTCGTTCATTATGATGTAAGAGGTCGTAATACTAGATGGAAGGGCAAAGGCGTCAAAGATTATAGAGGGGGCGAATAGATGGGTTCCTGGGCGCGAAAAGGAAAAAGAAAAAATCTTGTTAGAAAAAAGAAGTTGGCTGAAAAAGAAATGGCCAAAAAAGTTAAATTGATGGGCAACCTTCCGGACGAATGCATGACGTGTGAGGCTCCCTTTGATAAAAAAAATAGAGAACAAGTATTTAGTTGGAGGGTTGTGGTGCGAGAAAAAGAAGACAAAGTTAATTTGTACTGCCCCCCTTGTTGGGAGAGGGCTACAAAGCTCGTTGAAGAACTCAAAGATAGAGTACAAAAAAGGAGAAATGATAAATGAGTTTACTTTATAAGAAAGGCACCAAAGGCCAAGAAGTTAAAAGAATCCAGCGCACACTGGGCAATTTAGCGGTCGATGGCGATTTTGGACCAAAAACAGAGAAAGCGGTACAAGAGTATCAACGTTGGAATTCTCTCAATATTGATGGAGTGGTGGGCCCTGCCACCAGAAAACAATTAGGGATCGACATATACGCTGGAATCGACGTTAGTGGGTGGAATGGCAATGTTCCGTGGGGAAATATTGATCGGAAAAACGTAGAGTTTGTGTGGGCAAAAGTTTCTCAAGGTCGCGACTGGCATGATTCTTCCAGAATGCATAATTTTGAAGGCTGTCGTGCCGAGGGGATTCCAATTGGCGCCTATCACTTTCCTTCTCCCCATATAGGTGCTGATAGCAAGGATCCTAAATTGGAAGTTGAAAATTTTCTGAAAGGTATCCCGGATGGTATTAAGGAAGGGGATATGCTTCCAGTTTTGGATCTAGAAGCAGGTAAAAAGAAGGACCCAGAGCATAACCGTCAGTGGGCATTAGAATGGTTAAAAGAATTAGAAAATGAGACGGGTTTAAAAGCTGTAATATACACGGCAAAGTGGTTTGTAAGAGGCTATCTCCGTAGAAATGTCGAGGGGTTGACAGATTATCCTTTATGGGTGGCTGATTATACAAAACCCTTTGATCAAGGTGGCCGCTATGAACCTGACGACCTTTGCGGCTGGAGCGAATGGTCGGCGTGGCAGTGGACAAGCAAGGGAATCATCAAAGGTCTCGATCAAACAGGCATTCGGAAATGTGACCGAAATTGGTTGGTTGGCGGCCCCGATGCGTTTGAAAAATTAAAAGTGTGTGATAAAAAATAAAAAGAGGTTAAAATGAAATTTAAAGAAGCATTAACATACGATGATGTTTTATTAGTTCCGAAATATTCAGACATTATTAGCAGAAAGGAGGTCGATCTTACCAGTAACTTAGATCAAAATATAAAATTGAGTTTGCCGATTATATCTGCTCCCATGGACACCGTAACGGAGAGTGAAATGGCTTATTCGATGGCTCAGTGTGGCGCACTAGGTGTTATTCACCGGTACAACACTATTGATGAGATGTCCACTATGGTAAGGGAACTTCATGATTCTTATTTGAGAGAAGGAATGAGAGATCCGAACATAGCTGTCGCAATTGGAGTTACGGGCAAGTTCATCACGCGTGCCGCCCTCGCATACGAAAATGGGGCAAACATTGTTTGCGTGGATGTTGCGCACGGACACCACGCCCTAGTAAAAAACGCAATTAAAAAAATAAAATCTGAATTTCATGAGAAGTTGCACGTGATGGCAGGAAATGTCGCAACCTTAGAGGCTTTCAATGATTTGGCTGATTGGGGTGCAGATAGCATAAGATGTAATATTGGTGGAGGTTCAATTTGTTCCACTCGAATACAAACGGGCCATGGCGTCCCTGGTCTTGAAACAATATTTCAATGTGCCAAAACCGACAGGGCGGCTAAGATCATCGCAGACGGTGGCTTGCGCAATAGTGGAGACATGGTTAAGGCAATTGCCGCCGGAGCCGATTTTGTAATGCTTGGCTCTGTTCTAGCCGGTACAGATCAATCGCCCGGCGAATTAATTCAAACTGCAAGAGGTATTAAAAATAAAGTTTATCGGGGGATGGCAAGCAAAGAAGCACAGTTTGATTGGAGAGGAGAACACTCTTCTGATGAAGGAATATCAACCACCATTCCGTACAAAGGGGATGTGAAAAACATTCTTCAAGATTTAAAAAATGGCATTGCGAGTGGTCTATCATACTCTGGATGTAGAAATATTTCAGAACTTCAGTCTCGTGCCACATTTGTTCGCCAGACAAGTGCTGGGCTTGGAGAAAGCCATACTCATATATTAAAGAGGTAAGGGATGTCTGAATATGGAATAGACAAAAAGCAAATTTGCTTTGAAGGTAGCACAAAATTACATGCTGATTTGAAAATACGACTTCACTACGATAATATTAAAATTAAGGAATTTTTTAATAAGGTGGTGCAAGGCTATATTGAAAAGAATGAAAACATAATAAATTTTATTGAAGAAATAAAAGAAAAAAAACAAACATCTAAAACAAAAATAAATGAAAATAAAAAAATGGTAAAAAAACAGAAGGAAACAGTCAGAAAGTTTGGTTTGGATGTTGAGGATATTGAAAACATATTTGACATTTTAGAAAAGGAGCACCCAAATTTATGAAAAAATGTTTACAGAAATGCGTATTAGAGAGTAAAACATGCGCTGAAAAAGAGTGTCGCGGTTGGATCGAATATAAAGAAGATTTAAATTGCAGCTTTTTATCAATAATAAAACACAAGACGCTTACATTGGAAGAAGTGGCCAAGCGATTGGACTTGAGTATTGTTCGAGTAAAACAAATTCAAGATAAAGCCTTACAAAAATTGCAAAAAAACAGACATTTAAAAGGTTTGTAACTATTTATTTACGTAAGCGCCAGAAGTGCTGGCAGATAATCATAAGGGAAGGAGAAATTCGATGAGCAATAACAAGAACTTGTTAAAGGAAGGCACCATTCGCCGTTTTATGAAATTGGCCGGTACAGATGTCTTGACTGGTGATTTTTTAGCCGAGGGCGATGGCCACGGCCCGGGCAAATGGGGTAAGAAGAATCTTAACCCAGGAAATCATGAGGGCGCAGTCCCGCCAGCGTTAAAAGAACAAGAAGAAGAGGACCTAGAAGCAGCAGCCGAAGAGGGAGCAGAATTAGGCGCAGAAGCCCCCATGGAAGAGCCTATGGGCGCAGAAATGGAAGTGGATGCACCCGAGGAAGAGGGACTTGAGGGCTCCGTTGAGGAGTTTGCTAGAGATGTGCTAGACGCCATCAAAGATGTTGCAGAAGAGCATGGTGTTGATATGCAAGTTGAGGAAATGCCAGAGCCGGAAGAGATTGAGGTTGGAGAAATGGAACCCGAAGAAGAGGGAGAAGACCTTGAAGCTGGTGGCGACCTTGAAGGCGAACTTGGGCCCGAGGATGAGCCTGAAGAAGAGTTGGCCGAAAGTATTTATAATCGCCTAATGCAGCGGCTGATGGAGACAGGCGGCCATGGTGAGGAACTCAGCGAAACCGGTGGCTACAAAGACAAAGTTCATGGCGGCAAAGCCTACTGGGAGCAAACCGGCGACAAATGGAATTGTGTGGTACCAGACGGCAACAGTACGCGCGTTGTCCGTGATGCTGAGTGCGCGGGAAAGAAAAAGCTCAGCGAAACCGGTGGCTACAAAGACAAAGTTCATGGCGGCAAAGCCCACTGGGAGCAAACCGGCGACAAATGGAATTGTGTGGTACCAGACGGCAACAGTACGCGCGTTGTCCGTGATGCTGAGTGCGCGGGAAAGAAAAAGCCCACCAACGAGAACCTTGAACTTGAAGGGGTAGAATATCTTGATGAAGATGCCCTTTTGGAAACAGTTTTCACCCGAGTGCGCAATCGTATTCTTAAGGAAAAGCGTGCAGATGATATGGCCAATGTGTTGGCCGAGAAAATCAGCCGCCGCCTTGGAAGAAACCGCAAATAACAACCAAAGAGGTTTAAATGTATGAATTCTTATGGTTTCTTTTTGGAGCTTTAAGCTATCGTCTCCTATCTAAGTTATTTGGGATATCCCAAGTAACAATAGTATTTCAGACACTTCAGTATGATGTATTGAGGCTGCTGGCCACAGCAGCCGAGGATATATCTTTCATAAAATCACTAAAATATAAAACGATGTTGGAGTCTAATATTGACCCCGAGCAAATAAAGAAAAGCAAACTGGACGACGTTCAATTCTTTGAAAACTTTAAAGGCTCTTGTATTAGAAATATTCATTCTACTGTACCTAATTATATTAAACTGTCTTTTGATAGTTGGAAAGAAGGTATGGATATACTGAGCGAATATTACAGGAGGCGTCTCAATGAAAACAACAAAGACAAAGAATAAGGTATTGGAATGGTTTGTAAAAGAGGGTACTGTCAAACAGGAAGAAAATTTATATATTGCCGATAAGGCGTTCTTGGCGAACACTGTTGTTAATTCTATTAGAAGGTACGCTCTTGAAAAGAAGATAACTCCAGAGGAGGTAGAAAAAAGTATGAATATGGTTAGATTATTTATTCAAGACAAGCTGGACTTGAAGTGGAGCGGCGACATAATTCAGGTTCTATTACATAGTAAAAATGTTAGCAGCCCAGATCTTGGTGCAACTCCTGATGAAAGGCAAGGAAACGGATTTTGAAGTTCAGCGAAGAAGAAAAAGAAGAAAAAAAAGAAGAAACGACACCAATAATTCTTCTCAACACCTCTTCAGAGCAGCCAAAGTTACGCTCAGTCAAACTGTTTGGGAGCTTATCTGAGGATAAAGTGGAAGAGATTGCATGCACCTTATTAGAACTTCAGAAAACCGGGATAGAGGAAGTTTTGGAAGACCCTACAAACCCAGATTCGCCGGTAGCAGAAACAATTTATAAACCAGTGGACTTTTATATTTCTACGTGGGGCGGTTGCGCCTATGGCATGTTTACTTTATATGATGTGATCAGAGAAATGCGAGAAAACTATGATATTTGTACCTATGGATTGGGGAAGGTGATGTCAGCAGGAGTTTTGTTGCTCGCTTCTGGCACCAAGGGAAAACGAAAGATTGGCAAATCCTGTCGTGTCATGATTCATAGTACCGTTGGGGAGCAGTGGGGAGCGCTGCACAATCTAGAAAATGAAATGAATGAAATGCGCTGGATCCAAGAGCAACTCTGTACTACACTAATAAAAGAAACCAAGCTAACGAGAAGGCAATTAAAAAAGATGCTAGACAAAAGAGTTAACTTTTATTTTACCGCCAAAGAAGCGGTGGAATATGGTATCGCAGATATAATTGTTTAAATAATAGTATATGTGCCCTAGGAGAACTAATTATAGGTATGGTTGATATAAACAAGCTGGTTGATTCTTATCACGCACCAGAGCACGTCTTGGAATTTGGCGCTCTCTTAGAAAAAATCGAAGAACAAATGAATTTGTTGAGTCTTCTCAATGAAGACGCCGGTCCTCAAACTCTATCCTGGGCCTCAATTCCAGATGTGCCTGTTTCTGAAATTGGATGGTCACAACTGAGCACCACGGAAGAGGGTCACGAAATTCCATCGGAGCAGCGATCCCAACTACAAAACTTCTTGAACAATATTCAAGGCTCCGACCTTCCGGGAAAGCTAAAGTCTCTTAATGAATTTTACGAGGGGGATGATGAATCTTTCGCACAAATGATTGACGGAGATGCCGGTGCAACAATTTCACGAGTCATGTCCTATTTGGTTTTTTATAAAACTCTCACTACAATCATTACAAATTTTAATGCTTCCTCTGCGGGATTTTCTTTTGAATCATTTTTGGCAGTCCTCTTGGGAGGACAGCAGGTACCAACAGGTGAAGGCACAATTGCAGACCTGAGAACTGCTGATGGTACCCCCATCAGTCTTAAACTGTATTCTGAAACTAGCGTGGAGGTGGGAGGAAGCTATACAGATCTAATTAACGACTTGACTAGTGATGCCTCTCGTGGGATGCAGTATGTAGTAGTGACTAAAACATTATCTGGTGATGGACTGGAGAAAAGAGGCCACTTAGATTTTTACAGGTTTAATTTTAATTTAAGCAACGTTGTTAATATTCTTTTTCTCTCAAAAGTTACACAGAATTTACGCTTGATTGAATTACCCGTTGAATTTATTAAGAATCCGTCGATGGATTACAATGAAAACCTGCCTGCGGTGGCAGCGGGAGTCTCTACAGAAGAATTAGAATCTTTATTTTCTGACAATGTAAAGAATTTGATCGGAGACGAACAAAAGGCAGAGATGTTACTACAAGCACTTGATTGGGCCAACAATGAGGCAATTTTCACATCGGTCAAGGGTAAAAAGGTACCAGGACGATCAGCTTTCGTACAACGACCTCTTAAAAATATTGTAGTTGACCTCGCGGTATCTGAAGAGGGCGGAGAAGGTATATATTCTATGGAAATGGTACCAAAAATTATTGATGGACTCAACACAATCAATAATCAAATCAGGGCCTATCGCTCTCAAGCTGGCAGCCGAAGAAAAGAAGCGTTGGGCCAGCTGGATTTTGCGAGTGCAGAGGAATCTCTTAAGTTCTATCAAGTTGCTGATACTGAAACTCTTAAAAGAGCCTTAAAAAATAGTAGAGGGTACTTATTCAAGGACGACTTCAAATTAAATAAAACAAACGTCAAGCAAGTTGGAAGCTATTCAGAAAGCGCATTACCGGAAGGCCAAGAAAGCGTGTATATCGGCACAATTCATGTAGGTGCTGCAAATGTACAAGACGTTCTTAACCGAGTCACAGCAGCAATCAATGAGAAGGTGTTTGATATTTTTAATAACGTGAAGGTACTTACCACCAATATTCAGGCTTATTTTGCGGGAGGTTTGGCTGTTGACGAACAAGCAGACACAGCTATTAATGCTGCACAAAAGATAGAAACAAAAACTGAAGAAATAAAATCTGAAAAATAACTTGACAATCATTGTATAATATAATATATTTTAAAGACAAGTCATGGAGGGCTTATGTCGCGACAGTATGAATCGGGAACAAATCTTCAACAAAAAATTCTAAATGGAGCAGCTACGCTGGCTGATAACGTGGCTTCTACACTTGGACCGCGCGGAAGAAATGTTATCCTACACCAACCTGGGCAAAATCCAATAATTACAAAAGACGGAGTAACGGTAGCTAAATTTGTGGAACTAAAGGATCCTTTTGAAAATGTAGGTGCAGAAATTATCAAGCAGGCTGCATCAAGGACTAACAGTGAGGCCGGTGACGGCACCACTACATCTACCGTTTTAACACGCGCAATTTTAACACAGGCTCAAAAATATTTGATGGCCGGGGCGCCCCCAGTAGAACTAAAAAGAGGGATGGATAAGGCTTTGAAGCAGATTGTAGAGAATTTAAAGTCTTTGGCACAACCCATAATGTCTCAGGAGGAAATAGCCCACATTGCAAAAATATCAGCTAACAATGACAGCCTTATCGGTAATTTAATTGCTAAAGCTGTGGATCTTGCAGGCAAGGATGGAGCGATCACAATCGAAGAGGCACGATCAATTGAAACTAGTCTAGACTTGGTGGAGGGATTTCGCTTTGATTCTGGATATTTAGCTAGCGCCTTTGTAACTGACGAAAAGAGAGGTGTCGTGCGCTACGAGGATCCCCTCATTATGGTCACAGACGAGAGCATTGACAATGTAGAGGACATGATGCCTGCGCTAGAAATAGCGGCGCGCGAGAGTCGCCCTTTTATTATCGTGGCTGAAAATATAGAAGGCCAGGCTCTTGCTGCGTTAATTATGAATGCAATGCGTGGTACTCTTCGCGTCGCCGGGATTAAGGCGCCTAGATATGGAGAGGAAAGGCGAAGCATTCTTAATGATTTGGCGCTTTCTGTCGGTGCGACTTTCATTACAAGACAAAACAATTTGAGATTAAAAGATATAAAACTCAATCATTTTGGCCGCGCCAAATCAATTGAAAGTTCTAAAAATCTTACAACTGTAGTAGGTGGAAACGGGGACATCGATGAGGTGGAAAAAAGAATTGATTTGCTAAAAGCTCAGATAAAAGAAACGGAAAGTTTGCAAGAATGTGAGAAAGCACAAGAAAGAATAACTCGACTTGCTAGCGGTATTGCAATAATCCGAGTGGGAGCCTCCAGCGAGGTAGAAATGATAGAAAAAAAACACCGCATTGAAGATGCTCTCGAAGCGGTAACTGCCGCGCAGCTTGAGGGCGTTGTTTCAGGAGGAGGTGTGGCTCTTATACGCGCTACTAAAAATTTAAAAGTCGCGACAGATAATGACGATCAAAAGCTGGGAGTTCAGATAGTTTGCGAGGCAGTAAAAGAACCTTTCAGACAGATGGCAAAGAACGCTGGCTATTCTCCTGATATTTTATTATCTTTGGTGGAAAAGTCAAAAGAAAACAAGGGAATTGATTTTAATACCGGGAAGCTGGTAAATTTGGTGGAAAGTGGGATTATTGACCCAGTAAAAGTTACAAGATGTGCGCTACAAAATGCAACGTCTGTTGCGTCCACTTTAATCACAACTAATCATGCCATTATCGAATGTGCTAACTAGTTATGTTAACAGGGGGAAACTTTCATGAGCGACGATGCTGTAGCTTTTGCAGAAATGAACGGAAAGTTTGATCAACTAATGCAAAAATTAGATACCGTCAAAGATAAACAGGACGAAATGGCTGACGATATTGTAAAAATCAAGGAAGCCGTATATAACCCGGATCAGGGATTATACGCTCGACTTCGTGAGCTAGAGTCTTGGAAGGAAACCTCCTCTCGCCTTATTTGGATTATAATAACAAGCGTAGTCACTCTCACCTGCGCCACCGTTTATAAAATTCTACTTTAATTTTCTTGACAAATAGTTTAAACATGTTATAATTAAGTTTATAGAAGGAGGCGTTCATGCGCGTTAATGTAACTTATTCAGTCGACCTATCAGAAGTGAGGGGGTTGATTGAAGAACTTTTATTAAAAACAGAGGAAAATATTGAGAATCTTAATAAAAAATTTCCTGATGTACAAAAACTCTTACAAAAAGAAGATGAAAAAAAGGCATCCGAGGCAATTGAAGAATGTAGAAAAAATCTGTCTGCCGCGGCCTTTTCTCTGTACGATTGCCAAAATATTTTAAATGGTTATCAACAAGCCCGACTTCAGGCTCAACAGGGAATTTTGACAGAGCATCAACCACCACAGGGCGATCTTGGGTCTGATGAGGCCGCTCAACGTGCCTGGGAAGAATTTATAAAAATGCATCAGGAAGGACAAACAAATGAAGGCGGGTGATTTGGTTTATGTTCCAGCACACGTAACTTTGATGGATTTTGATGAAAGCGTACAGGAAGTCAACCCCAATCAAACATATGTTGGTCCATCTCCCGTGCGCTTCATAAATTTAACTACGCCAAAAAATCTGTTGCTGTTGGAAAACTGTGAAAATGATCGGGAAGAGTGGCTTCCGGTTCTATATCGAGGCGAAAAGTTTTACATTAATCGGCATGATGTATTGCCTTATCAGGAGGAAAAATGGTTAGACTAGTAGAAGTATTTAGAAGTTCAACTCAAAACTACACACTAAGGGAAGTATTCGTAAATCCTAAACACGTGGTTTCGCTACGTGAAGATGATAGTGTTAAGAGAAAACTTAACGAAGGGACAATGCCCGTTGGTCTCGATGATTCTCATCGGTTTACTCGCGTCGTACTTGACAAGGGGCAAGCTGGCGCAGAACTCATTGTGGTGGGCGACCCCTCTTCGATTCAAGAAAAAATAAGGGGGAATAAAAATGAACTTCTCCTCGGCTGAACAACACTATGTGCTTTGGATAAAATCGTCTTGTCCGTGGTGCAAAAAGGCTGAAGAAATATTAATTGAAAAATCTTTACCTTATCATATCTTTGTAATGGATGGAAATCTTGAAGAGTTAGGTAGAGTGAAAGAAAAGCACAGTTGGGACACTGTTCCCATTGTGTTTGAAATTACTTCCCGTGGGAGCTTTACTTTGATTGGTGGATACACCGATCTGGAAAAACATTTAGGTGATTTAGATGAAAACAATTCCGTGCAAACTGATACCAATGAAAAGATCGACGCTGTTCCCAACTGACGAATCTGAATACAGGTATGGTCAATACATGACGTGTTACTATCCCATCAAAGGATATGGTCGTGATTGTTGGGTTGTGGTCGTAAATCTTGATGTAGATTACGAGGCGTGGGAGAAGGAGGGCCTAGAACTTGCAGAAATAGTAGCTGCTTGCATCAGATTCCTTAATTCTAGGCCCAAGAGCAGATATGGCAAGAAGCGCCGCAGAAAGCCCCTTTACGGGTCTTTTAGACCGAAGCCCTATAGTTTTAAAATAAGAGAAAAAGATGGCCAGAAACAAATTCAAGCGTTGCTTGTAACAGAAGATAGAAAAAGCCCTAAATTTTGGAGAGAGGGCAAGAAAGAGGTATATTATTCTTGCAAGAGAAGAAGAAGAAAATAATTTATGTGTTAGATGAAGATGCTTGTCTAAGATACATTTTTAAAATAGAGCGAGACAGAAAGATTGTTTCCCAATTGCTTTTTGAGGGGGATCTCAAAGACATTAATAGTTTGGCTAAAGCAATCTTGTGTGAGTACTTTGCTGGCCTCCGCCACTTTGAAAATGTTCTGAATGATATGATGGATGAGAGGCTTTTTGATAAAAAAACTAAATCCTACATAATTCCAGAGAAAGAAGCCCTCTCTTTCACGGTTTTGTTTCAAAGTTTGGTAGTGATGAAGGAAGACCTATTGAAAGAAAACTGTTCGTTATCATTGCATTAATTTTTTAAAAAACTATTTATTGCGTGCCTGAATTTTCCTTTATTTTTATTTCATTTATGGTTGCATATATTTATAGTGGCCTTTTGGAATGGTTCTTACACAAATATATTTTGCACGGCCTCGGAAAGAATAAAAAAAGTATTTTTTCTTTCCACTGGCACTCTCACCACAAGACATGCAGAAAAAATGATAATTTTGATGAAGATTATAGGAAATTTCCTCCCCCTCCCAGCGTAAAAAAAGAGATATTATTTTTGACACTCCTTGTGGCTGCTCATGTACCGTTCTTTTTTGTTGCTCCATATTTCTTCATTGGTTTATTGTTTTATACGGGTAGATATTTTTATTATCATAGGCGCGCCCACTTGGATGTTGCTTGGGCTAAAAAAAATATTCCTTGGCACTACGAACATCACACTGGAAAAAATCAGGACGCAAACTATGGAGTGACCGTTGAGTGGCCGGACAAACTATTTAATACTAGGAGAACCAAATGAAATTATTTTTAGCTCTAACTATTTTTATTTTTTCGCTGACGGCGAGCGCAGCGCCCCCTAAAAAAAACGTCAAATCAAAGTTCTATGATTTTAACGATCAGGTGATAGATGGTGAAATTCGCAAACCAACTGCGCTCTACACCAGTGCCCGCGAGAAAGCCAAGTTTGAAAGGCTCCTTCAACTAAAAAAGTCCTTTTTACCCCAGCTTTTTAAAACTGCAAGAGAAAAAGTTTTCAAATAATTCACACATTTTTTTCTTTTTTTGTTTTGTAATTATATGTATTTATAGAGGCGCGAATTTTTTTTCACGCTTTCCCCTAAATTTTGTTTTTACTTTCTTTAAATGGATAAGTGCATGTGGAGGACTGCCTGAATGTCAACAAAGGTTAAAGCTCGGTATCTTTTTTTCGCGTTTTTTCCTTATATGGCATTATATTTTTTGATTCAATCATTAATCGGGGCAAGTCAGTACGATTTGTTGACAAGTGTGGATACTCAAATTCCTTTTATTCCCCAATTCATTTGGATATATCACACCATAATTCCAGTCATCTTTTTTACAGGCACCCTTTTGTTTAAAAAAAGGAATGTATTTTTGGGGCTGATATTTGCAATAATATCTTCAGGGGCGATAATGTGCTTATTTTATGTACTATTCCCATCTTTTTATCCTCGTGAAGCAATTGCAGATACCTCTACGACATCAGGGTGGCTCGTAAACCTTACACATGCTATTGACGGACCCCACAACACCTTCCCGTCTGGGCACGTGACATTTGCTTGGCTGCTAGTATTTTTTGTATCACTTTCAGAGTATATACGAAAAAATCCTTTAATGAAGTATGCCTACATAGTTTGGGCCACTCTGGTGTCTATTTCTACCCTTACTCTGAAACAACACTTTATAGTAGATGTGTTTTCTGGTATGATGTTAGCAGCATTAATTTATTACTTAGTTTATAAATTATATGTGGTAGGGCGTCCCAATAAACTAATTAATACAGATGATAAATTCATTTCCTCAAGAACTTTTTCAAAAGAAGTGCCACAAGATTGTTTGTGAGACTCTGGGTGAAAAATATATAAAATTGTCAGTTGAAGATTTTACTCTTTCAGAGAGCGCAGAGAAAGACACAACAACTGTGGTGTGTATGTTAGCTTTCTCTAATAATTGGGGCAACTTACAGATTGAGGGGTCTGGAGTTGGAATGGTAGATGCTCTTTTTAATTCTATGTTATCTGTTTTTTGTAAAGATTTTTTTTCTTTAAGACACCTTCAGTTTGAAGACTTTTCAATGGAGGTGAAGTTTAGCAGCTTTAAGGTAAGACCCACTGATGCACCGGTTGAAATAAAAGTAGCCCTTATCAATCGACAGAAAAAGAGAATATATTTTTCTTCACAATCACGCTCCATAACTACGGCAATAATCAACACAATTACAACTACATTTGAATATCTAATTAATGCCGAACTGGCCTTCAAACAACTGAAATGGGACATTGCAGAGGCTCAGGAAAGAAATCGCACCGACTTGGTTGGAAAATATACAAGCAACATGGCTGATTTGGTCAACGTTGTTTCATATGAAGATATTTTTTGATTAAATATATATTTATTTCATGGAGTTAGGAGATATTGTTTCATGGGTGCCCACCTATTCAAAAAATACTTCGGCACAAATGCCCTTGTGGTTGGGGGTTATAATAGAAAAGGATGATAATAGGAAACTAGGTCAAGTGAAGGTATGCTGGTTCAGCAGCCAAGATGGTCACTATGGCGTCGATTGGACTCCCGCGTCCGAATTAAAATTAGTTTCAAGAGTTTAATATTTTTATTTGAAGTATTTTTATTTTTTTTTGTTGACAAGATTATTTTTTTTTGTTCTAATAACAACAGTGAGTATTTTTTTGGAGGTGCTAAGATGATGTGACGACGTAAGTAATATTTTTTTTTATAGGCTGTGTTTACATGATAACACAGACCTTCAATGACTCTCCTGAAGGATAGGCCAAGAGCCAGTGGAAAGGAGTCTAGCGAGCGACGGTGAAGACAGCGCACGCAGCCTATATTTTATTTATTTTTATTTTTGTAGACACACACGTGAGAATATTTTTATTTTTGAGGCAATCAATGGAAGTCGGTGATTTAGTTAAATATGTTGGGGGAAATGGTGGCGCTTATTACGGAATTGTAACTGAAGTGGACAATCGCCCGATTGGCCCTATCCGCGCACTGCTTAACGGTGCCGACTACAGCATGTGGTTTCAGCGGCGCAATTTGGAGCTAATCAGTGCAAGTCGGTGATTTAGTGAGGTATGGAGCGAATCTTGGCCCACAGTGGAAAAAGAAGGGTATGGGAATTGTAATTGATGTGGGTGCGTTCATAGGAGTCGTATTTCCCCTTGAGCGCGATAAAGCGCCGTACTGGTATCATCGCGACAACTTGGAGGTAATCAGTGCAAGTCGGTGATTTGGTGACGGTACTTCCCGTAAGGAAAGGGGTCTATATCATAGCGATGCTCACCGCCCATAGCTGCGGAACGGAGCTTCCAAACTGCGTGACACTGGTATCCTTGAACGGCCCACTGACAGGATACAGAGCACCAATGGGTAGAGAATTTATTGAGGTTATCTCCCCGGCATAATTTTTTCATTTTTTTTCATTTTTCTCTTGACTTTTTCTTTACTGTGTGGGATAATTACTTATAACACGATGGAGAAACGTCACATTGAAAGAACAACTTTTAGCTCGCATTCAAAATGTCATAGACACAGACGCTGAGTGTTCGCTTTTGAGCGACTGGGAAAAAGGTTTTTTGGAGTCTATCCAAGAACAGGTTTCGCGCCGCGGCTCTTTGTCTCAAAAGCAGCTTGACATTTTTTCTAAGTCCGAAGTGAAATGCACACCAGAGGCTATTGAAGATGCTAAATCTTGGACACAACTTTACAAATCTCAATACAGAGAGTCGGCACTCGTTGTCGCGCACTATTACAAAAATGCTGGCTATTTCACTGGCTTGGCCATGAAAGTGCTGGAAAATCCTGAATTTGTTCCTACTCGCCAAGCGTACAAAAAAATGTGTGAAAACAAGTACGCCGTAAAGGTGCTGGAGACTTTCCATGCGACTCCTCTCTACGCCGTTGGTTCGACTGTTGTACTCCGCGGACCTGCGCTAGAATACGCCAATCGTCGGCTGGATGGTACACCCTGTTTGGTGCTTGAAATACTGAGCGAGGTGGTTTCGGCTGCGAAAGGCGGCAAGCAGTATAAGGTTTTGCCATATGGGGACGCGATGCCTCTTGTCTTTGAAGAACGTCAAATCAAAAAATGTAAGCCCAATTCTAAAAAGAAACGGAAAACAAAGACTTACAGCGACGTGCCTTTTTAGCAAAAAAGTGAAAAAACTTCTTGACAATTCCCTTAAAATTTGAGATAATACTTATAGAAACGATGGCAAAGGAGCCAAAATGAAAACACTAGCATCATTTCTTTTCGTAACAGACGCCGTGAATTATATCGAAAAACACAATCTCGATGCCGTCATTGACAAAAACATTTTCACTGGTAAATACGACGTGTTGGAGTGTAAATAATATGCCACAATCAAAAACAATTTTTCTTGCAATGCACGATCACAAGCATGGTCTGGACACCACAGCGCATACCACAAGAGAAGGTGCAAAAAAGTGGTGCATTAGTGTCATGCGCGAAACTTTAGAAGATTGGCGTGATAATAGTTGCAACGATTTGACCGATGTTGAACTTTGGCAAGCATGGACCGAAATCAGTGGTGAAACAGAGTTTTTCAGCATTGAACCCACACAGTTGCATGAGAGCGAGCCAGTCAAAAAAGTGGACTGGACCGCTGACACTTCGCACATTGGCGCATAAAACTTCTTGACAAATCACTAAATATTTGAGATAATACACATGGACTTAATGAAAAGGAGAAAACATTGAGTTGGAACAATACAGTTACTTGCAGTTGGTGTTACAAGACGGGACACAACAAAAACGGATGCCCCGACAGAAAGGAGTACATTCAGAGAAACCCTGACAGCTATGAAGCACGCCGTGACCAACAGCGCAAGAGTCGAGGTCGAAAATGTGGTTATTGTGAGGAAACCGGCCACACTCGCAGGACATGCCCAGCTTTGAAACAAGACCGCGAAGGGCTAATGATAAAGAATATACGCATGCGTGCACAAGTCTATAATTATCTTCAAGAACAGGGCCTTGCACCGGGCGCACTTTTTACTGTAACCCATTGGAATCACGGCGATTCGACAGCGATGGTGGAACGGATCCAGTGGCAAAAGATTCGAGTAGACAACGGGTTTCTGTTGGAACAGTTCCCAAATCGAGGCCACCGCGACTTTATTCTTTATCGAATGATGAAAACAGGTGACGGTGGATACTGTACCTCTGCAAACGATATTCTCTCAGTGGTTGGGCCAGTTTCTTCTAGTGCGGTTGATTTTGGAATTCCAGAGGGCTGGTTCGATAGCAGTGACAAAGGCACCCTAAGTGAAATTGATGACCTTCAGAGGGCTAATGGTCACTGGTATGTTTCTCGCTATTATTTGGACTAAAAAAACAAAAAAAAACAAAAAAACACTTGACAATTTCCTTTCCTTGTGAGATAATTATATACAGAAAGGTCGGAAAACAAAGGAGCTTAAAACATGGCAATCGACTTCAAAACATTTCTTTCCTGTGCACCCCACGTCATCGCAGTTCGCAAACCCATCCTACTCCGTGGTCGCCACGGCGTCGGCAAGTCCGAGGTTGTTTATCAAGTAGCCGAGAGCATGGGTCTGCCTGTCGTGGAGCGTCGTGCATCTCAGATGACCGAGGGTGATTTGTTAGGTATGCCTTCGCCTGAGTTGGTTGAAGTCAATGGCGAACAGGCTTCTGTTTTCCGGCCTTTCTCTTGGCTAATTCAGGCTTGTACTGAGCCTGTGGTCCTCTTCTTGGATGAAGTTGACCGTGCGACAACTGAGGTACGGCAGGGCATCTTTGAGTTGACCGACAGCCGAAAAATTGCTGGCTGGGTTCTGCACGAGGAAACTATTGTTATTGCTGCTGTGAACGGTGGAGAGCATGGGGACCAATATCAGGTCAATGAAATGGACCCAGCGGAGCTTGACCGTTACACGGTTTTCGATGTTGAGCCTTCTGTTGAAGACTGGCTTGATTGGGCAAAAACTAACGTGCATGGCATTGTCTGGGATTTTGTTAATCAGAACCGCAACCATCTTGACCACAAAGATGATTTCGAGCCAAACAAGGTTTATCCCTCTCGTCGCTCATGGAAACGCCTGAATGATTGTTTGGTGCAGGCAGAAGCAGTGGAAGAGGCTTCGCCTCTTCTTTTCAACCTTTCTACAGCCTTTGTTGGTTTTGAGGCTGCGGTGGCTTTCAACGACTTCGTAAAGAATTATGAGCGAGTCGTGACGGTCGAAGAGGTATTGGTTGAAGGTAATGTGGACGCTACCACCAACTTTGACTTGAATGAGCACTGTGCTCTCATCGAGAAGATGGAAGCAAAGGACACATTTGCCACGGTACTTCCAAAGGAACAAGTTCAAAACTTGGCGAACTATTCAGTGACCCTTCCGTCCGAGGCGTTCATGAAGCTGTGGACCTTGGTGGGCAAAGGCGATGTACTGGAGAACACCACTGGGCTTCATAGTGCCACTGCCAACAACGGCACAAAGGTTTCTTCTTACATCGTTGAAATTCTGACTGGCAACCAGACAGACTAATAAAACACGCTCCACCCAAAAAAAATGGGTGGAGCTTCACTTTTTTCTTGACAAATTCGTTCACGTGTGAGATAATTATAGCATGGAAAACACGAAAAACAAAAGTTTTGATTTGAACATGCACACGGCTCGCCTACTCATGGATGAGCCGTTCTTTGCATCCCTTTCGCGTCGTATTACAAAATGCGTAAGCACTGCCGTACCCACTGCTGGTGTGCGTGTTAATCCTGATACGGCTCGCTACGAGTTGTTCTATAACCCCAATTTCTTTGAGGGACTCACTGACGCAGAGCGCAAGGCTGTTCTTATCCACGAGTTTTATCACTTGATTTTCGAGCACGTGACAAGCCGTCTTCCTGACGGTGCCATGACTCGTGATTGGAACATTGCGGCAGACCTTTCAATCAACAGTCACATCAGTGGGTTGCCTGAAAGCGCATGTGTTCCCGGTAAAGGTCCGTTCGCTGAGTTTGAGTCGGGCCTGTCTGCCGAAGCATATTTGAGGCTTATTAAACAAAAGCGAGAAGAAGAAAAACAAAAAGACAAAGGCGGCGAGAGTCAAGGCGGCGGCGAAGAGGGTGATGACAATAAGCTGCCAGAAGACAATGGCTTAGACAGCCATCAGGAGTGGGGTGAGACAGACACCACGACCAGCGAGATTGCGAAAGAGCGCGTCAAAGAGCATATCAAAGAGGCAGCGAAAGAAGCGCAACAAGGAAGTGGATGGGGCAGCGTCAGTGCATCGGTGAAGCGTGAAATTATTGAAAAGCTGTCCACCAAAGTAGATTGGAAAAAGGTTCTGCGCTACTTCGTCAAAACCTCACGGCGCGCATCTAAGCGCAGCACGGTCAAACGACTGAACAAACGCTACGCCTACATTCACTCTGGCAAAAAAGTAACACGTCAGGCTCGCATTGCTATCAGCATTGACCAATCAGGTTCGGTGAGCGATAGCATGCTTGCAGCGTTCTTTGGCGAGTTGAATAAACTTGCTAAACTGGCCTCGTTTACCGTGGTACCGTTCGACACAGAGGTGTTTGAAGATAAGGTCTACGACTGGAAGAAAGGCGAGAACAAAAAATGGGAGCGAGTGCTCTCTGGTGGAACTTGCTTTGATGCTCCTACTGCATATGTGAACAAGCATGGGTTCGATGGGCATATTGTCTTGACTGACATGATGGCACCAAAGCCAAAAGCATCTAAGTGTCAACGGATGTGGATGACTACAGCATATTATGCACGGCACCCGTGGTTCAAAACTAATGAACGAGTCTTGGCTATTGAGGGGACAGACTAATGGCATATCCTGACAACAATGATAATAATAGATATGAACTAGCATCTAAAATTCTTAGCGGTTGGAGTCGCGAGGACTTGGAAGAATACGTCATCACCCAGTTTGTCGATGATTATCGGCATGCACCGGACATCTTTGACGAAACATGGGACGACTTCAAAGATTCATTCGAGTGGTCAGCAGAGTTGCGCGACAGCATGAAAGAAAACTGTCCCAATCCCGGTTGCCACTGCATGGCGTGCGAGAAAAAAGATTAATGGAATTATTCGGTCTACTGATACCAGTCGTGGGATTGGTGTTGTTTGTGTGGAACGAGGAATCGTCGATAAAAAGGAGAAAATAATGACGAGAGAAGAAGAATTGCTACAAATCAATGATTTTATTAAGGAAAATGGCGTTACGCTGCTTCCCAAAGATGAGCGTGGCCCAGATTATGTAGCCATCAGCGCATGGGGAAAACCACGGCGAAAAAAAGCAAAAAAAGCAAAAAAAGCAAAGAAATAGCTTGACAAACCTCCCAATATTTGAGATAATACCTATAGAAACAGTCGAGGAGCATGAAGATGAAATTGTGAACATAGGGCGTGCCAACAACGCACAGTTGAAGGACTAGAAGCTGACCTCGCCCCCAGCACGTGTAGAAAACAATCTTATTAGCCCACAAACAACGGAGAAAATAAATGGGTTATCGTTCAGAAGTAGTGTTAGCAATCAGTAAACAAATCATGCCACATTTTCTTGCTGTCTTGGCGAAAGAGCCAGAGACACGCTCATTAATTTTCAAACATCATGACCATCTTGACCAGAACTATAACAATGAAGGTACGTTGCTCGTTACTTGGGGAGGTATAAAATGGTACGATAGCTATCCAGAGATTCAAGCTATCAATGAATTTATTCAAGAGGCTGAAGGTGATGGGATTGAAGGGTTTGAACTTCCAGAAAATGAGTGGCAGGGCAATCATGTGCGCTTTGTCCGCCTAGGTGAAGAGTATGACGACTGCGACAGCAGGGGAGAATTGCACTACGGCGACATTCACATGGAAAGGAGCCTTTGTTATTAAGATGCAAGTCGGTGATCTGGTCGAGAGGACATATGGAGAAGGTCAACGCCCGACAGCAATTATTGTTGGCTGGTATACTCCTATTAGCGCAGAAGTGATATGGCTGGGCACTAACAAAGTTGAACTGTTTGCAAAGAAACATTTGAAGGTGATAAGTGCAAGTCGGTGATTTAGTAAAAGTATTAATTGTTGATGGAAAGCCTACAGGCATCATCACAAAAGTAGACCATTCTCGACGATGGACTGTGATTTACGAAGTTCTTATGGGCAGAGGTTATGGCTGGGATGCAGAGGTCTTCTTTCGAGAGCACCAATTGGAGCTAATCAGTGCAGCCCGGTGATTTGGTAAAATATACCACCAGACATGATACTTGCAGGTATGGCTTGGTCACGCGAGGTGGCCACTTCAATGCCCAAGTCTTACTGGTTGGTGATGCTGAACCAATATGGCTCAGTGCGGAGTATTTGGAGGTTATTGGTGGACAGACTCAATAAAATCACAGTGTTAGTTTTGTTTGTTTGGACTGCCCTTTTTGTGATAGCAGAACTGTTGAAAGATAAAAAAAAGTAAAAAACTTCTTGACAAACACCGCAATTCATGAGATAATACATACATAACAAATTAAAAAAGGATTCAAAATGACTCGTAAAGATTTTCAACTTATTGCAGACGTACTCAAAGCCAGCAGCACATCTCCGATGAACCGCTGCGTTATTCAAGAACTTGCGGTTAGCTTCGCACAGAAACTATCTGAAACCAATCCTCGTTTCAACAAGCAGCGTTTCGTTGAAGCATGCCTTAAGCCCACGTCATAGGAGAGTACCATGCAAGCAAATGATATTCTAATGAAGAAGTGGTGTTTTGGAATGGGTCGGAGCAAGGCTCGTGAAGAGGCAGCTATGGATGCAAACGGCGAACTTCAAACCTATCGCACTTATCCAAAGTATCGCACAATCGTTTTCAAAGTCGAAAAGGCCACCAAGAAAGGTAAGCAATGGACTGTTGAGGGTAAACAATATTCTTCTTTGAATGGAAAGCCGAAGGACACAAAACTTGTGCTGGATGAGAAGAATGGTGTACTTTATGCTCCGAATCAGAAGCGTCCGTTTCTCAGGATTCAAGACCCCGGCTTAATCACAGAAGATGGTTTGCCGCCTGTTGGTAGTCTAATCACTGTCAACAAGAAGCATGCCATTGTGACAGCAGTTGGCCGAAACGAGTTGACTGTGTTTGTCAACAACAAGATTCAGACAATCACTTGTCGCCCCGGCACAATCAAATGGCATTCGGACAAGATTCTAGCGAGTGCAGTATAATGAACAACGCCAAAAGCTACAACACGGGAAAACAAAACGAGGCTGACTCATGGACAACAATGCGTACACACGGCTTTGTTCGCCCAACACCACAACAAAGAAAGAATCTTGTCGAAGCCTACGCACAAGTAGGAAAAGAAATACGAGCGAAAGGCTTTGACTTGATTAAAGAATCTGACGCAAAGACAATTGATAATCCAGACCAATTGGCAGAAGCAGTCGAAAACATTACACTTTTTGAACTGAAAACTGCCGGTAGGGAAAGGAAGTCGCCTGTCGAGGAGAATTGGTCTGGACTGGGATTCACCTTGACAGGCGCAGAGAAGCACAACGCAGAAGTGCTGAAAGATAAGTTTAGGTTTATCTTTCTCAATTTGAAGAATGGTGCTTTGCGTGAATGTAAGCTGGATGAATTCTTTTCTTCTGGCGCGGCGAACACTTACCCAACATGGTCAGTTTTTATCACAAAAGGCTTGACAGGTTGAATCCCACGTGGTATAATAATGACACCAACAAACGATTCGGAGAACAGCATGGTTGACAAGATTATTCGTTACGAGACTGGCCAAATGGATGAGGCCGAGACAATCCAATTCTTTCAGGAGTTGATTAACAGTGGATTGGCATGGAGCCTTCAAGGGCATTATGGTCGTGTTGCTAGTACCTTGATTGAAGAGGGTTTGTGTACCAATGGATAAGTCTCGATGGGCAGAGGTAGGCGACTTGTTGGTTCAAAACTCAGACAACAAAAAATATACTGGTGTTGTTTATAAGTTGACATACAACGAATATAATCACGCTAAAGTTTTCGTCAGATGGAGCAACGGCACACCGCCTGACTACAGCGATTACGGTTACTCACGGTCAAATATTCATAATCTTCGGAGGACTTTCAAGGTGGTAAAAGCACGTGCAAGTAGGTGATTTGGTAAAAGTATTAATTGTCGATGGAAAGCCTACGGGCATCATCACACACGCAGATTATTCTAGGCGATGGACGGTGCTTTACAAGGTGCTTATGGGTGGCGATTGGCCCCGAAATACATATGTGGACTTTCGCGAACACCAATTGGAGGTCATCAATGCAAGTCGGTGATTTGGTGCTCTTCGATAAAGAAGATTATCCACAGTACGCAGGCAAGACGGGCGTAATTACTGAAGAAAGGCGTCCCGCGACTTTCGTCGTGTATGTCAACGGAAAGGAACACCCCTTCTTTGTATACAAGACAGCGTTGGAGGTAGTCAGTGCAAGTAGGTGATTTAGTTGAGCTTTCAGCTTATGGCTTGAAGCATGGTGGTCATTTTAAGGGCCTCGAAGGTAAAAAAGGTTTGGTCATCGACTGTCGCCATGGCACTCACATTGCTCTCTTGAAGGTACACTGGTTTTTCCCAAATTCCCGCCCGTATTATATCAACAGAAGAGAGTTAAAACACGTAAAAGTGAAAAAAACACTTGACAAGACGCCTTCTGTGTGAGATAATGTATATAGAAACAGTCGAAAAAGGGAACTAGTCTTGAAAGTTAAAATCATCAAAAAGCACGGCGAGGACATTCGAGCAGGACAATTTCTGGCCTATGATGACGGCATATATCGTGTACTACGCAATGACCACGACAGACGTGGTGGCGGCGGTGTATTCCAACTTATGGGACGCGACAAAAACACTTGGTGGCGAGGATATGAGGGCTATGAGTGGCTCAAACTAGTCGTGAGGTAATCAGTGAAAGTAGGCGATTTAGTAAAATATTCTTACCACAAAAAAGTGGGCACAGGTATTGTCGTTGGGTTTGATGAAGATAATGACCCAATAGTCAGAGACAATCGCAGCGGTGTTGTTGCCGCCTCATGGCGAACAAAAGTAGAGGTAATCAATGCAAGTCGGTGATTTAGTAAAAGTTATAAGAAAAGAATTGCGAACACCAATTGGTAGCATTGGAGTGATCACTAGGCTGCAAGAGCGGGAAGATTCGCGAGGTATCACAATTCAATATTGGGTACGTACAGCGGGATCATGTGAAGAATATTGGTTTCGTCATGCGTGGCTGGAGGTAATTAATGCAAGTAGGTGATTTAGTCGTTTTGACCGGCCCTACATGGCGCAAATCTTGTGGCTTAGTTGTTTGGGCTACTGATGGCTGTGTGCAAGTGCGATGGACTGACGCGCCCGACTACGCAACATATCTTAGTCATGAAGATGTAAGGGTGATCAGTACAGTATGAAAAAACATAACGAAAAGATTGTCTGCAAAGATGGGTTCATAATGAGTGTGCAGGCAAATGCCACCGCATACTGCCAACCGCGAGTTGACGACGCAGACCGATACGAAGAAGTAGAGGTAGGCTATCCAAACCAATATGAGCCAATATTGATGCCTTGGGCAGAAAACGAAAATGCGCCTCTCAATACGGTGTATGGTTATGTACCAGCATCGAGAGTTTCGCTAATCTGCGCCAAACACGGCGGTATTGTCTCTGGCGAGCTACCTGCTGGAATTCCGTATATAAAGGCAGAAGAATGAAAATAGGCGATTTAGTAAAATTCGATTACGTTAATGGTCACACGCGAGACATCAACAACAGGATTGCGATATATCTAGGTCCAAAGCCTCTGAAACGCGAGGATGGAAAAATAATCAATAACTTTGCGGTTCAGTTTGTTGGTGAGTCTGTCTCATCGTTGTGCGATGGCTCGTTGATGCGCTGGTTGAAGGTAATAAAATGAAAGTAGGAGATTTAGTCGAGCTATCCAGCAAAGGAAAGAGAATTCAATGGTGCCAGAAATTCAAGCAGAGAACAGGAATTGTTGTTGATGTGTCTACGCAAGATAAAAGGTTGTACACCATTCAAGTGATGTGGATGGGAAGAGGAAGCCAATGGATGCACCGGGATTACGTCAAAACAGTCTCGAAGGGCTAAAAAAACAATTTGATATAATGTATAATCGCCTGCATGAACATTGGCGATTTAGTAAAATACTGTGAAGACGAAAAGAGTCTCTCAGGGATAATAAAAGAAAAGAAAGGCAAGAAGTGGGTCAAAGTGTTGTGGGCAGACAATGTTATTTTCTCAGAGCACGTGGACGACTTGCAGGTCATCGGCGCGGCCTCCTAAAAGCGGAAAACGCGAATCGAAATAATTTTTCTCTTTTTACTCAATTAATGCTTGACAATAAGCACTTTCTATGAGATAATATGTATAGAAAGTCAAAGGAGAAAAGATGCAAGCACAATCCCTTCAAAATGCAATCAGCGTTAAGCAAGCAGAAACCCTACCAAACGGCGTTAAAGTTGTCATGATAGATTGTTGTGATTACTATGACTTCACACAAAAGCCACATGCCGTGAGTTTTGAAGGTCAAGTCTACGGTCGGACAGGCTGGAACAGTGACAAAATGATTGCTTACTACCGCACAGATAAAAAGGTTGCATTTTCTTCTTGACAAACACGACAGCTTGTGAGATAATATTAATATAGAAAGATTGGAGGACAGCAATGTCTAGCGTAAATTTAGAATGGCATGCAGCGATGGATGCTCTTTGTGCACATACAAAAAAGAATTGGTGGAGCACTGGTCATCGTAAATGCGCTGCTGGTGTTAGCGGTAGTGTTAGCCTACAAAATAACAGCGAGAGCAATAATAATAAAAATACTACTAAGGGGAGTAAATGAAGTATTTTGTACAGAGACTAAACTTTAATAATTGGTACGTCGTGAGTGGCCCATTTGGTTGTGAGAACACAGCATACATCCACGCGAAGAACTACGCCAAACGTCAGAGCAACAGCGGTCAAGTACGTATTGTTACAAATAAAGGTGGTGTAGTAAATATCTTATAAGGTAGGGAGCCACAGGAAATAAAAGGATGAAAAGAGGTACGACAGTGAAGTGGTAAGAGAAGCAGCGATAAATGCTAGTAGTATAAAGCACATATATATAGCGTTGTCAAGTGAATAATATCTACAAATATGCTGTGTAACAATTACACATGCGAGGGTAATAAAAATAAAAAAGTACTTGACTTTACCTTAAGGTATGGTATAGTTACTATAGAGGCGAGAGATGTTTAGTACACGATTAAGTAAAGAAAATTTAACGCATGAAGAGTTGCTGTTAGTCTTGCCGTTTGAATGCGGCTATACATGCACAGAAGATGGTAAGCCAGACTGGGACAGTATTGTTACTGCTATATCTCTCATCTCAATTGATGCAATCATGAACCCTCACAACGTATATACACCCCAAATTAATTAACCAACAATATCAATGACTTAGTTTAACTTACGCTTAGTGGAGATAGAAACATGCGCGAGATTAAAGAAATAAAAAAGCTAATAAAGAAACTAGCCACAACCACAGAGTCCACCATTGTAGGGATGGATACAGTTTCCCCAGTGGTTACAGTCACTTCCAAAAGTATTCGCGAGAGTATTAAAAAATAAAATAGTACTTGACATATCCAGTAGGCTATGCTAATATATATATAATGAAAGAGTTAGCAAGAGATGTGTTTCCCCTAGCAATAGTAACAATAATTATCTGCTTTGTTGTAGCTTTGCAAAACCTTTAAAAGGGGTACCCCCCCTCCCCCCTCCTATACCGGAATGTATGTTCTAGTAGTGATTACGGGCACTTATAGCGCGACTAAGTACGTGTATAAATCGCAGCCCAATTTTTGAGATTTTAAGTTTTTTGTAAACTACTTATTATGCGAGGGTTTACCATGAAACTAACCAAATCCAAACTTAAACAAATCATACAAGAAGAATTACAAAATATAATGCTGGAACAGCAACTCCTGGAAGGTGCTGTAAATCCATGTTATAGAGACGAAGAAGGGGTATTTGAACTTATTAATATGGATAACCAATATTCAAAGGTATATTGTGAACAAAAACCATGCAGAGTTGTGAGACTGAAGGGTGAGCCCAGCGATTCTTTAAAAAATCAATGGGAGTGGGTTGGCGATGGGTGTAGTAGATAAAGTGTCTTAAATAAAAGGGTATATTAGCTAATGAAACTAACCAAATCTAGCGCATCGAACTAGTTATTATACACAGAGGAGAACACTATCATGAAAACATTACATCGCTTAGTAAATTGGCTTAACCCAATGCATTGCTGTTGCCAGTGCGGCTGCTGCAAATAGAAGGGTAGCTATAATTATGAAGCTTACTAAATCAACACTCAAACAACTCATACAAGAAGAAATACATGAAGCTGTGGCGCCAGCTGCAGATACAGAAAATAAAGAATTTAAATCAATTGCCCTAGCAACCGCTAGTGATGGTTTTGCAGCTACCCAAAGTGTAAAACATTTTTGTAAATATGCCAAAGCAGCGGGCGTAGCTCACCTTTGTAAGGCGGAGTCTATGATGGGCAATCATAAAAAGCAGCGCGACAATTTTTTTAAATACAAAGAATGGTACGAAAAAAACAAAAATATCATTATGCGTACGCCAAAAGTAGCTAAGAAGCGCTCCGGTGGAGATATTGCAAAAGCAAAGATTACCGGTATGCATAGTAAGTTAGGAAATGTTAAATTAGGCGCGGCAGGCGTGGGTACCGCCGGAGATATAGTTAAAGGTAAGGGCGTCGGTGCCACCTTTAGCGGTACATTCGAAGAAAATCTACGCCGCATTATTAAAGATGTGTTATTAGAACAATTCCAACGCATGCATTAATACATGCAGATCTGCCCTTCAATTGGATGCTGACAATAATTATTCTAAACTCTTAAGAAAAAAATATTTTCGAATCTCGCGTTAATAGTTACTATATGCGTAACGGTACCACTGCTATTATTGGCGATCTGGTTATCCTCGATGGGGATGCGCCCCTCAGTGGTATTGTGTTGGAAACTAGGTATTGGTACAATGAAAGAGACCAAGAACATGAGCGCGATTTGTACGTACAATGGGCAAATGGGAGCCGGTTCTGGTGTTTAGGCCGAGGGGTGGACGTATTCTGCATTACAGTGGAATAAAAAATTTTCGATTTAAGGGCCGAGGTACTATTTATATATATTGGAGGCCGTCCTGTGCAACTAACCAAATTCTACTTAAAACAAATCATACAAGAAGAAATCTCTAATATATTGTTTGAACAAGAAAAAGCATCAAAGGTAACAGCAGCAAATGCATGCCCACCCGGTACCAAAGCACTGAAAGGCGCCAGAGCAGGGCAGTGGTTTTGCGTGATCACGCCTGCCGATGGTACAGCCCCAAGACAGGTACCTTCTAGAAAAGCATGGGCAGATCATAGAGGTAAACAAAAAGAAACCAAAACCGATAAAGAAAGGATGGCTGCATTAAAAAAACTGCAAACGAAAGGTAAACCAACTAGCACTAAAAGAAAAAGCAAGAAAAGCAAAAGTCGTCGACGTACGTCTGGTAAGTGTGGGCCTAGGCCTCCGTTGCGCAGAGGCTGGAAAAAGCTGCCAGCAAAGCACCCAGAAAGAGCAACGTACCGTACATGGTTTAGGTGTAAATATAGAGGTGGTCCTCCGCCGAAGGGAGTCGCAGCTAAAAAGCCTGCGGCACCAGCAAAATCCAGTACGCCAACGGGGCCCAAAAAAGCTGATCCAAAAACAAAGCCGACAGTAAAAGGACCTGCAACTGTCAACCCGAAGGAAATTCAAAGACTGGTTGATCGATATTATGCAGAAAGAGATCCTAAAAAGAGACAAGAAATTCTTGCATCGTTGCGCACACAATCAAAAAACGCTAGTGGTGAAGCAGATAAACAAACTGCATCAAAAGCGTTGCAGGCTATAAAAAACCTTAAGAAAAAACGTATTCCAGGGCAAAATCCAAAGAAAAGCCAGGCGCCTGATTCAGGGAACCCAATTGGGGGAATCAAGGTACCTAATCTTGGAGGCAATATCGCTTCTCAAAGAGAGTACAAGCGTTTGGCGTCATTGCCACCGGAAAGACGTAAGAAGCGGGCCAAAATACTCAGAAGGCGTATAGAAAGATTAGGGCCGCAGAAATACGGGGGCTCTGACAAATATAAAGCATGGGAAGAATTTGTTAAAAAATATGATCCCCAATAAAATTATTTAGACATCCACAAAAAAGCCAACACATCATTTTGTGATTGTAATACTGTTGTCTTCCCTCTATCAAAAACAACATATGTTTGAGCACCAGTAAAGTTCTCTTTGGTAACTTCATTAAACCAATTTTCTACTTTATTAAAATTTTCTTCTTGCGTTACATCTGCTTCTACTGCTAACACGTTCTTCTCTTCAACATATTTTTTAAATTCTGCAGTTTCTAACACAGTCTTTTCGATGTATTGACAGTTTGCACACCAGTCGGCAGTTACATTAACAAAAACTGGCTGTTTATAACTATTATTAACATAATTTTCAAATTTTACCCATTTAACTTCTGGGTATTTTTTTGTCTCTTCTTTCTTCGCGCAAGAAATCAACCCCAATGCGAGAAAAACCAAGAGACACTTTTTGATTGTATTTGTATTCATAGTGAATGAACTCCTTTATTCTTATATACAGATTAACAGACTCTCGGAATAATGTCAAGGAAATATATGCATTTAGTGTATTTTTATACTATTTAATATTAGTAAGGAGATTCCTCTATGAAATTAACAAAATCCAGACTTAAACAAATTATTAAAGAAGAACTAAGAAGCGTTCTTATGGAAGAAGAAGCTAGCGCTTGGTGTGTAAGGGTAAGTAAAGAATTGGCCCAGGGCGAACCTGCTTATAGTATGAGTAAATGTTCGCGATTGTGGAATTCTCAATGTGTTGGCCAAGACGCCACCAAAACCGCTAGCGATGTGCGCAGTTGTGCCATGCGCCCGGGGATGGATGAGGAGCAGCTATCAGCTATAGGTTTACGGCCTCTATTATAGCCAACAACAAGGAAAAAACTAAAAATGAAATTAACCAAATCAAAACTTAGACAAATTATCCAAGAAGAACTAAGAAGCGTTCTTATGGAAGAGCCCTATCCTGATAACGTGCTAGCTTATGTTAATGCGCAGAAGGTGCCGCTGTGTAAACTAGGGTGGTCAATTGCCAATGCACGTAAATTTTATGCTGCAGCTGGTGGAAGAAACACTCCGGAAGATAATGCTAGACAGGCCCGGGCCTATCTAGAAAAATGGGGCAAAGAAGATACGGTCCGTACGCTGGGACTACAGAAATTCTCAGGAGATCCTAGTGCATGTGAAAGTGTGTGGGAAGGATAAACAACATGAAACTAACCAAATCCAATCTTAAACAACTAATCAAAGAATCTTTAACTGATCATATATTGGAACAGCAAGAACTGTTAGAAACACTCCTGAAAGAAGGAGAATATCCATGCTATCAAGACGAAAAAGGGGTGTTTAAACTTATTAATCCACGCTTAAAGGTGTATTGTGGTCAAGGATCATGCAGCCCTGTGAGACTGAAGGCTCCCGTTGATCCAAGTACACTTGGGTCGCAAGTAAAATGCCCTGAATAGGGGCGTTAGTTAAAACTTCTTATTCTTGCCCTTTTTAACCTTTCCCTTTCCTCTCCTGTGATTCTTATTTTTCGAAGAATTATTCCCATAATAATGTCTATTAATTACGGTTCTATTATAAACCCTTTTTCGAGGTGCATACCTGGGTTTCATTCTTATTAGTCGTTTATGTCGACGGTATTTTACCCGTGGCCTTTTATAACGCTTATAGCGTTTATAGCGTTTGTGATGATGTACTTTACCGTGATATCTGATTCTATTGACATGTCTTTTGCGGACAACATGATATTTTACGTAGCGCGTGTGGTGAGCTACGTGTACTCTATTATACGGTATATAAAATAAGTACCCATCCCAACATTCTTCAGGGTGTGAATTATATACCACTTCGTGTGGCGTAACCAACCCATCTCCAACAAATAGTTGTTGTTGACATTCAGCGGTACCTAGTGCAAAACCGTTAGATAACATAAATATTAAACATATTTCCATAATATTACTCCTTATATAACTATTTTTATTGCAAAGGGTGTGCCAACTTAAAAAACAGTTATATACTTATTATAATTATAGCATGAACGTTATAAGTTTCAAAGAAGAAAGTCTCAAGAAAAGGATCAAAAGAGCCTCAGAAAGCTTGAAAGAAGTTAGAACATTAATTTCATATGGCCACTATGAAAGAGTTGAAGAGGCCCGAGAATTAGAGAATAAAATTGATACCTTAGAGAAAGAATTATTAGACTTAATAGAATCCGATTCCTATTAAAAAAATATTAAATATTGTTTTAAAACATGCTAGTATTGTTAGAAGGCCTAGATGACACATAAGGAGGTGTACCATGGTAGATAAAAATTCAAACGCTAAAGTTCAAGAATCGATTGAAGATGTACGTAAAACTGTTGGAAGACTTGCTGCAGCAAACAATGCGTTAGCTGAAGAAGTTGTAGTACTTAAACAAAATTATACACAATTAATAGAAGATGTTAATTCTAGATTTAAGGTTGTGCATGAAAAACTTTTTCGTCCAGGCGGAACAACCCCAACAGTCTAAAATAGATAAAATAATAGAAACAGTAAAAATGTTTTTAATGATAAAATAAAAGGGAATAAATATGCAACAAGGACAACATCAAATTAACGTTGATTTAAAACAAGCAGAAGACGTTGGATGTGAAAAGTGCGAAAGTTTATATTTTACACCAGTAATAATGGTAAAAAAACTTTCTGCTCTAATTTCGCCAACAGGTCAAGAACTTAAGTTTCCTGTACAATGTTTTCAATGCAAAGAATGCGGCCATATCTTAGAGCCGCCAGAAGCACAATAAGCTACTACTTATAATGTGAAGACATTATTTGAAAGTTGGCGTCAATATCTCACCGAAGAAGAAAAATCTCTAGATTCATATGAAAATCTAATTGGATATCTAAATCAAAATCCAGAAGCAAATCAAAATCGTAATATAGATAGTCCTAAAGGCTCTACGAAGGCCTTTAAAGGTGGTACACAACTAGAACTGCCATTTGATTATGGTGAGTGGACGGATGCAATTAATCCAGCCGATAATATGGGCTGGGACTTTGTAATATCTCCCAGTTCAGACTCTAAATCTCAAAATTTAAAACCAGTAGGCATTGTAAAATATGTTGACGGCAATGGAAACGATAAAGTAATAATTGCAGATAACGGAGCAATATCAGAAGAAGACAAAAAAGTTATTTCTGATTTCTTTAACCAACTAAAAGATATTTTTAAAGATGTAGAGTGGTTTTAATATGCCCTCTGATAAATTTCAGATTGGAGATTTAGTACAATTTGATTGCACCAGAAAACTTGGCCTCGTTACAGAAATAAAAAATGCCCCAGAATTCGAACCACCAGAAAAAATAGCAGATGTAAAAGTGCTTTGGCTAGATGGTGAAGAATTTTGGTGTCTAGACTTCACATTAGAGTTGGTTTCACGCACTCACAACTAATTAATAATAATGAAACTACTATTTGAAAATTGGCGAAATTTTAGAAAAGAATCTTTAAACGAAATAACAGGAATGGGCGGACCTTCTGAAGAGCGTACTCTTGATGCCTTAGTAAGCCTTTCTAGTAAAATGACCGTTGAACAGGCAGATACAATAAGACAAATTGTTTCTATTGTAGAACCGACAGGTATTTTATCGTGGCCAGAATTTGCTGCAGCAACGAAAAATTTAAACGATCAGAGAACAATGAAGGCTGGAGGAGAATGGCTTTTAGCACTTCTTGCAATTATTCCTGTACTTGGAAAAGCCGCTGCGCCAGCAAAGGCTGCCAAATTAATGAGAACCACAAAAACAGTTACCGATAAAGGTAAAAAGATGTTTGATGGAGTCTCAGATGGCGCAAAAATGGCCAACAAAATTGACGACGCGGGTAAAGTGTCCATAGAAAAACTCAAAATATATATGGAAACTACTCAAGGCTTTGGTGTTCTTAAAAGGGGAGATATGAATAGACTTTTAAAAATGGCAAAAGAGGGAAAGGCAGTCGGATATTCTGGAAAAGCTTTTCGAGGAGCTAGAGCAAATAATTTCATGCAGCTAGTAGACCAATTAAATATTCCCGGAATTAAAAATCGTAAACCGCTTGATTATATTGCGTACCGCGCGGGCAAAGGACCAAATCCTGCTAATTCTGCAGATTATTTTTTCAGAAAACAATTTCAAGAAGTCTGGAGCCAGCCGGGTAAATGGGTTGAAATTAAACTTCCAGGATCAGGAATCACGATAGCCGCACAAGAAGGGGGAAAATCATTTACAAAGAGTTGGAAACAAGCTGAAAGGTTTGCTGATCAAACAACGGCAACGCATGGCGATAGATTTGAAATTATTTTTCAAACCTCTGGAGATAAATTTATTGATGTTGCCAAAACGCTAGATAAAAACAAAGTCAATGTTTTAAAAACTTTTAGAGATGAGGAAGAGGTGTTAGCGATTGGTAATATTGCAGCTGAAAAAATATTTGTCAGAAGGGCTCAATAATGAAACTATTATTTGAAAATTGGCGAAAATTCCTACTAACAGAAAAGTTAATGCTCAAGCCTGGACCTGATGGATGGGATAAATATAGAGAATTAGTAGCGAAAGCTTATGATGAAGCTCCCATATTTGATCAAGAGGCTGTTGGCGCATTCGAAGCAATAGAGCCATTTGTAGATAAAATGTTCAAAAGAATATCTTCTAGAGTGGATATACAGTTTGTTGATGAAGATCCATATGAGGGGCCAAAAGAAATGTGTGCTGATGCCCTTAATAATGGTATACTAAAGATATGGAAAGGTGGCACAGAACATCAAATATTTAGCCCAGAACTAAATTTAAAGCTACGAGCAGTACACGATTATATGACACACTGTCAGAGAGATACCGATTTTACTTTTGAAGGAGAAATTGCCTCTTATAATGCTCACATGAAGACTGTTCCTCCTTCAGCTGCAGGCGCCTTGTTTACAGAGGTTGTGGGCCAAGCTGCTTTCTTTTTAGATAGAGGGTATTTTCCCCCTCAGAAAATAGCAATATTGCCAGGATTTGATTTTGATCAAGTTGGAGAGGTTGATCCTGAGATTACAGGATATAGATTAGACCCTGAAAGAAAGGAGTTAGTTAAAGTAGAAGTAGATACTCCGGAGTTAGATCCGGAAATTATTAATATGATTGAAGACTACGTTGAGATGCCAATAAAAAATATGAATATCGATAATAATGGCGTTGTCTTGGTTCAACTAGTTGATGAATACGATTCTGAAACCATGGAAGAAATTAAAGCTCACTGGCAAAACTCTGAAAAATATGAAAAACTCAAACAGCTTGGTGTGGATGTACAATTAACTTCAGATGAAATTGCGAGTAGTGAAGAATCACTTTCTATTACAAAGGAATTGTTATAATGATGCATCTAAAAGAAAATAACGAGACTTACTTAAGTCATCTACTATTTGCTGGTAAAATTGGATTAACTTTAATTTTTAGAGGCCTTGTATTTCTTTTGCATGCACTAATACCAGTTTGTAATATACCAGAACGATGGAATTTATCTAACACGACTAATCAACTAGATCAATGGAATACTTACACATTTAGGAGATTTAAAAAAGATTGAAACTCTTATTTGAAAACTGGCGCCAATATCTGAAAGAATCTAAATCTGGTAAGGTTGTTGCCATATTTGGACCATCTGGATCTGGAAAGTCTAGACAAAAAAATATATTTAAAAAACACGGATGGAAGGAATTAGTTTCATTAGTTACTCGCCCGCCGAGGGGCGAAGAAGATGTTGAATATGATTTTACAACAGAAGAGGACTGGTTAGAAAAAGACAAAAGTGGACAATTAATTAATACTAATCAATACGGTGGTAATTATTATGGAACAAAATTAGAAGATTTTTTAAATGCTCAAAAAGCAATATTAGTTACAGACGAAACAAGTATTGATGGAAGTAAGGATGAGAATGACTTAAGGAATGTTGCAGCAAAATACGGAAAAGAATTAATACTTGTTTTTTCGGCGCCTCCATCTACAGAGGAGCTAGAAAGACGACATTTAAAGCGCCTAAATAAAGGAGAGTATAAATCTCAAGAAGAATATGAAGAAAGACTTTCTAGGGCCAGACAAGAAGCCAGCGACATGCAAGAAAAAGTACTTGGATTGGATGAAGATGTATATATTGTGTATGATGATGGGGATGTTGAAAAAATAATTAAGGAACTGGGATAATAAAGTTCTAATTATAATAAAGGAAGAGATTTATAATGACTTTTGAATTAAACATACTTGAAGCAGCTTTCTTTTATGGGGTGTTAATGTTATGGACAGGATCTTTACTTTGGTCAAACAAACGTCTAACAGATAAAATTATATCTTTAAAAATGAAAAATGAACACCTCTGTCAAATCCTCAAAAAAAGAAAAAGAAGACGAAATAACAAATATGTTAAATTAGGAAAAAATGTTTATGTACAAGAACAATATATGAAGGAGGCAGAAAATGCGTATTAAAATCGAAAGGCTTAAACAAATAATTAAAGAAGAACTTAGAGAGGCTGCTGATTGGCCAGACGATGTACACCCTGAATCGAAATGGGCTGCTGGTCCTGTGTATCAAATAAATGATAAGCTTGTTAGCGCCCTACAAGATGTATTACTTAGCGAGTTTGAAGCCGAAGGTAAAATTGGCGATGGGCCTGGGCAAATGCACGAAAATGATCTTGCTTTAGAATTTGAAGAATTGCTGATGGATGCTCTTTTGCCAATAGCTGAACAAGCTAGTTCAATGCTTGGTCATGACCCTGCACTCTCAAAACCAGAAGATGATTACGAAGAGAGCCTTAGACGACGTTATGACAAAGAAGAGGCCTTGGCGCGCAGAGAAGGTCCGTCGACTCCGATGACACCAGAAGAGAGTGCGGGCCTTTGGGACGACGACCAAGAAGATTGGAACTAATTAAATGAAAGCTTTTAAAGAATATTTAGAAGAGATTATAGACCCTGAAGATGTTAAAATGTCTGGTTTTACAATTAAGGATAATTTAGATCCCGTTATATGGGAAAAAAATAAATTAAAAGAATATATTTCTAAACATCTTTATAAAATTGCAAAAAACTTCTTTCAAAATTTAGGCCTAGAATGGTCTCTCGTAAAAGATGTTACCCTAACAGGTTCTTTAGCAAACTATAATTGGTCTCGATATTCAGACGTGGATTTGCATATACTGGTAGATTATTCTCAAGTTGATGAAAATGAAAAGCTGGTAACAGATCTTTTTAGAAGTGTTTCTTCAATGTGGAACAAAACCCACAATATTAGAATTAAAGGCCATGATGTAGAATTATATGTACAGGATTCTAGAGAGCAACACCATTCTACAGGTGTTTATTCAATAAAATATGATAGGTGGAATAAAACACCTTCTAGATATAATCCACAAATTGATGAAGCCAACGTAAAGAAAAAAGCTGCAAAGTTTATGAATCACATTGATGATATATACGATGATTTTGCAGAAAAAAAATATAAATTTGCACACGACGAAGCCAACAAGCTTCGAGAAAAATTAAGGAAATTTAGACAAGGTGGTTTAGAAAAGGGCGGAGAATATTCTGTTGAGAATTTAGTTTATAAAGTTCTGCGCCGTAACGACTATTTACATAAACTATCTAGTTTAAAAATTATGTCATATGATAAAATGATGTCAGTTAATGGAATAGGAAGTGAGATTGTAAAAATCAACATTTAATGGAGCTAAAAATGAAAAAACTTACAAAAGATTATTTAAAAGAGTTAATTTTAGAAGAAATTAGCGCTCTTCGCGAATGACCAGAGAGCCCTATATATAAAGGGCGCAGAGATGAGTCTCATCTCTTTGAAGAAGACGAAGAAGACGAAGAAAACGAATAAAAAGCAGGAGACTGCAAGGAACTAGAAATGTGGGAACTAAAAGATTGAAAAAAATGTTTGCAAAATTAACCTTTAAATCTTTAGGTTCCGGGCCGAAAAAGAAGTGGTGGCAATTCTGGAAATAGGAGTTAATATGAAGAACGGAAAAAACAATGGTTTTAACAAAGTAAAAAAGAAGTCAAAACACTTTATTAAAAGCAGTAAGAAAAACTTATAGAGGTAAAAAAAATATGTGTTTAATTTGTGTAGAGTATGAAAAAGAAAAACTCACGATTAGTGAAGCTCGTCGAAATTTAGAAGAAATGAAAGAAAAAGTAGGTGACTCACACTATAATGAAGTAAAAACAATGCTAATTCAAAAAGAATTAGAAAAATCATGGGAAGCGTTCTTAGGTCAAGACTTCGAATTTGGTCGGGACATCGAAGATGGACTTTTTGATGATGAATATTGGGAAAAAATAGGGTTTGGGGACTAATGAGCTTTTTTAAAAGCTGGCGCCAGTTTTTAAATGAAAATGTTGACCCTTTTGCAACAACAAAAGTACAAAAGCCTGGTGTGACACAACCTGATGAATATAGTGCACCATATGAATATGATGATACGCCGGAAAAGTCACGTGAAACATATTTTGGAAAGAATCCTGATAGTATACAATGTATAAAAGATCTTAGAAATGAATCAATTGATGTTTTTCCTCCTGATTTTTATGATTGTATGGAGAAGGAGGGATACACCAAGCTTGGCGCAGGATCTTTTAGGGCCACTTTTAACGTTCCAGAAAACCCAGAGCTTGTTTTAAAGGTTGTAGGGCCCGCGGTTAATCAAGGTAGAGAGTCTAGAAGAAGTATGGAGATGAATCGGGACGAAGCTCAAGCATTTTATCAAACATCTTCTGACTTAGTACCAAAAGTCTATGACAGTGCCAAAGATTACTTCTGGATTGTTTCTGAAAAAGTCAAAGATATAACATCTTGGGAAGAAATGCAAGAATTTTTCCCTGTTTGGAAAGATGAGCCAACTGAAGATTTCCAGTACTGGTTTCAAAAACTAATAAACACTAAAACAATACCTGAAGTTGCTGCAAAACAAATAGATAAGCGAGCAGAACATACAATAACTTATGGCGACGGTGAAGAGCTAGTTAATGATCCTCTTATATTAAATATTCGCGACCTTTTAGCACAATTTAATCTTCCATCATGGGATATTAGACCATATAATGTTGGATATGCCATGAGAAATGGAAAAAAACAGTTTGTTATACTTGATCCGGGCTTTGGGTTGGGAACTGATGCAGGAACAGTCGCAGGAGAAAACCCTAGAGACGCGGGAAGAGGAATATCAGCTATTTTTGACGATGACATAGCAAAAACATGGCATCCTGCGCCGGAAGATACCGAAACACCGATAATGAAAGAAAATATAACTAAAAATTGGCGCCTATTTCTCGAAAATGCTGAAATTAAGGGCCCAAATGACTTTTTATATGACATTACGACCTCTCCAAGCGAAATCACCATCAATTTACTTGATCCAGTGACAAAAGAGCCCGTAGAAAGCAAAAAAGAGGGTACAAATGCCTATATTTCGCTTGAAAAACGCACAAATGTGCCCCATTGGGAGGTTGCGTGGTCATCTTCGCCCCTAAACAGCGAAAAAGTGGGCACAATCATGTATTTGATGGCTCTAGAGCTAGCTGAAGAAGGTTTAGCGCCCGATTCTTATGAAACTAGTCCCGACGCAGAGCGCGTTTGGGCAAAATTCATGCAAAATAACGAATATGGGGTTGAAAAAGAGAAAAAAGTGGGTGCAGAACACGAAAATGACGAAAATCCCTTCTTTTTTGTGTTTTCTAAGTCGAAAAAGAACATTTTGGACCAATTTTCGGACAAAATTACTCAAAAACAAGGAAAAAGTGAAGAAAAAGACGAATTTGACCCCGAAAAGGAGGAAAAATTCGAATATTTCGACCCTGATGCGTTCGATTGGGAAGATTTAGACGAATTGGACGAAGAAAAAGACCCAACAATGTCAAATGAGCCCTCTGTTGCACACGCGAGAAGCACTTATAGTAGTTTTATTAATAGATTAAGGTCTCAAGGGCCGAACAAAACCGACACAGGCATGTTTCCGGTTGCAAAAAGTAGCTCAAAATACATAAAAAGCGCACCACCGGGGGCTGCCGAGGAGTAATTTAGGGCCTTTTAAAACTATTTATTATAGATAGGAGGCCTAAAAATGCCATTTTTAACCGATTTTTCACCGGAAATGATTGATTTTTTGATAAAAATGGAGAAAAACAAGCAAAAAACGCTTGACGAGAGGCCTTTTTTACAAATTCCAGCCCCAGAAATGACAATTTTACCAGAAAATGAGCAAAAAACCGAAGAAAATAGCGAAATTATCGTCCTAGACATCTAAAAACAAGCTATTTTACCCCTAAAATAACCCCCAAATACCCTTAAAATGGTAATATTTTACTGTTTTTTATGCCTTTTTAGGCTATATTGGTGTACAAAAAAATGGAATATTAATAGTAATAAGAGTATTTTTTGACTAATTATTTAAGATATATCACCATTTTCAAGGAGTGCGAGCATGCATGTCACTAAAAAAAGAATAAAAGAGATAATTAGAGAAGAATTAAGAGGTACTTTAGAAGAATGGGGCGCCTTCGGGTTCCCGAGAGCACTACAAATCGCACATCAAGCGGCCGGGAGTGATGAGACAACCACAGAAGAAGAACCTTTTAAATGTAGAGATGGATATCAACCTTTGCCGGGTACATATAACCCAGAAGAAGACACAGACTGTCATCCGTGGACATCGCCAGGCGTATTACATTTTGATTTTAAAGAAGGTACGTGTAAACAAGGTCAAACAAAACAAACTCCTGAAGGATTCTGGGAGCGAGAATGCGTTTCATATAAAGATAGAGGGTGGAATCTCATGGGCGATGTCAAGCCAGGAGATGTAACTGAAGAAATTTGGGCCCTTGGATCGCCAATGCCGAAGCGTTTCTTAGGAATGTCGACAAGATGGCTTAATAAAAAACGAAAATGGGAGTGGGATGGTAAAAAAGAAGACTTTTTCAAAAGAAGAAATGCTAGAAGATGCCCAGATAGTGAACATTATAAACCACGAAAAGGCGATGGGGGCGCGCCCAGTGAAAAAACTGATAGAGCATGTGAAATTTTATATCCGAGTTTAAAAGATCATTATTCAAAATATAGAAAGTGGAAAAAACGAAAAATAAAAGTAAAAGTTAAGCAAGTTAAGCCAAAGAGAAGGACAGAGTGGCGCTCTGGCGCGCATTATACTCAGGTACATTTAGACAAAGTTAATAAATTGGCCAAAAAAACGAGAGACCCAGACATAGTATATATGCAGACAATTGCGCAAGATCCGGATCCCTCAGTCGACTTGGTTCGGTCACTCGGTGAGGATAAATTAGAAAAGTTTAAGAAATTGGTGGGTGACGGGGTAATAAGATATCATAAAAACTGGATTATCACCAATGCGGGCAAGAGTACAAGAAGAAAACTTGGGCTCCCCAGAGGGTACCCGCCAATTGGGCAAGATTAACAAAAACAATGAAACTAATTCTTGAAAATTTTCGTAACTATCTAAAAGAAATTAAAAATAGATGGGAATTTAACGTATTAGTTCGTTTAGAAAAGGACGCAAACCTTTATGCAGATATCTTTGAGAAAATTCGTGCAATCCCTGGTGTTACAATCGTAAAAACCAAAGAACAGCAAAGAAATATATCAAACTCGCAAAAAGCAGCAGTACTAGAAATAAAATGTATTGTCAATGAAACTGGAATGGTAAATTACGGCATATTTCTTAAAAAACAACTGTCGACATTGAAAGATGAATCAGGAGATAGGATATTGGGTGTACAATTTTCTTCTCCTCCAGTTGATATATCTCAGAAATAATTTTAAAACAAACGTTTTTTATTGTATCCTAAACATAGTTATAATGTGAGGTATAGGATGTGTCCTTCAAAAGACTAATTTATATATGCCTTGTTATTATATTTGCTTTACTCTTTATAGTTTCATGCAGCAATAATCAACAGGGCGGAAATGGAAACAATGAACACGTATATACATATCCAGAAATTGAAGATGTTAGTGAGCCAGACGTAGAAGAAGATATAGAAGAAGATATAGAACAAGATACATATTCAATATATACAGATCCCTGTGTTGAGTGCGCGTGGTACTTTTGCGGCAACTTAGACGTTGTTTGGCAAAAGCAGATCTGCATCAACAATTGTAATAGCCCCCCAACTATAGTTTTTGAAGGTGAATGTGAAGCACATTTAGAGTGTAATCCATCACAGCCAGTTCTAGAGGCTAATATTCCATGCACAACAGAAGAAGGATATCCCGGGACAAAAGATAAGCTCTGTAATAAAGGACAGATACAATATACAAACTGCAAATCAGACTGCTCAGAGGAGGTCTGTGACCTTATAGACAACGATTGTGATGGAGAGATCGATGAAGGCGTTATTAACGCTTGTGGGCAGTGTGGAGACGTCCCAGAGGAAGTTTGTGACTTTATAGATAACGATTGTGATGGTGTAATTGATAATGGTGTTGCAAATGCATGTGGTGGTTGTGGAAAAGAACCTGAAGAAGTTTGTGACGGCATTGATAATGACTGCGATGGTGAAACTGATGAAGGACAGCTAAACGCATGCGGCAAGTGCGGGCCCGTCGATGATGAAATATGCGATGGGATTGATAATGATTGTAACGGCCTAATTGATGAAGATTTAATAGACAAATGTTCTACAGACTGTGAAGAAAATCTACAATATTGTGTTGGTGGTCAATGGATTTGTACGGCAAAGCAACCTAAAGAAGAAATCTGCAATGGTTTAGATGATGATTGTGATGGAAAAGCTGATGAAGGCTTAGATTGCCTTTGTACAAAACAAGATATTGGTACTTTATTTAAATGTCAAGAAAGTCCATTAGTTTGCGGCGCAGGTTATAAAACATGTGAGTGTGCAGACCCTACAGACCCAACATGTGCTGAACTACAATTAAGTGAATGTTTAGCCGCTTGTCATTGGCTTCCACAAACTTTATCCCCGGGAGCAACATGTGATAAATACCTAGGTGAGATAAAACCAGAAGAGTGTAATAACCATGATGATAACTGTAACCAATTAATTGATGAAAATCTCTTTGCAGGCTGTTATAGCGGACCTCCACAAACAATGCATGTTGGTATCTGTGTTCCCGGCGAAATGACTTGCATAGCGGGAACGTGGGGCAATTACGACGACAACAATCAGTTTGTTAAAAAACTATGCTTGGGTGAAATAACACCAGAGCTAGAAGATTTATGCAACGGCACTGATACTAATTGTGATGGTATGATCGATGAAGATAAACAACTTGAACCAACAGATATATTATTTATTGTGGATCTTTCAGGGTCGATGGTAGAGGAAATTAACGCTGTCATGACTGCTCTTAATAAATTTGCGACTCACTATAGTGATTCGGACGTAGTTAAGTGGGGCCTTGTATTTACTGCCTCTTATGATCCAGTCGCGTGGAAAGAAAATGTAGTGCTTCAGACCGACTTAGTTGATTTTGATACATTTATGCAAATATTCCAAAACTCCGGCTTTTCATTAAACGGTGGTAGTGAGCAAAACTATGACGCCATTTATCTTGCAATTCATAATTTAATTGGCGCCAACGGCCTTCCATATCCCCTTGCAGATTTGCAGTGGATGGGAACATGGGTATCAGAATCAAACCCACCTAAAGAAAAATGGGATATTAGTTGGCGAGAGGACGCAAAACACGTGGTAATCGTTTTTTCTGATGAAGCTGGACAATCATATCTTATACCTGAGATCACTGAGGCTACGCTAGTCAATATGATTAATGCAGCTGATGAATTATCTTTCTACGCCTTTACACACGAGCTTTTATTAGATTTTGGTTCGGCAGATAATTATGAAGCATTAGCAGCTGCTGGTATGGGCGGTAAGGTTTATCCCTTAACAATGAAGGCGATTGAGATGTATAATAGTCTTCTAGAAATTTTAGACGAAACTGCTTGTGGTAATAAAATTAAAAAAACAAACTAAAAGAGGTAAAAAATGAAAAAATTAATGATGCTTTTTATGGTGGCGACTTTTATGGTTTCTTGTGCCACCACTCAAAATGAACACTTAGATCCATATGCTAATATAACAATTCAAAACGTAAAGAATAATTGTAAACCGGCTGAAAGTTGGAATGTTGGTGTTTTAGGTCGACCCGCAGTAGTTGTTAGATTTGACAACTGTTTAGATGTTAAAATGCTCTTAGTCGTTGCAACAGACGAAAATACAGAAATAGAAAAAATTCGTAGACCTTCTATGGAGTTATTAACTCTACATTATATTGAATATCTAAAACGCGTAGATCCAAAAGGATTATACTCTAATGCTAAAATAAAAGAGGAAGTTTCTGAAGGCTGGTTAACGTTCTATTATACTATAACTTATACAAAAGCGCCAAAACCATGAAACAAATAATAAGTGAGAAAATTTTAAAAATTTTACTCATAATTTTATTTTTATTAAACATTGTAGACACCGGTGCAACACTTTATTGGATAACAGAGGGATTTGCCTACGAGAGAAATCCTCTTATGCAACACTGGTTAGATTTAAGCCCCACGTTATTCGTGTATATAAAATTATTTTTTGTTAATTTTGCTATATTATATTTGTGGTCAGTTAGAAAAAGGGTATTAACACAAATATTAATAATTCCCATTATAATGTTGTATTCATATGTTTTTATATTACATTGTAATATTGCATATCACGTTTTTATAACTAATTAATAGTATGAGAAACATTTTTTTATATATTTCTGTTTTATTGTTTTTAATTGTAAGCTGTGGGCCACAATATGTCAAAGATCCGAACGCCAAAGTACTTGTTACTTCACAATATGAAGATGGTCCTGTAAAAATAATTTTTCAAGATGATTGTAATCCACAATTAGATTGCAAAGATAAATCAGAAGCAGAGTGTGCTGTCGCCCTTTATCATGATTCTGATAATTTTATCAAAGAAGGAAAAAAATTAATTGAAAAAAAATTATATTTGTCGGCTAGCTTAGAGTTTATGCAAGCTCTCACTAGATTATCTGAAGCTGAGATAAGATTAGAAAGGGCAAAATTAGATAATTTTCAAGACTATCAAATAGTCACACAGTTTGGTTTAGAAAAAAAAATAAAAGATAAGATCGATACTTGTCAGAGATTAATTAATTTTTTAAAGTGGAAAAGAGGACAATAAGTTGAAGCTTGATTTAAAAACAGCAATAATGATAGGTACTTTATTGTTCACTGTATCGGGTTTCTATTATACAACTATAAGTGATCTTAATTCTCTTACTTTGAAAATAGAGGCTCTTGAAAGTGAAAATAGAATACAACAGAAAAGGCTCGATTTATTAGATAAGAAATTAATTAGAATGAATAAAAAATTAAAAGGTTTAAACAATGTCAATTGATAAAATTTTAGATTATTATAAAAATAGACATCTCAGCAGAGTTGAAAAAGGTTTGCAATTTAATAAAAATGCCTCTGAAGAAGTTAGGGAGGCGCTTACTAATTTAGTTAAAAATATTAGTGTAAGGGATGTGGATTTAATTACACGATGGGAAGGCCTTTATAGGGGGGTATATAGTGAACACTCTCCTAAAAAGTGGCAAAGCAAAGGAAACAGAAGACCTGGAAAAGATGGTTGGTATCGTTTTTATGTAAATGGGCGGCATGTAGGGCAAGCAACAATTGGATATGGGCACGTTCTTAAATCGCACCTTGCCGGTGGAAAAATGGGAGAATGGTGGGCGCCATATTGGAAAGATGGCGGACAAAAAATTACCAAAGAAGAAGCCATTGAATTAAAGATGTATGATGCCATGGCAGTAATATATGGTTTGGTGAGAAAGTTCACGGTGGCGCCAACAAAAGGTCAGTTTATGGCTATTGTATCTAGAATGTTCAATGCGGGGCCCGGAAGTGTTACTGCAAATAGGCTCGTTAGATTAATTAATAAAGGAAAAATTAGCCAAGCCAATAAAGTTATGATGAATGCTGGTAACTGGGCCTTTACAAAAAAATATGAAGATCCAAATTGGTGTGAAAATAATATTGATAAATACAGAAATCATAAGAAGTACCGAAAAATTAAAACGGATGCAGAGAAAATAAAAAAATGTAAAAGTAGCGTAGCATATAGCAAACGATATCGTACTGGCTGGAGAAATAGAATATGTGATGAATACGGAACATTTTCTGGAAAGGTGCCTAATGCTCCATGGTGCCCAAAATATGTACAGAACAGATACCGAGGAAAAGCAGTCGGGGATGATTATGCTGAAACAGAGATAGAAAAACAGCAGAAAAGTTGGCCAAGAATATATATTGCCGGAGACTCGAATACATACGGTCATTGGAAGAGACATGGAGCTTCTTTATTAAAAAAGTATGGTGAAGATAATAGAATTATTAATGTGTCTAAAATTGGATACACATTGGGAAGGATAAGAAATTCTCTTAAAAAAGCTGATGGTGCAAAGGTTGTTTTTATAGGCTCAGCCGGAGGAAACAATGTGCAGGCAACGAATACAGAGGAACAATGGATATATCCAACGGGATCAAAAATTAAAGAAGTAAAAAAATTAATGAAAAGATTAAAAGAACTTCAAGACGGTGGTACCGAAATTATATTTTATGGAATTCCCTTTGGTGGTAAATGTACGAAATATAGTAAAAACCGTGGTTATGCAGACGTAGCGCTACAAGCAGGCGCCAAAGAATATGGTATACCCTATACATCCGTTTTTGAAAGAACAAGAAAATTTAGAGGGTGCAAGAGCGGTGTACACTATGCGTCAAAAGCCCGGAAAAAAGCTTACAGAGAAATGTTTAATGAATTGACGGGCCCGGATGGTAAAGTAACAAAAGAAGATTTGCAAAGATTTATAAAAAGTAAAAGGGGAACCACGGACGCGAAAAGAAAATTTTTAGCCAATGTCTTTGGCATAAAGCAATTTGATATTGTTCCTTTAGATAAAAAATATGAACCTGGAAAAGAATTAACAAAAGCAACAAAAGGCATTAAAGGGTCTGATTTGAGTGACGAAGACTTTACAAAATCATTTTCTGGTGCTGTCGACGAACTTTCTGATGAAAATCTTGAAGCATATGCGAAAGCAATGTTTGATAAAGGAGAGGAAGAAATTGAAGTTGCGCAGAACGAGGGTATAGAAAAAAATAATAATTTAAATTGTCTATTTGAAAATTGGCGCGGCTTTTTAAAAGAGGATTAATTTATGAAACTCCTATTTGAAAATTGGCGAAAGTATTTAAACGAACAAGAAGAAAAAAAAGTTGTTACGTTTGATTTTGATGATACCTTGGCGAAATCAGATTTTAATGATGAAACCGGTACATGGAAACACGCGGGCCCTTATGAGCCAATGATGAAAAGAATTAAAGAATTTATTAGGGAACCAGATGTTGTAGTATATGTTGTGACTTCCAGATATGAAGACAGAGAGGCCCAATCCTTAGAAAATGAAGAGCAGCGCGCTGTGCAAGAGTTTCTCGATGAACATGGATTAAATGTAGATGGGGTATATTTTACCAATGGCAACGCTAAAATTGAAACTCTTAAAAATTTAAACTCGTCGATGCACCATGACGATGATCCAGAAGATATTTTAGACGCCGAAGAAGCTGGTCTCGAAGCAATCCCTTCCGATCCTTACGGTATTTTTGGAAAATTGCGGAATGCTTACGAAAAAGAAAGAAATCAAAAGGCAGAAGAATCAGGGGAATTAATGTATGAAAAAAACGTTTGAAAATTGGCGAAAATTTCTCACTAAGGGACACAAATGTTAAACAAGAAATATATTATATATAAACAAAAACAGTTGGAAAAAAAAAGGCAGCGTGAGGCCGAATTAGAAGCTAAAAAAGAAGCAGAGCGAATTGCTAAAATGGAAGCGCTGATTCGCGAGCAAGAAGAAATTGCAGCACGTGTAGATCTCCTTTTAGAACAACAGGAAGATGAGCGCTTTCGTCAAGAAAATATTCAAAGAAAAGAAAAACTAGAAGAAGAAAGATGGGACAAACAGATTGACATTTTATTAGCTAAAATAAAAGATGACCGGATCCAACGAGAGAATAATAAGCTTGAAGAAATAAGGATTATAATTCAAAATCGTGAACCCCCTCTTCAAGAGCTTGATTGGGCTAATTGGTTATCCAATCCCGTTAACCAAAGACTAGCTGATTTAGATTTTAATCGAGCAATGGAAATATTTAAGCGCGACAACTTGATGGCAAAACGGCGCAAGAGGACCGGCGGGCGCAAGAAAAGAATCCCACAAGCAGCAGTTAATTATGCATTGTCATTTACTGGCGATACAAATGTCGCCACCAGGAGGGGAGATTTGGTAGCAACTGATTTTAATCCTGATGATTTTAGTCTCGCATCAAAAGGATTTACTATATCTTATTGGGTTAGACCAGATGAACTAGGCTCTGATATGTTTGCAATTGGAAGAAAAGCTCACAATAACGAAAGATTTACATTTGGTATTAGTAGAAATACCAAAGGATATTTTGGTGTAGGAGCAAATCAATCTGAAAGAAGTTGGGAATTAATGCTTGATACAGCAGGGATAGATAAATCTACACATTTAACACAGGATGGTGATGATTGGATATTAACAATTGGTAAATGGTATCATTTTGCAGTAACATATGCAGGTACTGATGCGGGAATAAACAATATGTTGCGTAAAATATATATGAATGGACAACAAATATGGGGTACTGGAGTGTCAGATCCAACATATAAGGGTAATATAAATTGGAGCCAGACAGGTACAGAAATGAGTAAGGGTTTATCTTTTGGTATGCGCGCAGTAAGAGGTTCAGGAACATCTACTAGTTATAATAACGGATGGGCTTGTGGTCTTGATGAAGTAGCTATTTATAATGAAGAAAAAAATGCTACTTGGATTGCGAGTGTATATGATGGTGCAACTAGTTATAACCATACAGGCGAAAGCGGCCTTGTAGGATATTGGAGATTTAATGAAGGCTCTGGGACTAGTGTTGAAGACTTATCAGGAAATGGTAATCACGGATTATTAACTAATGATTCACATGGCGATGATGGTGGCGCCGCTTTCGCTTCAGGAACACCAACGTGGTTCAAGCCACCAACAGGATACGGACAATAATGAAATTACTATTTGAAAATTGGCGAGAGTATATTAAAGAAGCTGAAGAAGAAGCTTCTGAGGATGCTGTATTAGATTTATCAAAAGAGTTTGATTCTGGCTTTTGCAAATACAATCCCCTTATAAATGAATACGCACAATACTCTCCAGATCAATTAGCTGATGTATTGATGTTTGTAATCGGCACACAACAAATGAGATGGTATGATGTGGTACCAAAGTTTCCAATATTACTAAATTTTGTTCATGAAAATGATGGATTAATGACTGATAGAAACTTATTGAATCCTGGTGAAGACAAACCAAGATATGATTTTTCTGGCTTTGGACAATTGGTTATGGGACCAAGGAAACATGCAATTGATTTTTTGTGGAAAAATAGAGAAAGCATATATTCCAGCTTCAGCCCTCTATTTGATGAGTATAATAATTCTAATGGTTTAAGAAAAGAAGAGGCCTTATTTAATATTTATCTACAAACAATAACACTACCAGGATTTGGTTTACCTAAAGCTGCTTTTGCCACCCAACTAATTATTGGTCGTTTAGGCTGTATTGATTCAATTAATTTAAATATTTATAAAGGTATTTCGCAAGAATTTAATATATTAACCCCGGGAGATAAAGGATTTAAAACTCCATCAGTTACGGCATCTGGTAAAAAAGTTATTCAAGCTGGTGAGTTTGATAGTAATATAATAAAACTTACTTCTGGTGGAGTCGAACTAGCACAAAAATATGTAGAATTTTTAAGACAAATCGCAAAGGAAACGGGCGCTGATGATATCTCCCGAAAATTGTGGGATTCCTGGGTTGAATTAGTAGCTAAAAAAATTAATATAAAAGATGATCTTAAGGTAAAAATGCCAGATGGTTCTGAGCATGTTGTGCCAAATGATTATTCAAAAAGCACAAAGGGTGTCGAGAAAAATCCTTCAGCAGCTTTTAGAAAAAAATACATAGGAAATATAACCGGCAAAGATGTTTCAAGACAGCATCATATTCCAACAATGTATGAGAACAAAAAGGATCCACTTTTGTTTGAAAGCTGGTCTAAATATTTTTATCAGTCTTTAAACAAAAGTTTTAAAAGTTTTAAGGTTACTGTAGGAAAAAAGAAAACTATTTAGTTATATAATGCACTGTAAAATAAATAATAATACACCACACGATCTAGGAGAATTAGAGGGTTTAGTTAATAAATTTTTACCTTTTGCACAAAAAAGAATAGGATTTAATAGACCTCCAACAATTAATTTTTTATCCGATGAAGAAAACTCCAGAAATCCTCTTGGAAGAACTGCACATTATGATCCCTCGAATATGGAAGTATCTATCTTTGTAGATGGGCGCCACATCAAAGACATTTTAAGATCCCTGTCTCACGAATTGGTACATCATAATCAGAATTGCCGCGGCGACTTTGATAGAGAATTTTCTACTGAGCCAGGGTATGCACAAAATGATGAATTTTTACGTAAAATGGAAGAGGAAGCATACCTTGAGGGAAATCTTTGCCTTAGAGATTGGGAAGACGGAATTAAAACAGAGAACAAAGTGTTATATGAAACTATTTATAAGGACGCCTATATAGTAGGAGAAAAAAACATGTCAATTAATGATTGGAAAAACAAAGAACTCAATAACCTTTTGATGGAAAAATGGGGATATAAGGCACCAATTAATGAAGGCATCTCAATGGATGAGGTGGATTATCAAACTGGTCAGCTAACTCTTGGAGAAAATGACGAAGAAGAAGAAGACGACGACGACAAAGAGTCTCTTAACGTCGATAATATCCACCAAGACCCTCAAAGCGCAGAGTCTCGTGAGTCTCGTTTGACAGAAATAAAAAAAAAACAAATTTTAAAGTAATACTTAAAGAAAGTAATTACAAACCCCGCCTAAGAAAAAACCTCAAAAAAAAAGGTCATAAAAAGTCTCGTCTTTTATTAGAGGCTAATCCCGTCGAAAAATCTATTCGTGAAAAATTTAAAGAATTCTTTGATATAGGTGTAAAAGATTTTAGAGATATTCTGCGCGCGTCGCTTGGCAGATCTGCAGATGAAATAGAAAGAGGAATAATAGAGAAGCTGCTTGACCCCGTTGCTGAAACTTTAAATGAGATGATGGAAAGGGGTGTAATAAAACAAGCGACTGACGGTACTTTAGATATACCAGATATTGTATTACGAGAAATTAAAGATGAAATAACGGATGGTCTGCGAGATAAGGAAGTTAGAAAAGCATTTTGGGCCGGAAAAAAGAAGGCGCCTGGTATAGTAGATGAATTAGCAAGAAGATTAACTCAAATATCAATCGATTCCTTTCAAGATATGCTTGATAGGGGTTCTCGACGGATAGTTAATGCGGAAAAATGGATAAAAAGAATGGATGATGCGGGGAAACCCGCGTGGAAGACTTTTGACGACAACATGAAAACCAGGGCTGCCAACATGATTGCAGCCCAAGAGGACGACATTTTAGACGTCTTGAGCTTGATGTGGTCCGAGTTGATAAGAAAGAATGCGAAGGGTTCGCGTGGGGAAAGGCTATATCCAGATACCGATGCGGGGCGCAAAGCCTTTGAACAATGGTATAATGAAACAGGAAAACATCTTACACGTGCAAGAACAGAAGTGTGGTTAAAATCTAGAGGCCTATATGATGACACAATGAAAATATTAGGAAAAGGTGCATCAAAGGCTCTTAAACGAACGAAAGAGCGCTATAAAGAAGCCAAAGAATTATTTAATAGTAATCTTAAAAGCTTCGCGCCAGGTATATTTAAAAAAGCCAGGAATACCGAAGCGGCATGGTTGGCATGGGCTCAATATTTAAAAGCGCAGAGTGAGGCTGGTGGCGTTGATATGTTTGCTTTGGCTATGAACAAAGGTAGGCGACGCGACGTTGTGAGAGAGATGATCGAACATTTTGAAGCAAAAGGTGGAAGATATACAGAACTAGCTCCTGAATTAGCTGAAGTATATGTTCAACACTTTCATAAATTTTCAAAACAGTTTTTGCGATGGTGTAGATGGCGTGGCCGCTTTCGTGGGAAAAAATTTGGAATACACGACATTGACTTCAACCCAATAACTTGGGTTAAAACGACAGGATATGCTCTTCCAATGCTTTGTTCGGCAGCTGCTGTTGGTGCAGCCTGGTTACTTCCTAAAAGTGTTGAAGACATAGGTAAACTTTCTAGAGGCGAGTCGCTAGAAGATTCACCAGAGGCAGCATGCGATAAACAGCTAGCGGAGATTCCAAAAGAAGAGGTAATGTTAGCTAGGATATTGATGCCTAATGACAGTTGTCGAGAGGCCATGTATAAAGAATTGATGACAAGATTTAAAAATCGGAATGAGTGGACGAAGGCCGAGGCCTTGAAACAATGTTATGAAAATTCCGATAAAGAACCTAACGAAGACGAGTGCGCGGCACTGAATAACTTTTATGATGGTAAGCTATTTGATTTTGCACCAATTCCTGATGATCCGTATACGCAGCCTGTTGATGTGGAAGGTAGACCAGTACCAAAACCCAGCTATGATTTAGAGCAACAGCTTCCATCAGGCTGTACTAAGAATAGAGATTGTTACACAGGAATGATTTGTAAGAATGGTAAGTGTGTAGACGAACCAGATCCAGATTTTGATGATATTTTTGAAGTCAACAAATCTTTGTTCGACGATATTTAATCGCTAGGGGAGCTAATAGATGAATAAAAAAGATTTAAAAAAAGAGATAAAACTAATTTTATTAGAAAATCCCGAATTATTAGAAGAGTTAGACTGGAAAGATATAAAAAATGCTCTAAAACAGACCATGAATCTTCCCGGCCGTTTGGGAAGGCGCGCCGCAGATAAAATATATGATTTGACACAAGACCCATCTGGTCGTACGGCTGGTGGGGGCGTTCTTCAAAGAGGTGGTGGTAAAACTAAAGTACCGGCACATATCAAGCAGCCGTTCGAAAAAACAGAATGGTCATGGGGAGATATTGGTACCGGCGAACAAATGGGCTTTCATACAAAAGGTGGATTTACCACTAAAGATAGATATGAAGATGAAACAGAAGATACACTACAAACCGGTAAAGCCGCGGCTGCAATTGCGCTCTTGGGGCTTGGAGGGGGAGTGGGCGCCACAGGCGCCGCACTAAGAGCGGGGGCGCCCTATCTAGCGCATGGAGCCAAGTGGTGGTGGCGGGCAGGACCTAATATGTTATTAAGGTGGTTAGCAAGATATGGATGGGCCTGGAAATATCCAAAAGCTGCAAAAGTAGTAGCATATCTAATGTTTCACGGATTTATTGAAGGTCAAATTTTGGATCAACTCGAAAGCTGGGATTGTACGTGGACGGTACCGGGCACTAATATTAGACCATATGATATGGCTTTAAAATATTTAGACGGTTTTCACTATATTGAAAAAATAATCGCAAGAATAGTTCCTGGTGGTTCTGTTGGAATAGTTTTTGGTGAAGATGAGAAATACGGCGGCCATCTTAAAATGAACAAAGAAGAAACAATGTCTATATGGAATAAGATCGTACAAGATTTTAGTAAATTAACTAGAAACAAAGAAGATCATCAAAGACTAATGAATATTCAAGGAAACATAGAACAAAAAATAGCAGAAATAAAGGCAATGTGTGCCGAAGATATGCCAAAAGACTGGGGAGTTGAATTAGATAAAGAAGGGAAGCCAATACCAGGAGAGTCACAAAAGCTTTATTATGATCCAAAAACTTGTAAATTTGATAAAAAAGGTAAAATTATTCCCGGGAGTTGTAAATTAGAAAAAGTTTGGAGACCAGAACAAGAAGAATTAATTAGTGCTGATTGTTGTCCGGGTTTAATAAATAAATTAAAGCAATTACAAGAATATGTCGACCGGGAGACTGAATTTATTGCTCACAGAGCACATGTAAATAGAATCAAAAGAGCAGACAGACAAGATAGACAAGAAGAAATAGCAGATATTGATTTTGATGATGATCAAGTGGAGGATGCGCCTGAAGTGCCTAGTCACGCAGATGATGAAGGAGGCACTCTGGGTGGAGATACCGGAGCTATGGAAAAAGAAGATTTAAAAAATTTAGGCACCAGAGGCGCACTTTAGGAGTAATTTATGGGCACATCAGGACATATGCAACATCCATTTGACATACCAGATGTCAAAACAGGGCAAGACTTAATAAACTATTTCGAAAGAATTGCAGAACATCTCTCTACAAATCCCGGAAGTGTTAAGTTTGACGGTATTAATGTAAGCTTTAAACTTGTCGATGATGAATCTACCCCAACTGGAAAAGACTTCAGGATGGATCGTGGCACATCTGCACCTGAATCTGTTAGAGGTATGACGGCGGCCGATGCTTATAAAAAATGGCCCGAAGGTCATGGTATGCCTCCCGCAATTGATGAGCTTCTAAAAATATTTAATGAAGCGCTGCCGCAAATTGAACCAGAATTAAAAGCTCTTGGAATGTGGGATGATCCCACTAAATATTTTAACACAGAATATATGAAAAAGGGTAAAACTAACGTAATTGAATACGATGAAAAAATATTAGCCCTTCATGGCGTCAATCAATTTTATGAAAAGAAGGCTCAACCACATAGAATTAGAAAAGGAATTGGTATAGATCGACCAGGATTAGAAAGACCAGTGGATCCAGAAACCGGAAAACCAACAAAACATGGCAGCACAGAAATATCTTATGACCGGGGCGCTTTAGAATCTATTATTGAGAAAGTGAAGCCTATCGCGGAACAGCATGAAGTTAGCTTGGTTGGCGATGTTTCAACTCAATTAGAATCTGATGTTGATTTTTCTGAAACATTGTCGACTCCATTTTCTATACAAATGACAAGCACAGAAAGTGAAACTTATCCATTAAAAGATTGGTTATCTCAAGCAGTTAACCCATTTGATGCAAAAGTACAAAAGCGTGATGGTAAAACAGCTTGGGCAATAAGTAAAGAGGTTTATTTTGCCGTTTTAAATGGTACACCTCTTATGGAATGGTTAGAGACTCCAGAAGACGTTAAAACGGCCATTAACGGCGCGCTTTTCAATCACGCGACCCATGAGTTGGGTATGGACGTTAAACGCGCCTCAACAAGCTCTAAAGGCGGTTTAGAGGGTCATGAAGGTATTGTTATTAGAGGTATTGATGATAGACCTGTAAAAGTGACTGGAGATTTTATTACAAAAGGCGCCTCGGGAGCAATAAAAGATAAGATTAAAGCTGATAAGGAAGAGGAAATAATCTCAGAAGTTATTGAAGAGCCAATTGATTATGAGTTTGAGATAGAAGATGATTTTGAAGAATCTGGTGAAGTAACTGAAAAGAAAACTATTGCTGTATATCCCGGAAGGTTTCAGCCCATGGGTAGACATCATGCAGAAGTTTTTAAAGAGATATTAAATGATCCAAAATATGATGAAGTTTTTATTGCCACATCAGATACTGTTGATATGTCAACAAAAGAAGGAACTCCAAAATCTCCATTCAATTTTCAAGAAAAGAAACAAATTATTCAATCTCACGATATTTCATCAGACAATATTATTAAAGTAAAAAATCCATATAACGCAAAAGAAATATTACAGAACTATAATCCTGAAGAATATTCTGTTGTTTATTTAGTTGGCGAAAAGGATATGAAAGAAAGTCCTCGATTTCAAAAAACAGAAGGCACTACAGATGAGGGCTGGGAATGGCAGATTGGAGTTGCGCCGCATGTTTCAATTGATGTGCCGGGCCACGGAGAAATGTCTGGTACAACACTAAGGACGGCACTAAAAGGCTCAGATCCTGAATCATTTCAACAAATAATGGGTTTTTATGATCCGCTTATATATGATTTAATTAAAAATAAATTAAGACAATTGGAGGAAAACCAGCTTCCGCTGGGTATCTTTCTGCGGATGATAGAAGAGAGTTTAACAGGAATGTATGGTCAGGCGGGCGCCACTCTAGGATATTATAATACCGGTAAACATCGTTTTGATGATGGAGAGGAATGTGACCCAGATATAGAAGATTGCGATGAAGAGTTGGAGGAAACTTCTTCTATGGGTGGTGGTGCTGCGGAGATGGGTGCAGGTAAGAGAGATAAAGCCAAACCACAGGGGTTAATTAGAGAAGTAGAAGACTATTTATTTAGAATATTAGGAGTGAGTTCAATGCATGCAGAAGAAGAAAGGCTAAGAAAACTTATTAGAAAAGGTATCAAAGTTATAAAAGAAAAAAGAAAGAATATTCATTCTGAAGAAAGTAAATTAGGAGAAGTTATTCGCCAAGTCATACCGGAAGTTGATAGAAAAACTGCAGTGGCAGATAAAGTTGTACACAAAAACACTGGAATTAATGTTTTAGATGATTTATTAAAAAGAATTATTACGCAAATCGAAGATGCTTATACTAATTTGTCATCGAGCGAGAAAGAAAGAAAATCTTTTAGATATCATTTTTTAGTTAATTTCAAAAATGCTCTAGCTCCTATTGATGCAAACAGAGTGGCCCCCGGAGACGCCCAAATGCAATTAGCAGAATTAGATTTTAAAGTTGGAGTCGAACAAGATGATATCACTAGTGAACCTGATGAGTCGAAATTTTTACCTGCCAGATCTAAAGATATTGAGCAGGCAAAAGAAGATGAAGAAGAAGAAAAAAATGAGTTTATAAAGTTAGATTCAGACGACCCTTATGTCCAACAAGGGGCTTCAGAGTCTGAAAAAGCATGGAATGATGTACAACAGCAGATTGTTTCCTCATATGAAAGATTAATTGCTCCTGAAGATGCGCATATATTTAAGGACTGGGGACTTACAAACCTTAAGCTTTATTTTGATAAATTCGAAGGAGAAATGTCTGATCAAATTGGAGAAGAACCAGAAAGTCCGGACTATCCTCAAACTGAAGAAACAACAGAAGAAACTTTAGAGGAGGTATATAATATATGAAACTAACAAAATCAAAACTTAAGCAATTAATTAAAGAAGTTATAACAGAGCAGCAACAGCTTCGCGATGATCCGTTGCAACATGCGGTAGCAGCATATCAAGAGATTAAGGCTATGCGCAACTATAGCGCCAGCGCTCTCAAAGAGCTGGAAATTGCAATTGTTTCCTTGCGGCAGGCTGCTGGGTATTCCAAACCGAAGATTTTCGAGGACGTACACAAATAGGAGTCTACTATGAAACTAACAAAATCAAAACTTAAGCAATTAATTAAAGAAGCATTCGAAGAAGACGAACGACACGATCTACATCTCTCTAGACATAATTTGAGGGAAGCTGAAGGAGTGATGGCGGAAGTAAAAGATCTTCTGCAAACATGGGAAAGCAACCCAGGCACTGTTGAAAGTTATCTTCAAGATCTCTTAGAATTAATTAATAATATAAAGATAAGTAACTAATATTTTAAATAATATATTAAATTAATAATTATAATAAGTTATATTAATTACTTAAATAGGGTATCATGTTTTGATACAAAAGTAAAGATGGTTTGGAAAAAAAAGAAAAGACTCTCAGGTAAAAATGCTCACTATAGTATTTCTAAAAAATTAAGAAAAGAAAATAAATCCACTGAAGAATTTGAATTGATGCTCAATAATTTATCTTTAGAAGATATAATTGCTCTCAAATTAGAATTAGCCACAAAACCATTTGGAGGAAAGTGCTATGGTATACCAATATGGCACTCTACCAGAGAAATAGTACAAGATGCTATGTTAAAAATGGCTCTTTCTACGACAAGATCAAAAAAGGAAGCAGCTAGATTTTTAGGTCTCATCCCTCAAGATCTCAGAAAATTAATAAAAAAATATAATACAGAAAGCTTTTTCGAAGAAGAAGTTAAAAACACTTGACTTATAAGTTAATATTGTATATATTTATTTCAGATCTTTGAAATGGGGACGAAATGGTTTCGACAGAGAATTAAAAGTATAATATGCAAGACTGTGTGGGTATCACAGCAAAAATACTCAAACTTTATAAATGCCAACGATAACGTTGAATTTGATTACGCCTTAGCTGCATAATCTGGAGTGGCTAACACTTTATTAAAAAAGTTAGATCGGCAATGCATACGATATCATGTATTAGTTTTTAAGGGTTCGAATAACCTAGCTTAGCTGTGGCCATAAAAAAGGTCTTAAAATCGGCTGGGCGATTGAATTATATAAGGACTATATAATTTTGGTAGCCAACGCCTTAAGAGTGGTGAATGGATTTCCCCGACATAGAGTTGGGTGGCTGGTGCTTAGGTGGTGAACGTACCAATTCTTGTATATCATATTATATTTTAGATTTTTTGGACTCGGGTTCGACTCCCGACGTCTCCACTTAATTAAAAAAGGATATATATGCAAACACAAAGTTTACATTCAGCAATTATTGGACATTATGTGGCTAAAAAAGCAGAAGCAATTGCAATGATAGAATTAATATATAATAATTCTACTGCAATTGGAGATCATACAAACATATTAGATGAGTTAAAAAAGTGGGTTGGAATATTAGAAAAATCAGAATCCTGTATTAATACCCTGAATGGCCTTTTTAAAGAAAGGGAGGCAAATAATGCAGAGTGAAACTAAAACTTGGAAAACTTCTGCTACTTTCCAAACATACCAAGAAGCTAGTGATTATAAAGATTCGTTAGTTGGAAAACATGAATTAATAAAAATAAGAAGAGGCGCTAAAGAATATAGGGTTAAGGTATGGGATCCCCCTGTTGTTAAAAAAGAAAATAAAAAATCTAAAAAATCCTTTTCGAAAGGTGAAAATAATAAAAGAAGGCAAAAAAATGACAACAAGAAGATACGCGCTAGATATGCACAAGAATAAAGTTTTTGTTGGAAGTACTGTTAAATATAATAACAGGCTTTTTCTTATTGAAGATATAGAATATTTGTCTTGGAATACTAATCAATATTTAACACTGGCAGATAAAAAGAATAAAAATAAAAAAATGAAATTTATTTCCCCAAATAATGTAAAGGCTATTAATGTATTATGAGTAAAGCAAAAAAGAACGTTTTAGTTGTTGGCACTGGCACCATTGGAGAGCCTCTTATTGGCTTATTGTCAGATTTTAAAAGAAAATTAGGAATTAATGTATATTTTCATAAAAGAACGCCGCTTGTCGATGAAGTTGCTAAAGTAAATAGCATGATTAATCGTGGTGCTAATTTAGTTGTAGATTCAGACAAAGTAGAAGAATTTCAATCCCTAGGACATGAACCAGTTTTAAATTATGAGGCAGCTTTAGATCTTTGTGATGTTGTTGTTGATTGTACTCCCGCGGGAAATGAGAATAAAGAAAAATATTATAGAAAGAGAAAAAATAAAATATATATAGCCCAAGGGAGCGAAAAGAATTTCGGTCTTCCATATGCATATGGCATTAATGATGATGCATTGCTTAGGTCTACACCAAATTTCATTCAGGTGGTAAGCTGCAATACACATAATATTTGTGGCGTATTAAAAAGCTTGTCTCCAAAATTTGATAGAATTGTCGATGCTGATTTTGTTTGTATAAGAAGGGCAAACGATATAAGCCAAAATGGCAGCTTTGTTGCTTCCCCAGAAGTGGGCGCCCACAATGTTAATCTTTTTGGCACTCACCATGCATCAGACGCGTCCAGAGTGCTTAATACACTTTATAAACATTTGTCACTTTATTCAAGTGCAATGAAGGTAAATTCTCAATATATGCATACAGTTAGGTTTAGTGTAGTTGTAAGAGGTAACGAAAATGTACAAAAGGTTGTCAATAAATTTAAAGAGAACCCGTATGTTGCACTCACTCATAAGAATTTAGCTAATAAGATATTTTCTTTTGGTCGTGATCATGGATATTATGGAAGAATATTTAATCACACTGTTGTTTCTATACCATCTATCAGCACTCACAGCGTAAAAGACGGTACAAGAATAGTAGGATTTTGTTTCACACCACAGGATGGAAATTCTCTATTAAGTAGCATAGCTGCAGTACTATATGGCATATATGGAAAGAAGTATACTTCGAAGATAAAGATGTTCAATGACTATTTATTTTCAGAGGTATAAGAATGAAATACCATCATCGCTATGTCTGTGAACCAAATAAAATAATGATTACAGCGCAAAGTGTACCAACCAGCAGCAAAGGTATTAAAATAACTTTTTTTTTAAACAATAAAGAAATTTTTGATTTGGTTCACAATCTTAAGATTTACACACCGACAAAAGATGATATAGATTCCCACGTGGCACGATGTTGTAATTTTGTAAAAGGCACAACTGAAGATTATATACAAGATAGATTTGAAGAAGACAATATTATGGCAATATTAAATATTCATAGATTTCTTAAGAATGTTAAAACACCTTCTGGTAAAACAGTGTGGAAATCATAATTTATTAAATTTAACTTTATTCTTTCTTATAAATTTACTCAATATTTCAAATTTTGGACCAACAGTTACATTAGGGAATCTTATATGGAGAGAATGAATCATCCCAACTAATTCAAAATTTTCATTTAAAACCATCGATCCGGAAGATCCAGGCGCCGCAGGTATTGAATACATGGCGCTCCCCCTGAAAGAAACACCATTATATCTACCTTCTAATATTGGCACCATGTTTTTATTAAATATTCCCATGGGCGCCGCAACATTATAGAGTTTCGCCCCGGGTAACGGCCCTTGCACCGCCAATTTTACTGGTGGCTTGGTCAGTTTTTCAGAATATAACATACATATATCACTTTTTCTATCATTATCTCTGGCGACAACATGTGCAGAATATTCATTGCCATCTAAATCAGTTAATACAAACTCTATTTGCATACTTTTGTGTTTTGGATTGCAAACGTGTGCTGCAGTAATTACCAAGCTTCCATTAACAGTTGCACCAATAACGAAACCAGAACCTGTGGAATGTTTGGGACTCCCTACACTTATGCAAAATTTTTCTCCATCTTGATTAAAACAAAATTGTGTGAATTCTTTTGCTGATATATGTATGAAAGAATCTCTTGGAAGATTTTTGACAACTTTTTCAGCGCTATAATCATATGCAACTGGAATTTTATTATAGTTATTTGTTGTGCTGCAAGTTAAAGTTACAAAAGATAAAGCTAATAAAATAAAAAATCTCATATTTTACTCAACTCCAATTTCCATTTTATAACCTTTTGTTTTTTTATTATTTCTTCTTTATATTCTGCAACAACTCTTTTTCCAGTTAAACCCCATCTATTTAATGTTTCATCTATTGGAAGGCCTTCTTGTCCGTTAACAACGCTAATTATATATTTTATACACGTATTAACCAAGCTGGCTCTATCGTCATTTTTATAATCTTCTAGATTATAGATTTTTTCATCTTTATGGAGCTTATCGATCCAAACAATTGTTTTAGCTGCATGTATGGCAAACTGTTTTTTAGTCTCGGCCCCCTGCCTCTGCGACAATTCGTAAATAAGACCTTTTATCGGTTCAATGTGTTCATTCCTTAATTCCGAGCATGTTTTTTTGCATAATACAATTTTTGCTTCAGCAATTAATGGTATAAACATAAACATTAAAATAAATAATATTTTATTTTTCATATGAGCCCGCCTTATAATAACTATGTTTTTAAAAATAAAACATCGGTTCTTTTTGATATTAAATTGCTAAGAACTATTTATATATGAAGCGCTAGCTTATAAAAACGTATGGCAAAAAAAATATATATCCTTGATACTAGTGTTTATTTAACGGACGCTAATGCTTTAACTTCTTATCAAAACAATGATATCGTTATTCCTTTTAAAGTATTGGAAGAAGTAGATAATCACAAAAAGCGACAAGATGGTGTCGGCTCTAATGCAAGAAGATTAATTCGAGCGCTGGATAATTTACGTGAAAAAGGTTCCCTTTATAAGGGGGTGAGAATAGATAAGGGAAAAGGCCTAGTATACGTAAAAACCAGCACATCACAATCGCTTGACATGTCTGTTGCGGACAATGAAATTATATCAGTTGCTTTAGAAGAAAAAGAACTTCATCCAAACAGGAAAGTAATATTAGTATCACGAGATATTAACATGCGCGTTAAATGTGATTCTTTGGGCCTATTAACACAAGACTTTATTGTAAATCAGGTGATAAAAAACACAGAGAATCTTTATACGGGCTTTAAAACACATTTGGTTGATGATCAAATATTAGATCAATTTTACGCGGGCGAAAAGATTTATTTAGAAAAAGAAGATATTAAGCTCTTTCCTAATCATTTTGTAATGTTAGTTTCTAGTTCAAATGATAAAAAAACAGCACTAGCTAGATTTTATGATTACTCAAAACCTTTGAAAAGAATTAATGGAGAATATAAAAAAGGAATATGGGGAGTTAAGCCAAGAAACAAAGAACAAAATTTTTCATTAGATTTATTATTAGATCCCGACGTCAAAGTCGTAACTTTGATTGGTAAAGCTGGTAGCGGAAAAACCCTATTAGCTATAGCTTCTGGTTTAGCTCAGGTTGTCGAGAGCGATAAGTTAGCTCCATTTAAAAGATTAATAGTTTCTAGGCCAATTCAGCCGATGGGAAAAGATATTGGATATTTGCCTGGCACAATGGAGGAAAAAATGACTCCATGGCTGGCTCCAATTCAAGACAATTTACGCCATCTAATGGGTAACGATAAAGAAACTTTGAGAATGTATATAGCACAAGGAACAATAGAAATAGAGGCGCTTACATATATAAGGGGGCGCTCTATATCTAATGCGTTTATTATAATTGATGAAGCCCAAAATTTGACAGCGCATGAATTAAAGACTATAATTACTAGAGTCGGAGAAAACACAAAAGTGGTATTAACTGGAGATATAGACCAAATAGATAACGTATATGTAGACGAAACTTCTAATGGATTAGCATATGCAGTAGAGAGGTTTAAAAGTTATGACGTGGCCGGTCATGTAACGTTAATAAAGGGCGAAAGATCAAAGGTTGCAACTCTAGCATCTAAAATACTTTAAAATAACTTGACAAATATTATATGATGGTTTATTATTTAAGGAGGAAGTTTACTATGAAATTTAAACTTTTATATTTATTGGATAGCCTAAAGGAAAGCGGCTCTAGAGTTGCATTGGGTTTGGTGTTCTTTGTTTTTGGACTAAATGGATTTTTCAGTCTGTTTTCTTCACCAACTCCCGCAGAAACGGCTCATGGATTTTTAGTGGGCCTGGCCACAGCACCATATTTTTTTCCACTACTTAAAGGCGTGGAATTAGTTTGTGGCGCTCTCTTACTATGGGGCAAATACGTAACTTTAGCTCTTGTAGCTTTGGCACCCGTAGTAGTTAATGTGGTGGCTTTTCATGCATTTTTAGATCCAACTGGGCTAGTTATAGCTCTCGTTGTTGCCGTGCTTTATGCACATTTGTTGTGGCAAAATCGCAGCAAACTATCAGTCTTGGTGGAGAAATAAAATGAATGTAAATGAAAATCCGGATCTTCTAAAGCCGGTAGAACCAGACACCGAAGTGAAGAATTGGCTTGTTGAATATGTTGGAGAAAAACTATCACCAAAAGATGATGAAGTAACTGTAGAAATGATTATCAAAGTTGTAGCTGAAGAATTTCCGGAGTTTCTTTTACCAATTGCTGAAGAAAATTTTATCCGCGGCTATCAGCAAGCAATGAATGATGTCGATGAAGGAGAAAAGTTGATGAGAAAGGATGGTCTTATTTAATAATGAATACTGAATATATTTTAGAAAGCAGTAAAAGCGCAAAAAGTAACAGTAGAGAAAAACATATATATGGAGACAAATTAGTTTTTGTAAAAGATGTGCTCCCCTATGGATTTAATCTAGATTATGTAATTGAAACTATTGAGAATATTGTACCAAGAGCTTTTGTTGAAAATGTAGATGCAATATATATTGGTAAATTTAATGATTTCAATAAAGATAAGAGCCTTCCTTTTAACGCGAAATATAAAGATGGCGCCTTGTATATAACCAATGAACAAGACAACGAAAACGATATGATTGATGATATCATACACGAGTTGGCGCATGCCGTCGAAGAAAAATATGGAAGTTATTTATATTCAGACGGTGACATAGAAAGTGAATTTAGAGGAAAAAGACAAACTTTGTATCATTATTTAGAACAAGAGGGATATCAACCCTCGGAAGAACAACTAAATAACATTGAATACGACAAAAAACTAGATTATTACCTGTTCAACATTGTTGGGTATCCAACTTTGACAAGCCTGACAGTGGGATTATTTTACTCTCCATACTCTATTACAAGTATAAATGAATATTTTGCAAATGGTTTTGAAAACTTTTTTCTTAGGGATAGTGACTATTTACGTAAAATAAGTCCTATATTATATAATAAAATTTCTAATTTATTAGATGATAATAATATAGAAGGAGAATAAAAATGAATATTGAATTTGTCGATGAAAAAACAGTAAAAATTACAGAATCTTTAGATTATGAAGGAACAAGACCTGATCAAAAAAAATCAATTACTAGACCTGAGATTGTTAAAAAATTTAAAAAGAAACATCCCTTGTATATTGTTGAGGAAGCTGATGGTCCCTACAGGATTTCAAATTATATAAGCCCAGAAAGCTCTACTGGAACGTGGATTTTAACGGTGGAAAAAATTAAAAAAACAAAAACGACATCAAAGAGACGCCCCAAAAGCGCTCCTAAAATTATTAAAGAAGAGGAATAAATGTCTCACATATCTTTTTCTGAGTTAAAGTTATGGAATGAATGTGGTTGGAAACATAAACTCGTTTATTTAGATGAAATTGGTGGATTCAAAGGAAACGAACATACTGCATTCGGTACTGCGGTACATTCAGCATGTGAGCAGTTAGTTGAAAATAACATATCAGATGCCCCGGAACACTTTCAGAAAGAATTTCTAGAAGAGTTAAAAAAACTACCAGATGACCTAGAATTAAATAAATCATTAATCTCTAACATGCGTGTACAAGGATGTATGTTGGTTAAGAAAGTACTTCCGTCACTTAAAGAAAATTTTGGTAAATATGAATTAATTTCTGTAGAAGAAAAATTGTTCGAACCAATAAAAGATTATGATTTTGATTTTAAAGGATATGTTGATTTAGTCTTAAAAACAGATGACGGCAAATATCATATTATCGATTGGAAGACGTGTTCGTGGGGATGGGACACTAGAAGAAAAAGCGACAGAATGACCACATATCAACTAACATTATATAAACACTTTTTTGGATTAAAACATGACGTAGATCCTAAAAATATTGTTACACACTTTGCCCTTTTAAAGCGCACCGCCAAGAAAGATAATATAGAAATATTTAAAGTTACCAGTGGTGTTAAAAAAACTGAGAATGCTCTTAAATTATTAGACAAGGCGCTTTATAATTTAAAAAGAAAAAAATATATTAAAAATCGTTTAAGCTGTCAAACAAGATTTGGTTTTTGCGAATTTTATAAAACACAACATTGTAAATAAGAGGGAAAATTGTCTGACACGAATAAAATTAAAATATTAACTATTAGTGATATGCCATTCGCGCCATCCGGCGTTGGCAACCAAACAAGATATATTATAGAGAATATGCTTAAAACTGGAAAATATAAATTTTTTAGTTTAGGCGGCGCAATGCACCACCCTGATTTTAATCCGATAAAAACAGAAGAATGGAAAGATGATTGGATTACTCTTCCCGTGGAAGGTTATGGAAATCCAGATATGATAAGATCTATTGTGCGACAGGAAAGGCCCGACATTTTATGGTTTATGACTGATCCTAGGTTTTGGCCATGGCTTTGGGGAATAGAAAATGAAATTAGACCACTTGTTCCGATGGTATATTATCATGTGTGGGACAATTATCCTCTTCCAACATATAACAAAAAGTGGTATGAATCAAACGATTTAATTGTGACAATATCAAAAGTTACTGATGATATTGTTAAAAAAGTCTCTCCAAATGTAAAGTCTGTATACTTACCACACGCTGTTGATACTGACTCTTATAAAAGATATGATGAAGAGCGTGTAAAAGAGTTTGCATCAAGGTCGTTTGGAGATAACTATGACCCCAATAAGTTCGTCTTTTTTTGGAACAATAGAAACGCTCGTAGAAAACAAAGTGGTACTTTAATTTATTGGTACGCAAAGTTTTTGGAAAAAGTTGGTAAAGAAAATGCTGTTTTAATAATGCACACAGATACAAAAGATCAACATGGTCAAGATTTGGAATTAATAGTTTCTGAGCTTGGTTTAACAAACGGAGAAGTACTGTTCTCTCGCCAGAAAGTTGACCCAGAAACATTAGCTGTTATGTATAATATTGCAGACTGTACTATCAACATATCAGATGCTGAAGGATTTGGTTTAGCAACTCTTGAATCTTTAGCTTGTGAAACACCAATCATTGTAAATATGACGGGTGGTTTACAAGAACAAGTGACGGATGGGGAAAATTGGTTTGGCATTGGTTTAGAACCAACATCTAAGGCGATTATTGGTTCTCAAGATATTCCATGGATATATGAAGATCGACTATCTGAAGATGTCGTCGTCGCCGCGCTCGAAAAAATGTATAATATGAAAGAAGAAGATCGAAGAGCGCTTGGCGCCGCAGGGCGCCAGCATGTAATAGAAAATTATAATTTTAATGATTTTTCTAAACAGTGGGATGAAATATTTACAATGGTTTACGAAGAAATGGGCTCTTGGGGAGAAAGAAAGGGCTATAAGAATTGGGAAATCAAGGAGATATCGTGAAAAAGAAAGTAATAGTAAGAGCACCTTTTTTGACGCGCTCTGGATATGGTGAACATGGACGTTTTGTACTCCGATCACTGAGAAAACATGAAGACATCTTTGACCTTTATGTTTTACCAGTTAATTGGGGACAATGTGGATGGATATCTGCAGATGATGAAGAACGACAATGGTTTGACACCTTGGTCAAAAAAACAGCTAATTATCAAACTGAAACTAAAGGAGATGTTCGGTTTGATATGAGCATACAAGTAACAATTCCCAATGAATGGCAAAAAATGGCGCCGGTTAATGTTGGAATTACGGCTGGTATTGAAACGAATAGAGTTGCCCCAGTTTGGTTAGAAAAAGCGAATATGATGGATAGGGTAATTACTGTATCGAGCCATTCAAAAAATGTATATCAAGCGTCTTCATATCAAGGGGTTGATAAAGAAACTGGTCAAAAAATGACACTTTCGTGCAACAAAGAAATATCTGTTGTACATTACCCAGTTAAGGAATATGAAGAAGTTGATTTGGATTTAGAGTTGAGTTCTAAATTTAATTTTCTTACTGTTGCCCAATGGGGGCCAAGAAAAAATTTGGAAAACACGATTAGTTGGTTTATGGAAGAATTTATTGACAACCCTGATGTTGGCTTGGTGGTTAAAACATTTGCAACTGGAAACTCAATAAGTGATAGATATGATGCAGTAGATAAATTAACAAAGTTTATATCCAAGTATGAAAATAGAAAGTGTAAGATATATCTTCTTCATGGCGATATGTCAGATCAACAAATGCACTCTCTATATAAACATCCACAAATTAAAGCACTTGTTTCTTTAGCTCATGGCGAAGGTTTCGGTCTGCCGATATTTGAAGCTGCTTATTCCGGCCTTCCTGTGATGGCGCCAGAATGGAGTGGTCATGTTGATTTTCTTTTTGCTCCAAAAAAAGAGAAAAAGAGCGGCAAAGTAAAAATGCGCCCGCATTTCTCTCGAATAGATTATGATATTAAACCGATTCCAGAAAGTAGCGTTTGGGAAGGGGTATTAGAAAAAAATTCTATGTGGTGTTATCCACAACAAGGTTCATATAAAATGCGCCTTAGAGAAATGTATAAGGAATATGGTCGGTTTAAAAAGCAGGCAAAAGATCTTAAAAAATTTGTAGTTGAAAATTTTAAAGAAGAAGATCAGTATGCAAAAATGGCTGAATTGATTGCCGGAGAAAAATTGGTTTCCGTGTCTTCTAATGAACTACCAAAAGTCTCTATCATAACATCTGTTTATAAAGGGGATGAATTTATTAAGTCATTCCTAGAAGACATTACTAGACAAACTATCTTTAAGGATAAATGTGAATTAATTTTGATTAATGCTAACTCTCCTCACAATGAAGAAGAAGTAATCAACGAGTATTTAGAAAAATATCCTGATAATATAGTTTATAAGAAACTTGATTCTGATCCGGGCATTTATAGTGTTTGGAATATGGGTGTTGAAATGTCAAGTGGAGAATATCTAACAAATGCAAACTTAGATGATAGAAAGGCTCCTTGGTCTTTGGAGGCACATGCAAAAGAACTATATAAAAATTCAGACATTGATTTAGTTTATGCGGATATGTTAATAACTGACAAACCAAATGAAACATGGGAACAAAATTCCTCAAATGAAAGAAGGTATAATTTTCCAGAATTCTCTTTTGATAATCTCAAGATGATTAACATGCCTCACTCTTCTCCAATGTGGAGAAAATCTTTACATAAAGAGGCTGGATTGTTTGATCAAAAATACAAATCTGCAGGGGATTGGGAAATGTGGTTGAGAGCGGCTTCAAAAGGGTCTACGTATAAGAAAATTAATTCTAATCCTCTTGGATTATATTATTTTAATCCTACAGGAATTTCAACAAATCCTGAAAATTTCTCTTGGAAAAGAAAAGAAGAAGAAGAAGTATACGAGAAATATAAAGATGCATGATACTCTCTACTGTAACAAATAATAAGTTTTTTCTTTCTTCCATTAATTTAATTGAAAGCTACAAACACAACTCTTTTAACAAAGAAATTTTATTCTATTATTTTGATTTAGATGAGGTTTATTTAGATTTTTTACAAAACAGATATGGATCTCAAATAATATTAAAAGAAGTGGAAAGAGTCTGCGATTATGCTCACTCTCCTAGAATGTTTTTCTATAAAGTCGCCGCAATCCATGGCGCTTCGAAATTTGGCCATGACTTCATTTACTCTGATGCTACAAATGCATTTGTTAATATGACAGTTGAGCTTAAAAAAGACGTTAAAAAGAGTGGCTGCTTGTTTTTAAAATATCATCCAGAACAATTAAAAAATAAATATTGGACCACTGAAGCTTGTTTTACACAAATGGGGTGTGATAGTGAAAGATATCGCGACGCCCCCCAATATTGGGCCGGGTATCAATGTTATGAATCAAATCATACAAACTCTCAATTTATTAATGAAATGTATAATTGTTCATTAAATTTAGAAATAATAGGCCCCGATACAACTGTTAAAAAACCTGACGGACCAGAATCACTATGTATAGAACATCGTCAGGATCAGTCTATTTTATCGTTACTGATAGAAAAATATAATTTACAACAGGACTATGAAAGTGATATACTTAATAAATACGGAGATCAGCAGACATTAGTATCTTTTGATCCATCTTATACTTTAGATCCAAATAAAATTGTTTTATTTTCTAGAATGTCAAAATTTGGAGATTGTAGATTTGTTAGCGATACTGTAAGGCAAAAATTAGATGTTTGAAATACAATACTTAGGACACGCTGGGTGGTCTATTAAAAACAATGGTATAAAAATTTTATGTGATCCCTGGTTAAACCCAGACGGTACATTTTTTTCTAGTTGGCTTCAGTTTCCCAGGATAGATAATGTAGATATTAAAGAAATAACTAAAGATGTAGACGTTCTATATATTTCTCACTCTCACGCAGATCATTATGACCCATGGACACTACAAAAGATAAACAAAGATGTGCAAGTCTGTATTCCCAAATTTAAAGACTTTTCTTTAAAATACGAACTAAAAAGTATGGGATTTACAAATATTCTTGAAATGGAGGAAGATGACACATATTTTAAGAAAAACTTAAAAATTAAAATATTCAAAGAAGAAGATTATTTAGACAAGGATTCTTGTATATACGTTGAAGACGAACACAGCACGATATTGAACTTAAATGACTGCCATCTAAAACCAGAAAAGTTTAAAGAAATGAAACAAATTGATGTACTTATGCTTCAGTGTTCCAGTGCGCTATGGTGGCCATGTGTTTATAATTATGAAGAAGAAAAGATGAATTCTGTATGCGAGAAAAAAAGAGAAGGCGTACTAAAAAGGTCGGTAAACTATGCCAAGTGGACAAAAGCAAAAAATATTATACCGTGCGCAGGGCCCCCAATATTTTCAGGGGTAGAAGAATCTAGATGGAATCATGAAAGGGCAAAGAAACATAATCCTTTTCCTTTAATGGATGAAGGTGTACAATATATAAAAGATAGTGGCCATAACGCTCATTTGGTTATACCAAATGATATAATTAAATTAGATAAGAAACAGATTGAATTTTTATGTGACACGGAAGAAAGCCACAAAATATATCAAAATGTTGATGAATATATAAACAAATATGTTAAAGAAAAAAGACTTGAGTTGAAAAAGGGAGTTGCAACCGTAGAAATCAAATCTGGCTACGGTGCTGAAGATTTACTAAGATATAGAACGATTCAAGTTGTAAAAAATTCTAAAATATATAAAAATAAATTAAATTATCCTATTTTATTTGAAATAGATGGAAATAAATGGGTTGTAAATTTTTCTGAAGATGAGGAAAGGTGTTTTAAAAAATATGAAAATGAAGATTGTCGATATCACTTCTCTTTTGATGGTGCCCTATTGGCACATATATTGGGAAATAAATTTATTGATTTTGACTATTATTTTTTAAGCTTGAAGTTTAAAGCATATAGAAGACCAGATGAATATGATGATATTTTGTTTGCTCTACTAAGAAATATGGACAACACAAGATTAAGAATATCTGAAAGTCTTTATAACCAAAGAGTATCAACAGAAGAAAATTTTATTTTAGAACACAAAGGTGATAAATATAAGGTTCAGAAATATTGTCCTCATATGCTCGCAGACCTAGAAACAACAGGGTTTGTTGATGAGAATGATAACTTGGTTTGTCCACTTCATAATTGGAAGTTTAATTTAAAAACTGGCGAGTGTAAAAATTCCAAAAAAAGAAGACTTTGCGTAGAGAGGTTAAAATGAAAAAATATTCAGTCTTATCCGTAGACTCAAATACAGATTATTTGTTTTTTGTTCCAATTACATGTGCTTTTTGGAAAAAGCTGGGCTATCACCCTTATGTTGTTTTGGTTGATAACAACGATATATCTCCCGATATTTTAAATTTGATTTTAACTAGCGCCGAAAAAGTGGGCGCCCACATAAATCATTTTAAACATATTGAGGGATATAGAACTTGTAATGTTGCCCAAATCTCAAGGTTATTTGCAGCTGCAGATCCTTTATTTAATGATGATGATTATCTTATAACAGACGATATGGATAAATTTGTTATATCAGACAAATGGTTCAATCAGCAAGATTTTTCAAAAGACATTCACATATTTGATCCGGATGAAACAAACTATACACGTTTAAAAATTGGAAACATAGGAATGAAAGCAAAGATCTGGAAAGAGGTGATTGGGATAAGTGATAAATCATTGAGAGAAAACCTGTCTGATTGTCTTTCTAAAATGCTATCTAAGGAATCGACCTGGGATCAAGGTTGGAATTTAGATGAATATATATTAACTAAAAGAGTTTTCGAAAGTAAATATTATCCAAACAATTGTCAAATGTTTGAGCGCGGCGGAAACCAATATGGAATGAGAAACGGAAGAATTGATAGAGGTGCTTGGAAAGAGACATTTATGCAATGTATAAGCAGCAGTGTAATTGATGTACACCTACATAGAGATCCATATAAAGATGAAATATGGGCGGACACTAAAATAATTATGTCTCTGGTTTTTTCAGAATTAGAGCGCGCCTATTTTGAAGGATATAAACAGAAATTTGTAGAGCTAGTGTAAATGGAGAATTTTTTAGAACACAATATTGATATAAAAGAATATATTACAGGCAATAAATTTATAGATATATGTGAAAATTTAAATATAACTTTTTGTAAAACAGATTTTTTAACAGAGTATACCAACACAGAACAGTCTGTTTTTGTCACACACAATAGTGATTATCATATTGAGGAAAACCGATTCTCTTATATACCTAAAAATGTCACAAAATGGTTTGCTCAAAACAAGGATTATAAAGATAGTAGGCTAATTGGAATTCCAATTGGTTTAGAAAATATGAACCTTAGAATTAATATGACAAGTCATCTTGGAAAATATTCATCACAACCCCAAAATTCATTGGAGAAGGCGGTGTACATAAACGGTGTAGCCAAAGAGAAACTACAACACAAAAATTTTGTATACTTAAATATCAATCCCAAAACTTACCCCGTAGAAAGACAGCGCGTTTTAGATTTGTTTCAAAATGAGAGTTGGGTTACTAATAAAAAGAATATATCTTGGAAAGAATATTATAGAGATATAGCCTCTCATAAGTTCGTATTTTCTCCACGAGGAAATGGCGTGGACTGCCATAGAACTTGGGAAGCTTTATATTTGAGAACCATTCCCATAGTCAAAGAAAGCATCGCAATGAATGAATTTAAAGATCTTCCTATTTTATTTGTTAAAAATTGGGAAGACATAAACTATAATTATCTAAGTAAAAAATATGAAGAAATGTCCTCCAAACTTTATGATCTTTCAAAAATGAAAATATCTGGCTGGGAGAATATTATTAAGGAATATATAAATGAGTAATATATATGTAATTTCTACTGGCAGAAATGCGAATAAATTTGTTGTTAATTGTATTGATAGTGTACGTAGTCAAACAGTTAGACCCAAATCTCATATCGTTATAGATGACATCAGCGATGATGATACCGCTTCATACCTAGAAAAATATAAAGGTGTTGAGGGCATTGATATAAAAATAAACGAAGAAAGAAAATACAGGCTTAAAAACATATACGACAGCGCCATAGACAGAGATCCTGAAGATATTGTTTGTATTGTTGATAGCGATGATTGGTTAGGAAGAAACACCGCTCTAGAAACCATAAAGAAAACATACGAAGAGAATAACAAACTAGAATATGTTTATAGTAGATATTTGTTAACACATGGGCAACTTGGCTGCAGCAGTCCCATTCCCAATGATAATTGGAATCCATATACTGGCGCCTGGATAACAAGTCACATGTCTACCTTTAAGGCCAAAGCGCTCAAAGAAATTTCTGTGAATAATTTTTTAGATTGGAATGGTGAGTGGTTTAAAATCGCAACTGATCACGCAATGACATTGCCTATATTATACAGACTCTGGAAAAGGGATGGTGGCTATTCATCGGTTGGTTTTATAGACGAACCGTTGTATATGCATACATTTTATGGAAATCCTTCAAAACCACGCTCTGGCACTGCAGAAGCGGACGACAGGGCAAGATTAGCTGTTAAATGTTCAACATATATTAAACAAAGAGGATATCTCGAAGGGAGAGAAGATGCGTAGTAATGTACCAAAAATGTTTGGCGTTCCCAGGAGCGGCGGAACTTTAATTTATAATATTATTGATTATTTGTGGGGAGGACAAGCGTCACCACAGAAACATAATTATTTTTCTTCAGATGAAAAAGTAATTGCAACTTATAGAGATTTTAGAGATTGTTGTACTTCTCATTGGAGAACGTTCACACTCGGTCTTAGAAAAGAAGGGTTTGACGAATCATCTGGCGCTAAAAAAATGACCGTACATGAAATGGTTAACCACGCACAATCACAAAAAACAACCGTACAACACTTAAACTTCTTTAAAAATGATGTTAAAAATAAAGATAGAGAAGTACTTTTTCTTAAATATGAAGATTTCTTTGATAGCGAAAAAGGCGATGTTAATTTTGATTTTCTTTTAGAAAAGCTTGAAAATTTTTTAGAGATAAAAATTACGGACGAAGAGAAAAAATATATACAAAAAGAATTTTGTTTCTCCTCTCAAAAAAAGGAATCGAAAAACTACAAAGATTTTCATGATGGGTGGAACGAAGAAGAGGCAGGATATGAAGATTTGCAAAAGAAAGGCCTCATAGAAAAACTACATAAAAGACACATTCATGGGCATCATTTATACACAGGCAAAAATGGTACTTGGAAAAGTCTAGTGCCAGAACAATATCATGCTTTAATTACTGATATATTGGCTAATGAATTAAAAGAGTGGGGATATATTTAAATGGATAAAACATTAATTGCCGGATTTCATTCAGGACATGACTGTTCTTTTGGCGTCCTTGAAAATGGTATACCACAAATTCACGCAGAGCTTGAAAGATATATAAGACTTAAAGAACCAATTGGGGATTCTTTAGAATTTCTTTTTAAGGAATATGATGATTTTAAGAATATAAAGTATTTTACAACTGGTATTGATCTTTGGCATGGTGGCCCACACACAAGATTTCCTAATACTTGGAAAAAAATGGAAGATATTGTCAAAAAGAATGATGGAAAAATTGTTATTGTTGGACATCACCAGGCGCACGCCGCAAACGCTTTCTTTTCTAGTAACTTTGAAGATGCCCTCATTATAACAATTGATGGCGGCGGAGAAGAAAAAGAAGGCAACAATGTTGTATCAGCACACTTTACAGTTTGGGAGGGCAGTGGTAATAAGATTAATCGAGTTGATGTCCTTTCTGATGACGGCGAGAAAAAAGCAACAAACATTGGAGGATTTTGGTCTAGATGTACTAAAGATATTTTTGGCTTGTCCGCGGGATATCCAAAAGGACATCAGGCTGGAACAGTCATGGCCATGGGCGCCCTAGGGAATCATAAAAAATATTTTAAACAGTTCTACGAACATCTTTCATCCTATAATAATAATCAAAATTTTGATTATCAAAAATATAAAGAACTTGCGTCCATAAATGAAAATAATAAATTTGATGTTGCAGCTGCGCTTCAAAGAGCAACAGAGGCGAGAATAAAAGATCTTCTTTCTGAATATGTTGGAAAATCTAAAAAAAGAAATTTGTGTATTTCTGGCGGTGTTTCTTTGAACTGTGTAGTTGCTGGAAAAATATATGATTGGTTTGAAAACGAAATTGATAATATTTATGCGGATCCAATACCATATGACGCTGGACTAGCCCTCGGTGCTCCAAGATATTTGTGGCACCATATTTTAGACAACCCAAGAATAACGTGGGAAGATAATTCTTCTTCATACTTAGGAGAGAGACACCAAGAATCATTAATTAAAGCTGAAATATTTTCAAGAGTCACAGCGGGAGAAATTAAAATATCAGAAGCTAGTGATGAAAATGTGGTAGATTTGTTGATTGATAAAAAAATAGTATCAGTTTACGGTGGGGGCTCCGAATCCGGACGCCGCGCCCTCGGAAACAGAAGTATCTTAGCAGATCCAAGACACGCAGAAACAAAAGATATTGTTAATGAGAGAGTAAAGCATAGACAGTGGTTTAGGCCATTCGCTCCGTCTATCCTCAGAGAAGAGGTAAAAAATTGGTTTGTAAGGGATATAGACAGCCCATATATGTCTTTTGCAATAAAGTTTTTAGATGAGGCAAAAGAAAAAGTCCCGGCGGTGGTACACTTCAACAACACTGCAAGACTACAGACTGTTACAAAAAATGATAATGAATGGTATTATGGTTTGATAGACACATTTTTTAAAAAAACAGGTGTGCCAATATTGCTTAATACAAGTTTCAACGATAGAGAGCCAATCGTTGAAACTCCCAAGGATGCAATTAACTGCTTTTTGGGAACTCAAATTGATTATTTATATTTTTATGAGCTAGGATTATTAATTGAAAGAAAATAAAAAAACAATAAATATTGTAGGCGCGGACGGTTGGTATTCTAAAGAATCTTTAACGCGCGGCCCGGGATCTGAAAGATTTGATGTTGTTTATAATAAACCAGATAATAATGAATTAACTTATTTTATCAATGATGCAATGGAAGAGTTTGATAAAACCGAGTCAGATGTCAAAGTCGCATTAATAACTGATTGTCGCTGCATAGTTCCATGGTTTTATGATTGGATAGATAAAAATCACCATAATTTTGATTATGTTGTAACATATGATGATATTTCCATAAACTCTTTGGGCCCAAAGGCATGGATTACTCCGGCCGGAGGTACTTTTATATGGCCAAAAGAAAATTGGCAAATATTTGAGAAAACAAAGCTGTGTTCTTATGTGTGTTCAACTAAAAACTGGACTCCTTTGCAAAAGAATCGCGTGAACCTATTAAATCATTTTTATAGTCGTCGGATAGTCTCCGGCCGACCAAAGTTTGTTCCTGACCTTTTTGGTACTGGCCACAACCCTTTACCAGATGTTGTTGGAAAAATAGAGGCTATGAGGGATTATGCTTTTTCAATCACAATTGAAAATCATGTGTCTGATCACTATTTTTCAGAAAAAATAATAGATTGTTTTTTAACAGGGGTTGTACCAATATATATGGGAGCTAAAAAAATATCAGAATATTTTGATCCGGATGGAATTATATTTTTTAAAGGTCGTGAAGACTTATTAAATATTGTGGATAATTTAACCATGTCTGATTACAAGAAAAGAATGAATGCAATTAAAAATAATTTCCAAATTGCAAAGAATAACTTTATTGATAGTATAGAATTTTCATTTAGACGATATTATGATAAATAAATATGTCTATAATAAGAAAATTAAATGGCCACTCTGGATGTAATATAGAATTACGTGAAAACTCCAGGGGAAAATATGTAAGAAAAACATCCGGCTCAACAAAATATAATGACAGACTAGAAAAACAAATGCTCAAACAGAAGGGTTTTTGTCCTTCGAGCAACACAATTAAAACTCCAAAAATATATGATTGCGGAATAAATAACGGCTTGTTTTATTTTGATATGGAATATATAAATGGTATATCATTAAACAAGTACATGTCTTTCAACAGTAAAAAAGATATTGATTTCATCATATTAGAAATATTTTTATTTATACAAAATAATGGAGAAAGAAAGCATGTAAACATCGTCGATGAAATGGAAAAGAAAATATTAAATATTTCTAGTCTTGTGCAAGGTATTGATGAAAAATACATTAATTATTGTTTAAAATATGATTGGAGCATGGTTGAGTCTGGTTTTTGTCATGGAGACTTAACTTTTGAAAATGTGTTAATTTACAAGGGAAAAATTTATTTAATTGACTTTTTAGATTCATTTGTTAATACCAACATAATTGATTATTCTAAGTTGTTGCAAGATATGTTAATTATGTGGTCTTGGCGCAATCAAAGAAAGAAGCCTTTTATTAAAAACATTTTTCTTTATGAACAATTAAAAAGCTTTGTTGGTAAAGAAAAATTTGAGCTTATAAAGAGGATGTTGATATTAAATCTATTAAGAATTTTTCCTTATGCAAAAAACAAGGACACCAAATTCTTCTTAGAAAATAGTTTAAATCACTTATCAGGGAAATTTTATATATCGTGAAAACTCTAATAATACCGGCAGCGGGAAAATCTTCAAGATACCCAAACATGAGGCCAAAGTGGACGCTAACCCATCCAGACGGAGATCTTATGATACAAAAGGTAATGAATTCTATTAATTATAAAAAATTTGATAGAGTGATCATAACCGTAATAAGAGATCATTGTGATACACATAACGTTGATATTATCCTGAGACAAGCTTTCGGAGAAAATATTGAAATATTGGTATTAGAAAATCCTACTTCTTCTGCTTCAGAAACAGTTTACAAAACAATTAAAGAATGTGAAGTAACAGATCAGGTTGTAATTAAGGATTCTGACTGTCTTGTAGAATGTTCTTTTTCAAAAAATAAAAATTTTATAGTAGGTTTAACGGTCGACCACGATTCTAAGGTTGATAACATACAATCAAAGAGCTTTATTGTTAAAAACGATGATGATATAGTATTAGATATTGTAGAGAAAGAAATTGTTTCTAATATTATTTGCCTTGGCGTTTATTCTACTATAGCCGAGAACTTTGTTAGCGCTTATGATAAAATTCATAATAGTCATGTTAATATTAGTAGTTCAGAAATATATGTCAGTCATGTGATTTCGTATTTAATCCTAGAAGACAAGATGGTTTTTGAATACATAGAGGGTGATAAGTTCGTTGACTGGGGAACAAAAGATGATTGGTTTAAAGAAGTAAGGAAGCATAAAACTTATATTTTTGATATTGATGGTGTTCTTTTAAAAAACTATGGAAAATATGGCAAGAAAAACTGGTCAAATACTTTTGAGCCAATAGAAAAAAACATTATGACACTAAAAAAGCTGTCCGATAGTGGTTATGAATTAATTTTTATGACGTCTAGAACAGAAAAGTATCTTAAGCAATTCAAGGACTACATGAAGCTTAGAGGGATAAAATATAAGCAAATAATATCTGGTTGCAATCACGGACAACGGATTATAGTGAATGATTTTTCAAACACAAACCCATATCCCTCGTGCCATTCAATATCTTGCAAACGAAATGATTATTTGGAGAATTATATATTATGAAAATTCTTATTACGGGTGGTGCCGGATTTATAGGGTCTCAAATAGGATACAATTTAGAAAAATCTGGAAATGAAATTATTCTTTTAGACAATATGAGCTATGGACATGCAGATAATTTATCTGTTGATGGAAAAAATATTGGAACTTTTATAAAAAAAGATGTGAGAGATAAAGATATCTATAAACATTTAGAAGGAGTAGATGCAGTAATTCACATGGCTGGCATTGCGCCACTCCCAGATTGCCAGTCCAACCCAGTTAATGCTCTAGATAATAATTTATGCGGAACTGCTAATATGTTAGATGCCTCTAGAAGAATGGGAGTTAAAAAGTTTATATTTGCCAGCACAAGTGCGCTATATGAAAATTGTAAAAACGCCCCATTTGTTGAAAATGATTTAGAAAAAGAACCTGATCTGATATACGCTATAAGTAAGCGCCAGTGCGAAATTCTATGTAAATCATATGTTTCAGCTTATGGGATGGATGTTGTTTTGCTCCGCTTCTTTAATGTTTATGGTCCCCACCAAGATTTTAGGAGAAAACACCCTCCTCTTTTGGGATATATAACAAAGTGTCTATTAAATAAAACTCAACCAACTTTTTATTCCGATGGAGAACAAAAAAGAGACTATGTGTATGTAGATGATCTCATAAGGCTCGTTGAAATCTGTTTGAAGAGAAATGATATATCAGGAGAGGTTTTTAATGTCGCTTCTGGAAAAGCCTATTCTGTAAAAGAAATTTATAATATTTTTTGTAATCATTTTGATTTTTTTATTGAACCCAGGTTTGAAAAAGCTGATAGTTTCTGGGACAAATACCCACAGTTATTTTCTGGAGAATACACTCTAAGCAAAGAAAGAGTAGAAAGTGAAGTAAACAAATATAGCTTAGGATCTAATGAAAAATCACACACAGTATTAAATTGGAAACCAGAGGTTGATTTAGACGAAGGAATTAAAAGGGTTGTAGATTACGTTAAAAAGACGGAGAACACTCAATGAGAATTGCTCTTTGTATATGCGGCGTTGTGGGAAACGTGTATAAAAATAAAAAAGACTATGAATGGAAGGGCGATGTGGATTATAGGATTGCCCTTCAACACTTTAAAAAACATGTAATGGGTGTTAATAACGTAGATGTGTTCATACATTCTTGGAGTGAAAATTACGAGAGTGAAATAATAAGAGATTATGAACCAAAAAAAAGCATATTTGAAAAGCAGCTAGCTTTTAATCAGGAGAACAGAAGAAAAGAGTTTCTTAAAAGTAGGTGGTATTCTACAAAAAAGGTCATGGAATTAAAAAAACAACATGAAGAAGAAAATAATTTTAAATATGATTGGGTCTTGTTAACAAGGTTCGATTTGGCGTTTCTTAGGGAATTAAATTTTTCTAATTATGATAATAGTTTCTTTTACGCCCCATGCGATGACCACGATCCGATTAAAACAAAAACTAGTAACATGCTTTTAGATTATTGGTTTTTTTCTAGTTCTGAAAACATGGATAAGTTTTCAACTTTATATGATTATTGGGAAGAATACAAAATCTTTAATGCACACTTGGAATCTTATTATCACACGAGGAAAATGAACATTCCAATATTATATACTTTTTTTGAGGGCATTGATCATGAACTGGTCCGAGCGCTCTATGAAGATTGTGAATATATAGAAGATCGATACCCACATATTGATAAATTAACAAAATACAAGGATTATCCGACACATAGGTTTTAAATTATGATTGATTCAAAAAAAAGAAGTTTTACAAAAGCAGTTAGCTGGAAAGTTTTAGGATTTTTTATCCTATCTTTAGTTGCTTTTATTATTACAGGCTCTATTAAACAAACCAGCTTTGTTGCAATTGTGTATCACCTTTTGATGCTCTGTTTATTCATGCTTCATGAAAGAGTGTGGAACAAAATAAAGTGGGGAAAAACCAAGGGACTCTATATTCAACTGACGGGAATGTCTGGAGCCGGAAAAACAACTTTAGCCATGGCAGTTAAAAAAAGGCTTCAAAGCCGCGGCATTAAAGTAGAAGTCATCGATGGAGACGAATACAGGGAAAACTTATGTAGAGACTTGGGTTTTTCAAAGGGAGATCGAGAAGAAAACATAAGGAGACTCTCTTTTGTTGGCAAGGTTTTAGGAAGAAACAATGTTGTATGTATAATGTCTGCAATCAACCCTTACAACTCCACTCGAAACCACATTAAAAAAACTATACCTGATTCAAAACTGGTTTACATTAAGTGCGGACTGGATGAATTAAAGAGAAGAGACACGAAAGGCTTATATAAAAGGGCGCTCCTTCCAGATGGAGATCCAGATAAAGTATACAACTTTACTGGTATATCTGACCCGTTTGATGAACCAGAAATCGAAGATCTTGCTATTGAAACAGACAAAGAGGATATAAAACACTCTTTGAAAACATTAGAAAATTTTATAATTGAGAGTATATCATGAAAGAAATTGACGTAAAAGTTAAAGACAAAACAATTGCTATAGATTTTGATGGTGTTATCCATCGATATTCTAAGGGGTTTAAGGGACAACAAAATGTCTATGATAAGCCAACAGAGGGCACGAGAGAGGCATTAGAAAAGCTAAAGAGCAATGGATATCGGCTTGTTATTGTTTCTTGTCGACCCCCCGAACCAATTAAAAAATGGCTTGTAGAACAAGACATGCTTCACTATTTTGACGAGATATCAAATACAAAATTGCCTGCTAAATGTTATATTGATGACAAAGCAATTAGATTTGAAAGAGGTAAAAAAAGCTCTTGGGACTACGTGCTAGATTTTATAGATAATTCTTTAAATTATTGACAGTATTACAGTATAATCATTATCATGAAAAAAATTTATTCTAAAGTTGAACCAGAGACGTTATTACATATAATTTTAAAAAAAGACAGCGTTCAAACTGAAAGGCTTAATGTTGTTGAGGATAAAGAATTTATTCAGTTAGCCGCGATGCGCTTACCGAAGGGAAAGACATTTAAGCCCCACAAACATGTTTTTTGTGAAAAAACAACTACAATAGCCCAAGAATCGTGGGCGGTAATAAGCGGAAAAGTAAAGGCTATTTTATATGATTTGGATGACAAAGTTGTTTCTGAAGAAATTTTAGATGCTGGAGATTGTAGTATTACCTTATATGGTGGCCACACGTATGAAATATTGGAAGATGACACTTTGGTATATGAATACAAAACTGGGCCGTACTTAGGCATTGAACAGGATAAAGAATTTATATGATAAAATTACATTTAGGTTGCGGTTGGAGAAATTTTGGAAAAGATTGGGTGCACATCGATGGCGGCGATTATGATCATTTAAATGACTATGATATCACGAGACTAAATTTCGATAATAATACTGTTGATTTAATATATGCGTCTCATGTTTTAGAATATTTTGACAGAAAAGAAGCGGAGCTTGTCTTAAAAGAGTGGTATCGTGTACTCAAGCCGAATGGAATATTGAGAGTTGCAGTACCAGACTTTGAATCGATGGTCAATCTCTATTGTTATAAAGCTTATAGTTTGGAAGAATTTTTGGGGCCTTTATATGGAAAAATGGAAATGGGTGATAAAACCATATACCATAAAACAACTTATGATTTTAATAGTTTATCTGATTTGTTAGAGCAGTGCGGCTTTCTTAATGTTGAGACCTATGATTGGAAAGAAACAGAGCATGCATCTTTTGATGATCATTCTCAAGCATACAAGCCTCACATGGATAAAGAAAGTGGTACTCTTATAAGTTTAAACGTTGAGGCAACAAAATGAGTTTTGATCTTGTAGAAAAATTTGAACAACAAGTGGCTAAGTTTTTCGGCGCGCCCCACGGAATTGCAGTTGATTGTTGTACACATGCATTGGAGCTTTGTTTAAGATATGAAAAGCCAACAAAAATAACAATACCAAAACATACATACATATCTGTTCCTTTTTTGGCAAGAAAAATAGATATTGATTTTGAATGGAGAGAGGAGAATTGGAATGATTATTATTATTTAGGAAATACAAATATTATAGATGCCGCGGTCCTATGGAAAAAAGACAGCTATATTCCTAAGACGTTTATGTGTTTGAGTTTTCAATACAGGAAGCATTTAAGTCTTGGCCGCGGCGGAATGATTTTAACAGACAATAAAACAGCACAAGAAGAATTAAAAAAAATGTCATATGACGGAAGGTTGCCAAATATTCCATGGAGAGAGCAAAATATATCTTCAATGGGATACCATTATTATATGACACCAGAAACTGCAGCCTTGGGGCTAGAAAGATTGCCAGAGGCGATCAACAACAAACCAAAACAATGGACAATTTCAGATTGGCCAGATTTAACAAATATGAGGATTTTTAAATGAAAAGAGCGTTAATTACAGGTGTTTCAGGACAAGACGGGAGTTACTTATCTGAATACCTTTTGAACAAGGGATATGAAGTTCATGGACTTATTAGAAGAAGTTCTGTTGCTGAAAATCAAGACAGCAGACTTAAACACGTTAATGATAAAATTAACACTTTTTATGCTGATATGATGGATGTCCCCTCCTTAACTCGCGTTGTAAATGAGGTAAAGCCAGATGAGATATATAATTTGGCTGCGATGAGTCATGTAAGAATTAGTTTTGATGTACCGTCTTATACTATTCAAACAAACGCGATGGGAGTACTCAATCTCTTAGAAGTATACAAATCGATTGTACCAAAAGCAAAATTCTATCAGGCTAGTTCTTCTGAAATGTTTGGAAATTCTGTTGATGAAGATGGAAGCCAAAGACTGACAACTCCCATGAACCCTGTGAGTCCTTACGGCTGCGCTAAACTTTTAGCATACAATCTAGTTAAACACTACCGAAATGCCTATAATTTACATGCCTGTAATGGGATTTTATTTAATCACGAATCCCCTCGCCGCGGCTCTAACTTTGTCACAAATAAGGTCGTTAAAACCGCAGTAGAAATTAAGAAGGGTTATAGAGATAAACTAGAGCTTGGTAATTTAGACTCTTTTCGAGACTGGGGACATTCAAAGGATTATGTAAGGGCCATGCACATGATTATTAACCATCACACTCCTGATGAATTTATAGTTGCAACCGGCGAAACACACTCAGTTAGAAATCTATGTGAATATGTTTTCGGACAGCTGGGCCTAGACTATAAGGATTATGTTGTACAAAATCCAAAATATATGAGACCCGAAGAGTTGAAATATCTTAAGGGAGATTCAACAAAAGCAAGAGAGGTTCTTGGGTGGGCCCCCGAATATACATTTGAAACGTTGATGGACGATATGATTAATCACTGGATGACAACAATAGAATGAGTAAAATTTTAGTTACAGGAGGTTCTGGAATGATCGGTACCGCACTTAAACAAGATTTGGAGAGTGCGGTTTATATTTCTTCACAAGACTACAACTTGATTAAAAGTGAGCAGTGTGAGCAAATGTACAAAGATCATAAACCAGATTGTGTTATTCATTTAGCTGCTAAGGTCGGAGGGATAAAAGCTAATATGGACAAGTTAGCCGACTTTTATTATGAAAATACAATGATTAGCACAAATGTTTTGCATTACGCGAAAGAATATAATGTAAAAAAGGTTTTATCAGTTTTAAGTACATGTGTTTATCCTGATGTTGTAAGCTATCCTCTTGTAGAAAAAGACATTCATAATGGAGAACCACATCAGTCAAATTTTGCGTATGCACACGTTAAGAGAATGGCGGACATTCAATCTAGAGCATATAGAAGACAATATGATTGTAATTTTGTAACTATCGTACCAAACAATCTATTTGGTGAAAATGATAATTTTGATTTAGAAGATAGTCACGTTCTACCAGCTATAATTAGAAAAATATATGAAGCAAAAAAGAGTAATAATTCTGTATATTTATGGGGAGATGGATCTCCTCTAAGAGAATTCACATATTCAAAAGATTTATCAAAAATTATTTTATTTTTACTTGATAAATATAACGATGAAACTCCAATCAATGTCGGAAACACGAAAGAGTATTCTATAAAAAATGTAGCCAACATGATTGCAGAAATATTGGATTACAATGGAGAAATAGTTTGGCAAACAGATATGCCAAAAGGACAATATAGAAAACCGTCCGATAATTCAAAGTTAATTTCTCTTGGGTGGAAGCAGGAAAAATACACAGACTTTTATGAAAGTCTGTCCAATGTGTGTGGGTGGTTTGAAAAAAACTATCCCAATATAAGGGGGATATAATTTGATTACGTGTGATGTCTTAGGTTATTGTCCTACCTCTAATAATGGATTGGGAAATCAGATGTTTTGTATAGCAACTGCTCTAGGGTTGGCAAAAGAAAACAACGATAAAGCAGTATTTCCTGATTTAAATTTTCATCCTTACGATTTTTATGGGAACAGTATATTTCACAAATTAAATAAAAGCGCATTTGATAAAAAGTTTGTGAAAAATAGATATACCGAAAAATCATACACCAGTACAATATACAATAAGATTGAATATAAAGAGGATTTATGTATATATGGATACTTTCAATCGTATAAATACTTTCACGATTATGAAGAACATATACAAGACATGTTTTCCTTACCAGATTTCTATACAGATTCAATAGATAAAAAATATGAATATTTATATAAAAAGAATGCAGTAGCACTTCACTTTAGAAGAAAGGATTACCTAAAATTTGAAAATTTGTATTGCCAATTGGAAGAAAGCTACTATCTTAATGCGTTAAATAAGATTGGGGAATATGATACTCTAGTATTGTTCAGTGATGATATTAATTGGGTAAAAAATAACACAGATTTTCTTGGCTCAACTGAAAAAATTTATATTGAGGGAGAATTAGATGTGGTTGATATGTACTTGATGTCAAAAATAAAAAACAATATAATAGCTAATTCTACTTTTTCATGGTGGGCAGCTTACTTAAACAAAAACAAAGACAAAAAGGTGGTTTCGCCATGGTGTTGGTTTGGCCCAAAAAGAGTGTCTTCTAATAAAAAAGAAACAGCGGATTTAATACCAGAAAGTTGGATAAGAATATAAGGAAATAGAAAATGACAAATATTTTAGTTACAGGAGGTTGTGGGTTTATAGGGAGTAATTTGGTTGATATACTTGTTGAAGATCCAGAAAATAACGTCGTTGTTATCGACAACCTAGATACAGGAAAAATGGAAAACTGTAATGAAAAGGCAAAATATATTTTTCAAGATTTGCGACACGTCTTTGAGATTGCAGACTCTTTCGAAATGCTTAAAGATATTGATGTTGTATTTCATTTGGCCGCCCTAGCCAGAATTCAACCAAGTTTTGATAGACCGAGCGAAACTTTAGATGTTAATACCAAAGGCACTTCTTTGGTATGTGAATACGCCAGAAAAAATAATGTAAAAGTAGTTTACGCCGGTTCCAGTTCATTTTATGGTGGAGTATATTTAAATCCTTATGCCTTTTCCAAGTGGCAAGGAGAAGAAATATGTAAACTTTACTCAGAAGTTTATGGTGTGAGCACTACAATTGCACGATTTTTTAATGTTTATGGCCCTCGACACCTGCGCTCAGGCCCATACGCCACGGTTATTGGCATCTTTGAGAAACAAATGTTGTTTGACCAGCCTTTAACAATAACGGGCACTGGAGAGCAACGAAGGGACTTTACCAACGTTAAAGATATTTGTTCGGCCTTAATTGCTATGTCAAAAGACACATGGAAAGGTGAGATTTTTAACTTAGGAACGGGTACAAACCACTCTATTAATGAGTTGGCAGCAATGTATAAGGAAGACGTGGAGCATATCGACGCACGCCCCGGAGAAGCATGGATAACACTAGCAGATATATCTAAAACACAAAAATTATTAGGGTGGAGCCCTAACGTTAAATTACAAAATTATATTTCAGATTGGCTAAGTAAAAAGTTTAGCCTACAAGGAGAAAAAAATGAGTAAAGAATTTAATTTTTCAGACCAAGCCCTCGGCTCTGTTATGATGGCTTTACAAAAAAGTTTGATGGAGCAGAGCGATATTGTCCCTGTATTAAAGGGATTTAAATTTAAATTATCAGAAGAGGGGCTAGTTGTTATGAATCCCCCCATTTTAAAATTTAATGATGAATTTGAGGAAAAATTGCAACAAAATTTTGATCGCGAAGAAATTAAAGTAGAACAATCACAGCAGACTTAAAATGCCAATTTATATTTATGAATGTACCAAATGTGGGTCCTCCACAAAAATAAGTCACTCAATGTCTGAAAAAATAGAATATTGTGATGTGTGTGAAACTATAGGTACTTTGGTTAGGAAGCCCTCGATGTTTTTTAATGCTAAAAAAGACTCAAAACAAAAAGTCGGCTCCCACGTCAAAGAATTTATAGAAGATGCAAAAAATGATTTAAAAGACCAAAAGGAAGAACTAAAGAATAAAAATGCTTGAAATAATATTAACCATATCAGTTTTAATAAATGTTTTTTTTATATGGTACCTTGTTAAATTATTAAAAAAATTTCTTAATATATCTGACGAACTAGAGGGCTTATTTATTTTATTGGAGGAATATTCTAACCATGTTGATCTTGTATATCAACTGGAGAGGTTTTATGGCGATACAACCTTAGAGAACCTTTTGAGACACTCAAAATCAATTTCAGAAAGAGCGAAAAGCTTTCGAGCAATATATGATATTAATTATGAACCTGGCGACGAAGAAGATTATGATGAAGACAATATAGAAGAATAAATTATGGCACGAACTAGAAAAAAGAACTTATACTTTACTAAAGTACATGAACAGGCAATAATTGATTATTGTTCAACAAGAGACATGAAAACGAGAAATGAGCTATATAATACTTATATTGGCCCAGCCTTCGATGAAATGGTAGATAAAATTGTATATACTTATAAATTTACAAACTTACCAAACGTAGATTGTTTAAAAGATGATTGTAAAAACTGGTTAATAACTATACTTGATAAGTATGATCCGAACAGGGGTTCCAAAGCCTTTTCATATTTTAGTGTTATAACAAAAAACTGGTTTATACACAAGGTTAAAAAAACAGTACAACAATCAAAAAGAGAAGTATTAATTGAAGATTATTGTTCTACAACAGATAGCGAAAACGGATCAAACCCGTTGGTTGTTTATAACACGGTGGTTCAGGACGCAATAAAAAAAGAATTTTGGCTTTCTTTTAAAGAACAAATTCATGCCTGGGAAAAATTACCGGTTAGGCAAAATGAGAAAAAAGTTATTCAAGCTGTTAAGATTCTTTTTGAGGAGTCTGAAAATATAGAAATTTTTAATAAGAAAGCTATTTACCTATACATACGAGAAATTACTGGTTTAAACACTAAACAGGTTGTAAGTTCATTAAACAAAATAAGAGCCAGATATAGGGATTTTAAAAAGAAGTGGGACACGGAAAACTAGAAAATGTTGAAAAATATATTACCGAATCAATCGCCAACATTCGTGATGATCGTTCTGTAACTTCAACTCTTTTAACAGACCTCTTATTGGAAATGAAAAAAACAAATGATTTAGAAACACACAAACAATTAGGATTAATTGCTTCAAAATATGTTGAAACCCTCCAACGCTCGAATGAACAGCTAGTAAAATTAACCAATATTTTAAGTAAGAAACAAGATGGAGTACTTGAATTAAATGAAAGTGATAAAGAACAGCTTTTTGATTTAATTCAAGGGGGCGAAAAGTAACTTATGGGCGCCAATGTATTAGATACTCCACCCGGAGCGCTTAATAGTTTAGAAGATCCAAATACAAAAGAAAGTATTGATTTTCAGTCTGAGTCTGCGCAATCAATACTAGCGCGCATGCGTGACAAAGTATTTACTCCAAATTATTTTAACCGTCCGCGGTGGGTCGCAATATTGCTTAGAACCGACGCCCCCTGCGCAGGCGGCAATGCTCCAGAAGAAACAGCCCAAGATGTAGCAGTACAGGCTCTAACGCCGGGAAGCTCAAAGTATTCACTAATTACATACAAAATTAGAATTCCAGAACTTCACTTTTCATTGCCGATACCAAAAAGCTTAAAAAATCCTAGTACTTTTGATAGCTTAGCGATAGATACACACCCAACAGCACAAGCAAAAGATACTGATACACAATTAAAGGGCGTAGTGCCGGGCGATTTAATTTGGGTAACTTCTGTTAATAATAGATTTTATTATGATGGCCCTCTAGACTCTAAGACTGCAGCAAAATTAAAAAACAACAATCATAAAAATGATTTTGACGAGTGCTTAAGAAACGAATTTATATGTAATAAACAATATAAAAACGGCGGATCAATTGGAGATTGTATTGGAAATTTTAAGAGAGTACCCCTTTTAAATAATGTTGCCCCTCCAATTATTAGTGGAGAAGGAAACACAGAAGATAAAGTAATTCCCGGAGAAACACATGCATCGTGGCTTAAAAATATTTTATCTCCGATTCAGCAAAAGTTTTTCCCGGGGATTTCATGGTTTGGCACACTTGATGGAAATGGGCCAAATGATACTGTCGGAACAATAGAAAGCAATGGGCGCCAAACTTTTATATATATGCCGAAAGGAACAGACCCCAAATCTGATTTTGAGCTTATTTATTTTTTCCATGATAATTTAGGCTTTAAAAATAGCAGGGCAGAATGGGAAAGTTTGGGTCGTACTCTGAATAAAATGACTTCAAAAAAATATGGTACTGCAAATAAGTTAGGGGGACGCCGCAATTTTATTTTTGTTATGCCAGAGATGTTGTGGTCCGCTGGCAATGTCAAAGATCCAACCGGTTATCCAAGAAAACAAACACACATACAACCACTTTTATATAGCTGGGCCGAAAGATATACAATGCGACATTGGGCCGCATGGAATGTAGACGGAACTTCAGCATATTATAAAGGAAAAACAAATGGATATCTTCCTTGGGGCACAAGTCTTGATAACAAACCAGCAACACCTGAAGAGTGCGGCGATATGGAGGCGCTACATACACAAATAAAACAGCTTCTTGTGGAAAAATTTGGAGTACCAGATGCATCGAAGATAAGCCAAGTTACATTGTCCGCATTGGGTTACGGTGGAATCGCCATATCAAACCTGGCGCGCAAAGGCCTCTTAAGAAATAAAAAGGTGGCGAAGGTGTCGAAAGAGCCTCTTTTCGGAGGAAAATTAAAAAAAATACAATTTTTCCATTCAGATTATAGCAGCACAGCGCGTAACGCCTATCATGATAATGATATAAAAGAGATATTTTCTGCAATTGATTCTGACACTCTTTTTGAAATACATTTGTCTTGGGCAAGAGGCACGCAATCTTTACCCAGAAAGGCGTTTTCATCTTTTTTGGGAACCATTACTCATATGAGATCAAACCCGGACACATTTTTATTAAATACACCAGAAGAGATTAAAGGAGAAGTAGAAGGGCTGTATAATGGCCAGTTTTATAATGGTGCTTTCGGTTTAAAAACAAACACTTTTACGTCGCCTGCCACAGTTGATAATTTTGAAGATGCGAAGACCTATTTAAAACATGCCAATCAAAGTGGCAATTATTATATTGATACGAAGAAGGAAACTGAGTTTCAATTTAGTTTCCCTTTGAACAATATAATATTTAAAGGACATGGAAAATCTGCACCATCGATAAGATGGTTAGAATATATTAATAGTGCACATGAAATCCCTGTTGCAGATATCAAAAAAATTATTGAACGAAAATTTAATGAAAAAATATTTTCAGCAAAGGGTGATAATTGGGACATGAAAGGTGAAGCAGTATCAAAGGGCGCCCTTTGGAAAAAATTTAATGGGAAAGCAATATTATTTAAAAATATTAATATTGGAAAAGTTCCTGGCGTACCCGGCCGCGCCGCCATATTTAAACCAACATTTTCTGATCCGAAAAAACCTTATGAATTAATTTATTTTTTTCATGGCCCAGGCGGTAGCTATTTTCAACAATCGGTGTCCGAAAAAATATTTAGTATTTTAAACAACATGGTTGTGGCCCCCCACCAAAGAAGAAATATAATTTATGTTACAATGGACTTAAACGTCAAGACGAATCAGCAGGCGTCAAAATCAACTTTTGGTGGCGCCGAATATGGCGATTTTAGAATGTTTCACAATAAGGTTTTACAATATATACAAAGTACAGAAGAGGGTACTCCTCAATGGGGAGGCGTAAAACCAAAATTTATTAGTTTTAAATCTTTTTCAGGGGGATATCAATCACTAACAGCCGCCATTACATCCTTGCAAAACCCAAGCATAGATGGGGTAAAATTACAGAGAGTTGATTATTTAGATTCTTCCTATGCAGTCAAGGCTGTATTTGAACACATTTATAATAATTGGGCCCAAAAGAAGCTCATTGAACCCGGCAAAGATTTTGAGATACATACTTATTATTCAAAAAATCAAGAAAATGCATCACCCTCAACATATGAAAATACATTGAAAAAATACAAAAATGATGATAAAGTCGACGCAGATAAATTTAATGGGGATAAAAAAGTAGAAGGAGAAACGCTTAGCGACCTCAATGGACTCTATATAGAAAGATGTCTTCCCGAAACAGTAAGAACTGCATACCAAGTTGTTATAGAAAAATTTAGTGCAGAGTCTCTGTTGGCCGATTCATATAAAGCGTCACGTGCACCACTTACTCAAGAAGAAGTCAATGCAATAGCAAATGATCCCAACACACCTCCACTGCCATCTCAAATACCAGCTTCATATAATCCAAAAGGCCAAGCAGTAAATTTTAAAGGCGAAATCATCAGCGTAACATATCCACAAATAGGAAATAAATATGATTTAAAAGTACCAGCCATAGACTGTCAGAAAGACAATATAAAAAGACATACAGCGCTGACAAGCAAACCAAAAATAGATAAGAAGTGTCTTTCAAAATGCAAAGACACAAACAAAGCAGGCACTCAAGAAGTACAAAAGGGAAAAATAGAATGTATTGACAATGGCCAAGGTCGCCCCAAAAACCCACTTGGTTTAATAAATTATAAAGAAATAAAATACTCACGCACTATTATTGCCCCATCACGCCGCGATTATTCTTTTGGCGTCGGACACATTGGGAATTTTATTGATTTAGTATTAGAGTCTCCCGTTTGGACCCGTTGCTTTGGTAAACAATTTTGGGAAATTCATGATATTTCTCCGGAATGGGCCAACGGAATTGATAAGGTGGCGGGACACAAAGATCACAGAGAGGGAATTGGATTTGATCTAAATATACCCTTTAGAAATGAAACCGGCCCTCAAGGGACCTATGAGGTTGTTAACGGTTCTTTTCACACAGTAGCAAAAAATCAAAAATTTTATCTTGCAAATAAATCTAGATACCACAAGGAGGGTAGGTCTGGTGGTTGGGTTGATTATGATAGAATAATTGCAATGGTTTTATTAGGATTCGAGGCCGGTCCGAATGCCGGTCTTCAGCATGGCCATGCAAGAATTTTATGGGGAAAGCCCCCGTCTCAAAGAAGGGCCCCCGACACCGGTGACTGTAATTTTATACCTGAGTTGAAAAAAAGATTAATACAATTGCAAGACACAGCGGTTTATAAAAGAAAGGAAATAGACCAGGCGTTTTTTAGATTATTTAGGACCCACATACTTGGCCCAGCACAGTCAGGACAAAAAATATATAAAAGTGGTTTATATGAGACATCGTGGAAGGTATATGATATGTTTAGGGCATCTCATGGTTGTGAAAATAAACTTTTTATTAGACTAACCCGAACAGATCCCCTTTATAAAACACAGGGCCTTCAAGGCGCCATCCGAAAATTAAAAAGAAACGGGTGCACCCCACACCGCGCGTATGGATGGGTGTCTCATAAAAATTCTTCAATAGATTTTCCAAATGTAATTTAGAGAAAAGGAGCAAGTTAAAATGAGTGGTAAATTAAGACCCGAATCGAAGATAATAAAGGATAAAACTCCACATAATTTAAATCCAGAAGAAGAAAGGTATTATAAAGGTATTGATGGAGATCCAAATCCACAGAAAGTCCCCCAGTTAAAATATCCTCCTTTTGGAGAAGAAGTGTATGTGGGCCCTTATGGCTCTGGCATTCGAATTGGAACCGACAGGTTAAATGAAAAAAATGGGTTTAAATATGGAAATGGATATGGAGGAATTGGAGGAATTGGATGTTCTGCTGTAGATATTTACGCAGGTCTTTATTCCTGGTCCGTGGCAGATAAGAAAATACCCGTACCAGAAGACAAGAGAGTTAACCCTAGTGCAGAAATGGATGCTGCAAGAATGTATATCTCTGCTATGTGTGACGTCGACGATCAGTTTAATTTGCCCGAGGGTAAAACCGGAAAACCACAAGGAAAATCTGCTGCAGTATTAAAGGCAGATCATACTAGAATTGTAGGCCGCGAGGGATTGAAGCTTGTTACTGGTGTAGATAAATTTAACTCAAAACATAAACCAGTAATTTCTGTACCTCCTATTGAATTAATAGCTGGAAATGTTAGGCCCGACCAACTAGAACCAATACCAAAGGGACATAAACTAGTTGCCGCTCTCAATAGTATTGTTGATAGAATGAATCAAATACAGTCTGCTCTTCAAAATTTTCTTCAGTTTCAGATGGAATTAAATTGTCATGTTATGGCACACGTGCACCCATCGCCAACTGGAATAGCTATTAGTACTCTTGCTGGCGCCGGGCCAAAAGGATTTTGTAATGGGGAAACGCTGCCACACTATAAAACTTTTATGGCTGGTTATAAGGCGTTAACAGCTGGTTTAATGTGTCAAAAAGATATGATGATGTATCGCCACGCAGCGGAAGGCGAAAGAACGGCTGCACTGAAAATGTTTAGTAGTGACTATATAAACAGTCGCCACGTTTTTGTGTCTTAGTATTCGAAAAAAAGAGGTAAATCATGGCACCAAGAAATGATCAGGTAACATATAATAAACTTAAGCGTGAAATTCATAAAATATGGAACCGACTAAAAGATGAACCAGAAAGAGGGATTGTAGTTAGGGAAATACACCCTGAAGCATCACAAAACACAATTAAAGCTGGAAAAGTATATACTCCGAGCATAACATCCTTTACTGAAGATCTTTTAAAGGAATATGGAAAGGGCCAAGAACCTAATCCCAAAGCTAGTGAAGGAGATAACACAGATTATAAGTCTCCCGCTTGGTCATATCAGGCGGAAAATTACAATAAAACTTGGGTGGGATTTATAAAATATGTAAAAGAGAAATATGGCTTAGGTCCTGAAATTTCCGATCCGAAGATAACAAATACGGACCTTATGAAAGGGGGGCTAGAGTGGTGGAAACAAAAGAAAGTACATCTTTCTAAAAATAAAAAATATTATGTTGTTCCCCTTGCATATGAAAAAATACAAAAAAATAAAGAACTATCAAATCACTTTACGGGCCTTGAGGATGATAAAAAACTTAACCTCTCCTCTTTACTAGAGGACAAAGCCTTTATATCTGGTGCCAAGGGAATGGCAATAAGAAAACTTGGAAGAGATCTTGGAATAGCTCTACAACTTCAAGATGGCTCGCAACACATGCTAGATGCACAAAACTACGGCACAATCCCTATAAAGCCGACCATAGCTGAAGCCGTACACATCTCGCCGCGAAAGAAAGAATTCCAGAGCCTTTGGATTAAAGTACTTTTTGATAGGGGGTGGGTAGAATCATTGCCCCTTAAAGTTGACCCATCAGTCAACCTTGATTTGGTAAGTCACGAAGTGATGATTTTTACAAGAGAGCTTGAGTTTGATTTAAACAATCTCCAAAGAATTTTAAATCACTTTCATGGTCAATTTAAGAATTCAGAAAGTAGAATTGGAAATATTAGTATTAATTTTGACGGTGAGTGCACAGCGGGTAAAATATCAAAGGTTTATGAGACTTTAAATGAGTTTATGATATTAAATGGGAAGCCCCCACTCAAAGATCTTGAAAAAACAGATTCAGCTATTCAATTTGGTTTTACTGAAGATTATAGATTAAAATATATCTCTTTTAGTGAAGTCCCCGATTGTTTATGTGATAAAGAAAATTTAAGTGCCTATATTTTGAAGGCGGGCATTGAAGAAACATACTCTACACCACCATTTTCTTCCTCCACTGTTAATGGATTGTTGCATTATTTACCAGAAATTAAAAGAAAATACTCTAAATACTTGACGTCTTCTGGGATAAGCTCGGCTCTCTTTTCTTCTCAACAATCGTGGGTTTCTTTTGCACAAAAGTATGTTTATCCTCCTGTAGATATTTCATATAGCAGTGATGGCACTCCGTATGACCAAACGGGACTTATGGACTTAATGAAAAACCCAGCCTGGGCTAAAATTATGGCCGGTAGTTATTTGCAAGATCCCACTCAAGTATTAAGCCCTCAAATGAAAGAGATTATTGCCGCATCATCCGACGCAATGAGCCTTCAGGTTGGCGATGATGCGCTTTTTAAAGCACTCACAGATGATATATTTAGTACTGCTGGTTTATATGAAAAACTATTAAACAAGATACCGGCCGTAGAATTAACAAAAATGTTGGTTGCATCTGCATTAAAGTGCGTGCCATTTGATGATTTTAAAAAACAGCTTTGTAAACAAATTCTTAAAACAGTCCCACTAGCAGAAATAAGGGTAATGTTATATCCTTGTTTAAGACAATTAGGATCTCCAGGAGAGTTGGCAATTGCAAGACTCGAAGAGATGGTTTCTGGTAGAAAAGGCCTTGTATATCAAATGGCAAAATCAAGATACCCAGATAAATTTACTAAAGACCCATCGGAACAGGCAGCTTCAGAGGCTGATCTGGCAGCCATTACAAAACTTTATTGTTCGGACCCAACAATGCAAAATAAATTGGGGCGTTCACCAGACGACTTTAATGATGAGCTAGAGCAGTGGGCAAGCGAGAAAGCAGAGGGTGCAATATGTGATTGTATTTTATCAATATATGGCCCCGCCCAAGATCTGGCAGCTTTAGCTGAAGATGTTTCTGGAATGGTTATAGATGAACTGTTTGACAGTAGAAAAAACAGACCAGAGCAAATTGAGAAACAAGGAACTCTCTCTTTTAAAAAATTTATAAAACCATTCTTAGATTGGAGTAAACCAGGCGACAAGTTGGCCGGTTGGGGTGAATTTTTAGCTAAGGCTCTTGTTGATATGGCTACAAATATATTATTAGCCACTCTTTTGATTTTGCTCAAGTATGTTAAACAAGAAATATTAGGAAGTTTGTTGACCGATATGTGCAACTCTTCCGGCGATGGCGCCTTCGGATTTAAATCTCTATCGTCTTTTATTATGGAATCGCCTTTATACGAAGACAACGGACAGCAACAAATTTGGGATAAAGTTAAAGGCATGAAAAAAGATATGTTTCTTAATCCAGAAGTTCAGGCCCTCATAGATGGTTTTGATAAATTGAGTTTACAACATAGCCCTAGTGAGGTCAAAAGACTATTAACAACTGAGTGTAATGATAATTCTGCTGATAGTTTATATGCCACAGCAGCAACTGTTTTTATACCAGCTGACACTATTGCTGCCATTCAATCTGCAGCGCCCGGTGTATCTGTGCTTTCTTCTGAGGGTGAAAAAATTGCCAAGGAACAAGGCCTACCGGGATATATGTCAATTGATCAGTGTCATGAATTCCTGCATGGTGTTGGCCAACTGTTTGACACATCGGTTCTTGACGACTCAGTTGATCAATATAATGATTTTAAAGAAAAATTTATTGATTTATGTGACCCAGATAGTGCGGCAATACAAGTCTTATGTGAAGGTATTGCATGTGAAGATGTGGCTCTGTTAGCTGAAAAAGACAAACAAGATTTAATAAACGATATAATTTCCACAGTTCCGCTTTTAGATCCAAAGGCATTAGAGGATCAATTTCCTCCTTTATTTTGTGGCCCATGTAATCCGAGACAAGTTGGTCAAGAGCCATTGATGCCAAAACCTACTGATCCTAGTCAATTATATATGTTTGATCAAGTTAACTCAGCAACATATACATCTATTGATAAAACGTTTAATAACAATTTATTGCCCTATAAAAATATAATTGCAGAAACAATAAAGGATTATGGTAAATATGGAGCAGCTCTCCCCATTAATCTCCCTGACTCTGCAGATAAAGAAGATCCCACTGATACTTTTAAATCAGGTTTAAATGCACTCATTATCTCCAGCGCTGCCAGTTTTGGAAATTTCGAGAACACACTAGTTGCAAATGCTTTAAGGACAGCGCTAAAAAGCGCCATAGAAGATCCAAACGGCTTCGGGAATCAAATTAAAGATTTTGATATAAATGAAAACTTTGCTGCTTACTTATATGAGGTGCCAAATAGCAATTATGATATACATTTGGCTTTTAACTATAATGACACGGATGGTAGGGAATATATACTTAAACCTACCGGAAGAAAAGTAACAATAAACCCAAAACAAATTAAAATTATTATAATTGACAAAACTACTGGTAACTTAGATTATGAGTGGCCAAAAGATGAAGATGATACTATTATAAATAAAGACTTTAATTTAAATGATGTTGGTGCACATCTGCTTGACTATTATAAGAGCAACGAGAACGCTTCAAAAAATTTAGCGACAACTTTATCCACCGACGCTGCGTCCCTTGCTTTTAAAGGGTTGTTCCCAATCGCTACAAGCTATCTTTTTGAGACTCTCCTTATGCAAGCAACGACGGAAGGATTATTCAAGGCTTCGAACTTTTCAGAAATTCCATTTACGAATGATGAAATAAAAGCAAAATGTATTGAAGGACTCGGATCAACGCCATTGTTAAATATTGAGAAGGTTATCGATGATGTAGATAAAACCAGACAAAGCTTAGAGTGCGTGGTCAGCACGTTTGATACACCAGATTCATTACAAATTGCTAGTGTTTACGGACTTTACACGCTGTTAATAAAAGTTTGTGTTGTTGAAGAATATTTAAAAAATATTTTTATGTTTGCTTTTATTAGAATAAGAGATATTTTAGAGACCGACGCCTATATGGAATATTTTCTTGATAATATTAAAGATTTGGTCAGAGCAAAAGTGGGTCATGATGGTTATGAAAATCTATTATATTATTCAGAAAAAATAATCAACGGCCGCAAACAATTGGGAATGTTTGAAGACGAAGAAAATCCTTCAGATTTTCTTTACTTAAGTCCACAAAATTGTTTAGAAATATTAGTAAAAGAAATAGCTATTGAAGTAAATGATATTTTGGATGACAGGGTTCGCACTATGGTAAACCCTAGCTGGAAATCTGAAATTATAGATTTTGAAGAAGCTGGTGAGGCGGATGCTGAGAAGCACTATCTTCGAAGAATGATGAAATATTTTGTAAAAAATGAATATTGGAACAAACCACTCTACCCAGTTAGAAAATATGATACTCCTGATGCGGATGGCAATTATACCCTTCACAATAATATTCCTTTCTTTTCAGTACCAACGACAGATCTAGGGTCTCCTTTTGCTCCAAATTGGAACGGAGGGCTAATTAGGCAGCCTTATCTTCGTTTAAAATCTGTTTTTGCAGATGATATATTAAATGAAAAACCAGAAGATCTTGACGCCCCGAATGCCAATTTAACATATGTTATTCCATTGAAGAAATTTTGGTCTAAATTTAAAGAGGCATATAGATATAAAGCAATTCAAGAGACCAGCATCGATACTTGGACACACGAAACCAGCGAAGTTAGCAGCCCGGGCCCAGATCAAGGTGTACAAACCGTCAGTACCGATTCCGGCCTGGCGTTTAACTATTGGAAACACAGAACGCTCGTTAATAATGATATGCGTTTCGAGGAACCAAAAACCGTCATGGTTGGTGGTAAAGAAAAAACCTATAAAAGCAACTTTGATATGGGAGGTCCGCAAAATTCTCTAAACACAGATACATTAAGGGCCATGAGAGGCGCAATTGAAAATATAATACTTGCCGTCGATTCAGAAGTTAATGAAAAGGGGGACATCGCATTTATAGAAGACGGCACCATTTTTAGGCAATTTTATGATTTATTTTTTAGTCCCCTTTATCCTATGGACTATGCAGATGCGCTGGCCAAGTTCGGAACTGTTGGCGTTGACCCCGGCTCTTCACCACCAACAGCCCCAGATAACATTGTGGGCGCCACAGCCAAAGACGATGCCGTATTAGGCAAAACGGCTTATGGTCAAAGATCTTTTTTCTCCAGGATCCTGTCTTCATATACCGGTGTGCCTCCTGCATATGCATCTGATGAAAACAAATATGGCTCTGGCCCTTCGACCCCCGGCAAAAAAGAAACATTTGCCACTGTTATTGGAAATAGTAAAAATGATTATAATATTCTTCCTTTTTGGGACGGATTTTATTATTGGCAGCATTATCCCTATGGAGTTGTACCAGCCGCGGCCAATGAATTTATTAATAGAGGTATCATTGATTTTGATACAGTTTCTTATAATCACAACGCTCCAGTTGGAGGCAAACACAAAGCGCCAAATTTTTCTACTAGCTTTTTCTCTACTTGCAAGCTATCGACAATAGCGTTATACGCCCGGGCAAAAGATGTAATGATAGGTGTCGAGCAAGAACAAACAGTAGCTGGCAGTGGTCAATATTCAGGCTTGCATGATATAATAAACGGCAATCCTGTTTCAAATGTTTTCTTGAAAAAAATAGGGGATTTTTTAAGACAAGATAAAATTGGATTAGATAAAAAGTTTATTTGGTCCAGCCCATATACTGGTGATGACCCCGCCATGGCTTCAAGCTATACAGAGTCGGAGAGTAACTACCACTATGAATGTGTATTCTGGAAATATTTGCTTGACATTGTTGTAGACGCGCCATTCGATCAATGGTTTGATATGTCAATCGGCATGAGAATGAACTTAGTAATACCAATTGAATCTGATGATCAACAACAAATATCTCAATATTTTGATACGATTGTAAATTTACTTCCAATCGCTGCTGGCGACTGGGAAGGTTTCAAGACGGATAAAAAATATTTAGAAGACAAATCTTTTGTTATAACTCAGCCGTCAACAGAAACAATAACGTCTGAAGATGGACAAGCAAAGTGGCAAAAATCAAATAAAGATAGGTATTTTCTTTGTATTCCTCTAGAATATGTAGAACATAATTTAACTGATTATTGGATGGATATAAATAAAGACAAAAACAACCCGTGGCATATAATATATAATAACACTCTAGGCAATTGGAAAAACATGTGTTTGGCCGTGGATGGGACCTCGCCATCACCGAGTGGTATACGACTGGCGTATGACTGGCAAGACGACTCCGACGCCAACAACATTCAACATAATATTCCAGAGATTATTAATTTTTTCAACGAGGCCATGAAGAACAAAAATATAATCACGCTCTCGCCGGATCCGGCTCCAGGCACGCTAGATTCTAAGTTACATTGGTTTCCAGAACCTGTAGAAGAATATATGAATTATTTAAGATTTAATGGCAGAAGTGAAAGTATCCCAACGTTTTGGGCTACTTGTAAATTGTTAAATGTAGCCCTAAGCGAAGACCGACGCTGGACCATTTTAGATAATTTAAACTCGTCTTTGATGAATAAGATATCCGGAACCGGATCAGGCGCCGACAAGCCCCATAAACTTTTTGAGGAAGTATTTCCAATACAGGAGGGGTCAATAACTGCTGCATTGTTTTATCGTTATTTCATGGAAGGAACATATCCACAGCTGAGTACGCTTCTTAAACCAACAAAAGATTTAATCGCCAACTTGATAGCACATGCAGAAGCTGCTCACAAAGGGGATTATCAATATTTAGATGAAGTATCAAAAAACTTAGAGATGGACGCTGCAGATGAGATGACGAGCCCTAGTACAAATGAAATAGTTGGAATGTTTTTTAAACTAGTGATACAAATGGGTGCAAACATGGTCGACCCAACATGGAAAACTCCATGGTTCTTTCCGGGCCCACTAACTCCAGTTGGCGTGTTAGCAAAATATATCTCTAGGAGCGAAAAAGACAAGAATAAAGATAAGGGCGCCACCGACAAACTTTCCACTGATCCAAACAAAGATCCTTGTGAAGATTAAAGGTATCCTTAAGAGAAATGTAAATACAATTTTTATTATAAAAATAAGTTTTAAATTCTAATTAATTCAAGAGGTAAAAGACATGGCAATTGGATACTCACTAAAATTACCTTTGTTGCACGACTCAGTAGATGGATACTATAAACTCAACAAAACACTTTCAGAAGTAGTTAGACAAAATATTAAGATGATTGTATTAACGACTCCGGGTGAGAGAATGATGAATCCAGATTTTGGAGTGGGCGCAAGAAATTATTTATTTGAGACTAAGGCGGAATCTTTTCATAATTTTAAAACTAAATTATTTGAACAGGTTAAAAAATATTTACCTTCTGTCAGGTTGGTGGACGTCTCATCTTTTGAAATAGAGGACAACAGTCATATAGATTCTTCCCAAAAATTGGGGATAAGAATATCTTATGTAATACCAGATGTTGGATTGGATGATAGTTTAACAATAAATGTAAAAGCAGGCGGCTAATTAAGGAATAAATATATGTCAAAGATAAAACCATCAATAAATTATACTAGTCGAGATTATACATCAATCCGAGCAGATTTAGAATCTCATGTACGAAGATATTATCCAGACACGTTTAGAGATTTTTCTGAAGCGTCTTTTGGTGCTTTAATGCTCGACACTGTTGCATATGTAGGAGATGTCTTATCTTTCTATGTTGATTATCAGGCCAATGAATCATTTTTAGACACTGCTATGGAGTTTGATAACATATTGAAGCTGAGCAGAGAGTTAGGATATAAGTATAGTCCGTATCCCTCATCTTTTGGTGTGTGTAATTTTTATATAACAATTCCGGCGGAAACCGGTTCACCAGAACCAGATAAAAACTATATGCCAATTCTTAAAAAAGGATCTACTTTCTTTTCTGATAATGATACTATTTTTACTTTATTAGAAGATGTCAATTTCGCTAATTCAACCAACCCTATTGTTGTAGCAGAAGAAGATTCTAACACTGGTGCACCGACTTCCTATGCGGTCAGGGCCGCAGCCCAAGTTATCTCTGGAGAGTTAGCTGTACAGGAGGTAAACGTTGGAGAATATAAGCCATTTTTAAGAATTAAAATAAGCGGCCAGAATATTAGTGAAATATCTACAGTTTTTGATGATAGTGGGAATCAATATTATGAGGTTGATTATTTGACCCAAGATACGATATATGTGCCGGTATTAAACAGGGGCGCGCACAGCCAAACAACTCCTTATATTTTAAAACCAGTTTCTGTTGGTCGCCGCTTCAGAGTTGAAAATACTCCAGATGGAATATTCTTACAATTTGGACAAGGGAGTGATGAAACACCAGTTGAAATAAAAGACCCTTCTGAGGTAGCCTTACAGCTTCATGGCAAAGATTATGTTTCAGATACTTCTTTTGATCCTTCTATTTTAAACCAAACTGATAAATTAGGCGTCGTTCCATCTGATACAGTGTTAACCATTGTTTATAGAATCAACACGACTGATAACACAAACGTCGCAGCTAACAGTATCAATCGTGTCGGAACAGCAGATTTTGATTTTCCTTCGAGTGAACAGCTTGATAATGGAAAAATTTCTTCTGTTACAAATAGCTTGGCAGTTTTAAACGAAACTCCGATGACAGGAGATGTGGGCATAGTTTCTGCAAATGAAATAAAAGAAAGAGCAAAAGGAAATTTTGCAGCACAATATAGAGCAGTTACAAAACAAGATTATATAAGTATGGCATATAATATGCCATCAAAGTATGGTAAACTTAAAAGAATTGCGCTAGAGTTGGATACCGATTCTTATAATCAAAGAAATTTAAATTATTATATTTTAGCAGAGGATACAAATAACTTTTTGGTACAGGCAAATCAAACACTCAAAAGCAATTTAAAAACTTGGATCAATCAATATAAAATGATTAACGATACAATTGATATTCTAGACGCAAAAATATCTAATATTGGAATTGAATTTGTTGGCACTGCATTTCCAGGCGTGAATAAATACGATCTTCTAAATGAATGTAACAGAATACTGAGAGCGGCATTTTCTAGGTCATTTGATATTGGCGAACCAATATTAATAACAGACATATATCAAGTCTTGAAATCCGTTCCCGATCTTATGGACGTGACAAAAGCAAAAGTCGTTCTAAGAGAAGGTAGTGAATATGCCGACTCTCCCGTAACGATAGAAGAATCTCTTTCTGCAGATGGTAGATTTGTAATACCTCCCTCTGACACTGTATTTGAGATTAAATTTCCAAATAGAGATATTAGGGGGACAATACTTTAATGGCAATTAAAAGATATTTTGCAGACGCGGACACTAGTATTACCAATGCATACAAACCAAACCTAACAGAACGTGGCGTTAGTGGCAATATGGGACAATCTGACATATTAGAGGTTTTTTCTATTTATGCACAAGAATCCACCTCTTCTTCTGAATTAGAAAGAATATTGATTAAATTTCCTGTTACCGGCTCAACTTCAAAATATATGTCATATGATAGAGAGCAATCTAATATACCAGAGTCTGGCAGCGTTTCTTTCTATCTTAGAATGTTTAATGCAAGACACTCTCAAACCACCCCTAAAAACTTTGACTTAATTGTTTCAGCAGTTTCTAGCTCTCGAACCACGGCTTGGGACGAGGGCACCGGACTAGATATGGAAAATTATTCTGATGAATATCCGGCAAACTGGACATCAGCAGTTGCATCTAGTAGCGCCGATGGAGGCGCCTGGACAGCCGAAGGAGGTGATTTTTATACAGACACGTCCTCTTCTTTTACGGCCTCTTTTGATTCTGGATTCGAAGACATAAACTTAGATATTACTCCACTAGTTGAGCAGTGGATAAACAGCAGTGGAAATGTTTTAGGCTCAAAATCAAATCACGGCCTTTTGATCAAGTTAGATTCTGCACAAGAGGATGCTGAAACATCCTACTATACGAAGAAGTTTTTCGCAAGAGGAAGTCAATATTTTTTCAAAAGACCATACATTGAGGCTAGGTGGGATTCCTCCAAAAAAGATGACAGAGGAAATTTTTATTATAGTAGCTCACTAGCACCAGCCGAAGATAATTTAAACACAATATATCTTTACAATTATGTTCGCGGCCAACTAAAAAATATTCCCGCAATTGGTACCGGGTCAATATTTGTAAGCATATTTTCCGGATCTTCAGATAATACTGAGCCTAGCGCATCTAAACTAGCCTTGAGTGCTGGCGGTGGTGTTGTAACCAGCGGACATACGAATATAACAGGAGCCTATGTATCTACTGGAATATACTCAGCTTCTTTTGCTTTCACGGGCTCAACATCTTTAACACGAATATTTGATGTGTGGCATAAAGATCATGTAGAATATTTTACCAGCTCGATAGATCCCAAAAGTTTAACTCAGGTTTGGTCAGGAAACTCGATGAACCCAAATCAACAATTTGTTAGTAAAATAACTAATTTAAAATCATCTTATTCTACACAAAATACTAGTGCTAGATTTAGACTCTATACCAGAAAGAAAGATTGGAGCCCTTCTATTTACTCAGTTGCTTCACAGGATGCCCCAATTGACTTGGTTGAAGATTCATATTATAAAGTAAGTCGTGTGAATGATGATTGTGAAGTTATTTCTTACGGTACTGGCAGTGATAATAACACAAGACTTTGTTTCGACACTAGCGGAAGTTACTTTGATTTAGATATGTCCTTGTTGGAGGCAGACAACACTTATTCAATAAAATTTGTTTTTTACCTCAACGGCCAGTATGTGGAACAAGAAGAAGAATTTAAGTTTAGAGTAGATTAATATGGGAATTGATTATAAAAAACTTTATGAACAAAACGAGATAATTCTAACCAATGCAGATCCAGAAAGCTTAACAGCGGAGGTGGAATCTGTTGGTTATATGGAGGAGTATTTCAACAAAAAGGAAAGGTTTATTCCTCCTTTAGATCTCTCTGATCCCACTCAGTTTGCTCGCTTTGGATCTGCAGAAAAATATTATATTGATTCTATTGATAGAATATATAAAACCTATCCTTACGATGGCTCTTTAAAAGAAAGAATTCAATGGGAATTAAGCTCATCTTTCTTTGATTTATATGTTTTTGATCATGTTTATCCTAGAACAAACGGCCATGTAATACTTTCAGCAGAAGGTTGGGGTACTCAGGTTGGAAATTCAGATAATTATGGCGCCCCAGCCACAGCATCTTATGAATATATATTAACATTTGGTGGCCCGAGATCGTCTTCCCGCTCTAAATCAAAAAGCATAACTGACATTAGTGGAGATTATAAAAGTGGATATTCTGGAGTTTGGGATCCCACAAAAAACAGAGAATGCAATCTAAAGCTTGGAGGAATAGAGGGAAATACAGTAGAGTTCTGGATGAAAAAGGACGCCTTTGTTAATTCTCTTACCGGCCGGGAAGTAATATTCGATGCATATACTACTGATTTTGCTTCTTCCAGTGCAGATTATGGTCGTTTAACAATTGAAATGACCTCGGCCGTCGACGCGTCGCCCTTTAGGTTGACCTACATGTCCGGTACTACGGGCTTTTCAGACCAAACGGTTGGTTCTTCCATAACGACATCTTCTATTGCTGATGGCAATTGGCATCATTATGCATTTGCTCTTAAAAATATTGGAGACAGCGTACAGCTTAGAATATATGTCGACGGAGCTTGTGACAGTACAACAACACTTGGTTCTTCGGTGGGATATATAAGCGGAAACATAAACGCAACGATTGGTTCCCTCGCTCTTGCTCCTTCTGGGACGTTTCTTCCAAATTTAGGTTGGGGAAAATTATCAGGTTCGCTAGACGAGTTCAGATTTTGGAAAACACAAAGAAGTACGCAAGAGATTGCACGATATATGATTGAGCCTGTTGGCGGTGGCACAAATACTGATGACGCAAACACAACTTTGGGCGTTTACTATAAATTCAATGAGGGAATTACAGGAGATTCAACATATGACAAAACAGTGTTGGATTATTCTGGAAGAATTAGTAATGGTAACTTTGTAGGCTATAACTCTTCTGCTAGAAATGTTGGTTCCGCAATGGTGAGTTCTAGCCTAATCAATAAAGAATTTAAAGATCCTATACTTTATAGTTTTCACCCAACTGTTGCTAGTGTGCGGGAAGAAAAGAAGCAAGATGGTAGAATTCACGATTTCTCCAACAATGCGTCATTATATAGCTCATACCCAGAATGGGTAACAGAAAATGATGAAACTGCAGAATATTCTCCATTAAAGAACTTAACTCAAATTATAGGAAGTTATTTTGATTCTCTTTCTCAAAACATTTCATTAATCTCTCAACTAAAACACAAGAACTATGTTAGCTCTAGCGCCAAGGCATATCCTTTTGCAGATAGAATGTTGCAGTCTTTAGGATTTACATATTTTCCTGAGTTGTTTGCTGATGCAACAGCGCTAGAACACTTTAGAAGCAGAAACGACAAAAAACTTTTTGAAGAGAAATTATATGATGTAAAGAATAAAATATATCAAAATATTTATAATAATATCGTTTACATATATAAGACAAAAGGTACAGAAAAATCTTTTCGCAACTTAATGCATTGCTTCGGCCTCGGAGATGAGATATACAGAATCAATACATATGGAAATCGAGTAAAATACACTTTAAAAGATAATTTTAAATCTGTATCTGAATACAAAAAATATATTAATTTTGGTTTAACGGGTACCGCAGAGGCAACCGTTTATCCACATTCATCTAGTACAAATCCAAATTCAAAAGCGATTCTTTCTGGAAGCAATGATCTTACAACTTATATGGGTTTCACCATGGAAACTGAAGTTCATTTCCCCATCAGACACAGCTTAGCAAATTCAAATACAATTGTTTCTACGACAAAGGGCCCAAGCAGACAATTTAGAAGTTATGTTCCTGTCTTGAGCGCTTCACTTTTTGGAATGCACCAATTAGAATTAGATGCAACTGGAAATGATTTAACTTGGGCAGCAGATAACTATGCAAATTTTCAGGTTATTGCAGCAAAATCTAGTGATTATTCAAAGCGGTGTAAGTTTATATTAACTGGCGTTGGAGATTCTGTTATTGCGCCTCTTAACTTAACTAGCAGCTACGTTGATGATGTCTTTGATGACAGTCGCTGGACCTTCTCGGTAACTCTCAAACCAAAAGTAAATGCAAATTTAATTGCCGGATCTTCTGGCTCTGTTGCTGTCGAGGGATATACGGTTGAATTTTATGGTGTTGAAAAAATAATAGATGTCATTAAGAATGAATTTTATACGACCGGCACTATAAGTTCCCATGCAGGCTGGCGATTTATGAACTATCCGAAGGCGCCTTATATTGGTGCTCACCGTACAAATTTTTCTGGAAGCCTTGTACATAAATCAGATTGTAATATATCTTCGGCACGCGTATGGTTTAAACACTTACCAACGGGAACAATAAAACAACACCACCAAGATACAAAAAATTATGGTACTGACCATCCTTATAGAAGCACATATTTATATCCCACGTCCGTATCGGGAATTAGAATACCAGAAATTGACACCCTAGCTGTAAATTGGGAATTTAATACCGTTACTGGTTCTGATTCAAGCGGTCAATTTTTAGGAGAAGATTTTTCTTCTGGTTCCGCGGACAAAGTACGTATGTATGGGCCTTTGGGTGAAATTGTTGGTAAACAATATCTACCAAAAGGAGATAATTTTCCATTAAACTATAGTAACTCAGTAAACAAGAAATATGTTTATTCTGCTAAAAAACAACTTCCCGAGACAATCAATAGCTCTGATATGGTAAATATTTTAGAAGATGATGACAAATTTTTTAACAAGGGCGAATTGATGAGGCCTACAAATTATTATACATCAATTGAAAAAAGCATGTACCAGTCGATTTCTGATGAGATGGTCAAGATGTTTTCAACGATTAAAGATTTTAATAATTTGATTGGTGAACCTGTAAATAAATATCGAGATGATTATAAGTTGATGTCAAAACTCAGGGAACTTTTCTTTGAAAGAGTTGGCAACACTCCAGATTTAGACAAATATATTGATTTTTACAAGTGGGTAGATATTACCCTTGATACCCTTTTGGGTCACTTAGTGCCAATGTCTTCAGACATTAAAGATGAATACGGAAGCGCCGTAAGAACTGTTGTTGAAAACACGGTTCTTCAAAGAAATAAATATAAATGGCAATATCCCACATTTGAAGACAAGACGTCAGACCCGGAAGGAACAATGCTCGGCGGATCCGAGCTTTCATATAATTGGAAGTCTGGCCATGCACCGGTCCTTGAAAAGGCAACAGCAGAAATATCTTTTGTTCCCGGCGCTCCTTCTTTGAATGAAGAAGTTACAATTGTGTCGACTGACGGAACGTCTATAACATATGTTGGCAAAAATACAGAAAATACATCAGCCAATCAATTTAAACGCAATCCAGTTCCAAACCTCCAGGCAGTTGCAACTTCTTTAAGGGATTGTATCAACGCCGCCGCAGGCCACAATGGAAAAATATCTGCACAGATAAATGCTGGAGATGATCGGATAGTAAACTTATCACAAACAAGGGGTGGTGTACGAGGAAATACAGCAATTACAAGTGATTTTACTAATGCTACAACTTCAAATTTTTCCGGCGGAAATGGCGGGGAGAATGATAATTGCCTTTGGTGGAAAGACCGCGCTGAAAGAGACCAGGCAGACATTTCTTCAGGTGACTCTAATATTGATTCTAACAAGCAATCCATATCAAACTCTATCAATAATTTAACGAACGCTTCTGCACCGACTCTAGGCTCTTCTGGATCTGCTACAATTACTACATATTCCGGCTCTACGTTTGCAACCAGAAGGCTCGCAACACCACTTAGACTGAGGATAGATGAGTCGAAAACAACCCAAGAAGGTGTTAGTTCACGTGCAAATAAGCAAACTGATATTTTTCGAAAAGAGATGTCGGGACATGAGCCTGGAAATTTCTTTGTTGTCAAATCTTCTGATTTTGTGCCTTTTGAAGTTTGTAACGACAACTCAAACCTTTTAGAAACGCGCAAATATTCATTTGGTGGATATATGCAATCTGATGTTTCTGATCCGCTGAAGAAAGAATCTTTTTTGAATACGAAAGGAAACTTGTTTTCAGCATTTAATATATACAGCGCTTCTATCTCCGGAGGTTATCACTCTGAATTAGCGAATAATTTTAAATCTGCAGTGGATATCACAAATCTTCACGAAGATATTTACATGTCTAATCTCTCTGGAAGGCCACTACAAAGCCCATTTACGGAAAAACATGTTGGTGGACATCAATATAGACATGTCGACGTTAACCTTAGCACAACAAGAAAGGCAACAGCAGAAATATCATTTATTCCAGGGTCGCCCTCCGCAGGTCAAACAATTACTATCATATCAGCTGATGGAACCTCTAGAACATATACTGCCAAAAATTCAGAAAATAAAGCGGCCAATGAATTTATGCGTGGTGAGTATTTTGCTGCGCAATCTTTAAGAGATTGCATCAACCACTCATCGGGCCACAATGGAAAGATTCTTGCAGAAGTTAACCCATATAGTGCAAAAGTCTTACTTTTAACTCAAGATACTGCTGGTTCGACCGGCAACACAGTGATTACACATAATTTTATTACTCCCATTGTTTCAGGATTTGCTGGCGGTACTGATTCGGGAGATGACCGAACAACTCGACCTGAAGGCTTTCGTTTAAAAATTCAAGATTATAATCTTTATTTTTATGGACCCACCTCGGGCTCTAATTTATTGCACTTGCCAAGAGGAAACATGCTTAGGGACGAGACCGCCAAACGCCCACTAAACATTAAAAATATTGTACAAACGACAGATGCTCAAGGTCTTGGCAATTATACTAAAAATTATGAAGTTCTTATAACGAACGAAAGAGCAATTAACAACAAATTCTTTGTCGAAAATGAAGGAATCACAGTCGGAGGTCAAGAAACTCTGGTTAGTGGTGTAATTGATTTTGCAGTGCCACAAAGGGGAAAGACTACTGAAAGTATAATCGTTAATAGGTTCGCCGCCCCGGGCGATGTCACTACAATGGGCCAAGGCTTTTTGGACTTAGAGTCTGCCGAATATTCTGTTTATAATGCTCTCCCTTGGAGAAACTTACTTGTCAGAGAAAGAATGGGCGAACTTTATAGAGATCATTCAAAACAATTCGGCTATTTTAGTGACGCCTTTTCCTCCGGAAGTTGGGCATATGCTCACGAGCGTCTATCTAATATGGTTTATCCTGGTACCAGCGGGACTGTAAATGCAACTAACTATTATACTGCGGCAGGATATCCCGACGCGTCAGCCTCATTTCATAAAATAAACAGGAACCCTCGAAAGGTAATTAAATATTCTAGTCAAATTTGCCCTGACGCATGTGTTGGTACTGAAGAAGATTATGCATATGATAATTGGTTTGTACAACATCAGATTCCACAAACAGACTTGCAATACCAATGGATCACAGCCAGTCTTACCGATGGCTACACCGGATCTGTTTTATACGGCTTTTCTCAGCCAGACTTCAGCAATGCTAACTTGGCTTCGACCGACATCACATTCTCCACGGGAAGTCATGTTAGTTCTAGTGGGTTTAATGGTTTGTCGTCTGATTTTGCTGGCACTAATGCAGTAATATACGACCCCATTTATTCATCTCTAAATATGTTGAGTGCTTCAAGTAAAGATTACAGAAATACGAACATTGTATCTTTAGCACAACCTAACGACTTTAACAGCCTTATTATCCACCGCCAGGGCCCCTATGGCTGGCCTTCTTGGAAACAAACTAGAGGCTCATGGCATCCTGTCATGCGCTATAATTATGCACACAATATTCAAACATTTAAAACTGTGGATAAAACGATATCAGACGGTGGTTTTGTTGGTCAGAGTATTTCTGTACTCTCTCAAAGCGAGCCGGTAGTAACCTCTAGGTTTAAGCCGCTAAAATATCGTTTGAAATATAAAATTAACCACGATGAAGAAACAACAAATTACACAACAATGTGGACAACATATGGAAATGAAAAGGGCTATTTTACAAATATACCTGATTCAAAAGTATCGGGATTAATTAATTTAAATACTTCTCCTGTTGTGTATTCCAAGGCTGGTAATACTACAAAAACTTTACATCAAACAAAAAAACTCTTAACTTATGATTTGCTAAACAATTATTTAATTCTAAATTCCGACACTTATGTTGGAGGCACAGCAAATCCAATTAGTGAATTAGTTAACTTAGAGGTTTCAGAAATAATTTTCCCACGGGAACATTATACTTATACAAAAATGGCTCGCCAAAGAGAATTTTTTCTTAATCATTTTTGGAGAGATAAGAGAACGGAAAGAACACAGCCTCTGTCAGCTAGTAGTACGGTAAATAGTTTCACTCCTGATACATATAATTCCCAAGGAGTAGCAATCCGTACGGCTGCAATTTCACAAAGTATTTGGTCTCTCGACGCTCGCGAGGGGTTCGCTGAATTAATTCATGACAACGCATCCGGATCCGAAGGAGAACTACAAAATGGTTATTCTCTTTTCCACTCAAAAGCCAACACATATCATCAGGGCCCAAAAGCTGGAGCAAACTATAATAGAAAAGTTCCAGAAGTTTATGGTGCAAACACTTTAATATATGCTGGTGATACAAAATGGGAAGCTGGTGAACAAATAGGGGCTAATCCATCTTTTGAAACATACGAGGAATATGCAGAAGATATAAAGAGAATAGGAAAAGACTTTGGAATAATACCAGAATTTAGAATTAGTGAACATATTGAAAGCTACGTGGTTGACCATAAACAAAAGTGGTATACCCACAAACCATCTGGGTTTTTAACTCTTTCCGGATCGCGACACTCCAGTAGCGAAGATAATTCGTTTTATACTATTTTTGCTCACAGTGATTTCATGAAGTATTTTAAACCAATTCGAGGAGATTTTTCTGAAACTGCTATTCCAACGAAACTTACTCTTAAGTGTAAAGGAATTACTAAACTATTACCATACGATGGTTTTTATCCGGCCGAACGCACAGTACAAATAGCGAAACTTTTTAGTCAATCGTATGGACCTAATGCAAACCTACAAGGAACAGATTCAAATTGGAAAACCATGGTTGCGCCACTTTTTGCACCAGGAATACTTTTTAATTCGATCAAATCAGGCATAGCAGTTGATTATCCAATTATAACATCCTCAGTTGGAGATTCTGTAATTGAATTCACCGGCGCAGGACCAGAGTTTACGGCCCCCGGCGGAAGCGCTGGGGCAACAGCACCACCATTAGATCATGACCCTGCACTCAAAGGAGACCGATTTGATACAAGAATTCCTTTTGAGGCTTTGGCGGCCCCCGATTGGCATCTGGTTGGTAAAACTATTGTTGATAGTGAACCACATCCATCTGCATCCATTAATAGTACTGGCACATTTAAACGACCTGCAAACCCACTTTTTAAATATGCAATGAATAACTTCTTGGCCGAAACACCGTATTTCTTTTTGGGGGGCACTGACGGAACTAAGGGCAGTAAATTCGGGCCGTTATCTTCTCTGGTATCAAAAGCTTATATAGATCCTGATACAGCAGCGAACCCAGATGCTAGCAACAACGTCATTAATGTTGAGGCCAATGTACCATATAGAATGAGGATAATTTGTTCGCATGCTCTTAATCGAGATTTATATGATATTCATAATGATTCGAATTATCAGCTAAACTATCCATCTTTTATATACAACGAGCCGACTTTAACTATGTATAATCGTTCTTTTGATAGGACAAAAACTACATTGCATGGATATACCACAACGTACGTCGGCCCAAGAAATAAAACGCAGGCATATGGAAGTTCTTTTGGGCCCCCTTGCGACGCAACAACCGTCATGACGGTCGCAATGGCAGGCCATACGCCAAGCGCACCAAAACCATGGGAAGAATCTTCTTTTGAGCCCTATACTCCTCCTTATTATGATGGATACAGCCACTTAGAATTGACTTACATTCCGAACGAGGGCGGCGACAAAAGTATTACTGATATAATGAAGGACGTTACAGTAACTTCTTATAGGGAAACAACACGACCACATTCTCGACTTTCTGGAACAACCGCATGGATGAATGGTATGCCACTTAGCGCTTCTATCAATTGGAACCAAATCGTCTCTGTCCCGAGCAAAGCAGGTCTAGAGGAGCGCCTTGTGATACAGCCCAAGTGGGAGTGCCCAGTATTAGATTTTGCGCAAGCCCCCATAACATTACCAGAATATGGATCTGATTCGGTCGCGAAAGGAATGTGGCATCAAGCTGGTACAATCCCATCAGCATATTCTGGCATCATACTTGAAGTTAAGGACATACCACACAAAGAAATTGAAGCAGACCCAGATACATATCTTAACACACAATCTTTATCAAAGCTTTTAGGATTTAAAGATTCTAACGTCCCTCAGTGGACTAAAATAGGTGAAATACCTGACGAAGGAAAAACAATTAGTGAAGCTATTGTTGCCATTCCTTTTAGATATGATCACAATCAAAAAAATAAATTTTATTTCCCCATAAATAGAACAACAATTGACTGGGCTCAAGCCATAATTGATGGTAAGGAGGCCGATCTAGAACAGCAATTGAAAAAGCTTCCGCCTCTACGAAAACCAGCTAATTCTGTTGTTAAGATGGTAAATTCAATGCGAAAATATTCAATACCACCTCAGTTTGATTTCTTGAATAATGTTTCTCAAAATCCTTTTGCTATGGTTTTCTTTGAATTTTCTATGCACCTCAATCAAGATGATTTGGTTAATATTTGGCAAAATGTTCTACCGAATGCTGAAAGGAAAAACGCAGCCTCTGGAATTCAATGCGCAGTTGGAGAGATTGATATTGGTTTAAACCTTTTGAGTGAGTGGGATAAAACAAAAGATGCAACATGGCCATATGAAGAATATAAGGGATTTGATCTGTTAAATTCAAAGCCCGCAGAACCGTGGGGCGGAGGCCTTCCAAATAATATACAATGGATGGTTTTTAAAGTAAAACAAAAAGCTCAAACAAATTATTTTGATTTAACAGCGCAGCGAGATTTAGGTAAAAGAACAAAACAAGTTCTTATGCCAACCTTTACTACTGGCCCATCATTTTGGGGATTACCAGGCATGCCCATGTTAACATTTACACCCATAGAGGTACCCATACAACCAAAAATATTTGGTAGTGAAATTCCTCCATATAGTTATAATTGGCCATATGATTTTTGTTCTATTGTAGAGTTAGCAAAAATTGAGAGTACGGCAAGATTTGAACCACACGACTCATTAAGCACATTGGGACAAAACAAAAACAAAGATTTTAATATCTCAATGAAAGATATACTTGACTCAGTGGGGGACAACAATCCACCGGTTTTTGGTATTTCTGATAATATAAGTGATTTTGATATCAAAAAGACGAAAGCAGCTGTTACTAGTGCGGATATATTAGAAAATTTTGTTAATATCCCCGGCGGAGGCGCCACAGCAAACACAATGAAAGCGGCCGCCTCTGCACTAGATAAGCTCAACGCGCAAGCTGCAGCCGCAGCTGCGGCAGCCTCTGCTGTTAAAATTGCAGCAGACCCTCTATTTACTTCAGCTGCCGTAAATCTTGGAGCTAGTGCTTGGAATTTAAATAGAATTGTTACTACAGATTCGATAAATAAAGCAGAAGCTACCGATAAAAAGGCAACTGATCTGGGTGCTCTTGGAAAACTTGGAAAAATGAAACCATCGGGAGGGGGACTTTACTAAATGACATTTCTCAACTCAAAAGAACAAGTCATTGATTTGCAGTTAACTTCATATGGAAGATATCTGTTGTCTTTGGGAAAGCTTAAACCCGCATCCTATGCTTTTTTTGACGATGATATACTTTATGATAGGAGATACGTTTCTGGTTCTGGCGCTAAGGAAGAAGAGCCACAAAATGAAATAGAAGGGAGAATACAAGAAAACACTCCTCGAATGTCAGCGCAAACAATTTACCGCGGCGCCGAAATTGGTGTTTTCTCAGAAAATTCTGAATATGTCAACAATCTAATGCCTGGAGTTGTTGCTTCAACAAATAAAAAATCATCTGACTTTTTATTAGAGACTCCTGACAGTTCTTATATTTTTATGAACCCCCTTGGCAACTCTGCATATAACTCTAAATATGTTGCGGCTTGGGACATTGGCTTTTATAGAGCACCACTCTTAGGTGCAACCGGTTATTGGATAGGCTCTAACAATTTAATACCGACAACTTTTATTCCCCAATTAGAATGTGATCTTAGGTTTGAGTTTCATATTTATCCGATAGATGCGAGTGCTCCAGTAAGTAAACAAAACGATAGATTGTTTCAAATTGAACAAAAATATAGCACCAATATAGAAAACAACGACGGTTCTAGGGTTATTATGCCCCTAAAAGACGACTCTTATATGGTTTATGTAGACGATTTTGCATTTTTGAAAGTAGAAGAGGCAAACACTGAGTTTCGAAAAGAAAATTTTGAACTTGAGGTTTATAGAATAAAATCTGAAGCAACCACCACACAGCCAGAAGTTTTGGAAAGGCTCTTTTTCTTGTCAGATCAAGGCACCGTAGATGAGAAAACAGTTGAATATTATTTTGAAATTGAAACTGATTTTGATATTGATGAGGCAGAATTCTGTCAACTGCTAAATTTACAACAAGAAAAGGTTTCTAATATATATACCGACAAAGTGTTTGATTGCAGCGATCCGAGTTCACAGCTGGAGTCTTTAAATATTTATGATACCGGTGAAAATAATGATATTGGTGAGCCATGCGGCCCAGAGGAGATTTCATAATGTCTAGTTATGAGCTAAATGGACTTATAAGTGACATTTTACCAAATGTTTATATAAATAAAATTACTTTAGAGGGAACCCCACAGGGCTCAAATAAAATTGCTTCAAGTCGGCAAAATGTTATTGAAGCTCATATCGACAAAAGGGACTCTGAAAATAATGAACTAGGCGGATGGCAGGGCAATAATGATAAATATATCAACAAGCCAGCCCTAAAAATAACTTATGACTTACTAGTGGAGGTGCCCGAAACCGGAGGAACATTTTTAGACTTAGCTCTTTCTGCTGGTGATATTACTCATGCTAACGGAGGTTCAAATTCGACTGATCCGTTTCAAAGCATTCTTCAATTTATTAAAGTGAATGTTATGACCTTTAAGGGAGAAGCCTCAGTGGCGCTATATAGGCATCTAAATGGTGATAAACCAAATACCTCTAAATTTGGAAACTTAACAATAGGAGATTCTCTCTCCGCAGTCTGGAAGATACAAAAATCTACATCAGGCAAATTGAAGCATGGTAATGATTATAAGCTGAGCGCCAAAACTATGGAGTCTCTAAGTTATTTTAATAAGAATAAAAAATCTAAACAAAAAGGATTTACTCATAAAAATTTATCTGATATGAAGCAAAAACTTGCCCATCAGTTGCCTGATGGTACCATAGTATATAAGATTCCTGTTAAAATATCACATGATTTGTTGGGTGAAACTTTTCCTGATGAGTTGGCAGCAATTGCTACATGCACTATTGATTTAGAAAAAATATTTGAAATGCTTTCTGGTTTATTTATTGAAGGGAATAGTCGCCTAACTTTCGGAATGTCTTCCGACATGGCCAATTATGGCAAACATGCATCTGAACTAATAGTAAAAGGGGGACAAACTGTAGAAAAGGGAATGGTATTTTTTGTTTCTACTGGTGATGAAAACAATGCATTTAATCATCTTAAAGGTAAATTATGGTTAGGCGGCGTGCATAAACACAACAACAGGTTTATGGCGGGGAATATACACACAAACGAACCACATCCTTTTTTAGATTATCTTTTGGTTGATAACAATAGAATAGTTGATTTTAGACAAGAGGCTTTGGCAAAAAAACAACTTTTTGATATAAATCCTTTAAGTCAATCTATTTTTGGAGGGAACTATACTAATTTACAATCTAAAGTTTCTGTGGCAGATTTTAGTCAAATTTCTTGTTTTTCTGATCTTATATCAAGTGTAGATACAGACGGCCTCGTAAAGTTATATTTTTGTATTGATTGGGGAAAAATAGTTAAAAGATATTGTGCCATTCCTAGGCTTTTAGATAAAATGTCTCTAGACCCTGGAATGCTCGAAACTTTCTTTAAAAATTCTATGAAATTTTTATCATTTAAAATATACCGCCGCCGCCTTAATGTTTCGCACGATATTATGGATCAAGATGGTCGAGAATTAGTGTATGATAATTACCCACAAATGTATTATTTTGGCAACAGGGCGTCTGATTTTTTAGATTCTAAGCAGGGAATACTCCCAGAAGAGTTATGGCCACAACCAATATCGGCACTTTCTCCAATTAATATAAGTTATGGACCAGAGAGCGGTGCCATCTCTGAGTATGGAAAATCGGCCGGTATACAAGGAGTATCAGGATTTCTGCGACACTACACTTTTACTGACTATAATAAGCAAAAAATTAACAAAGGGGTATTTGAATATTCTTTGGAAATTGAGATGCCTGATTTTACCCTATCATTTCTTTCGGGTAAATTAAAAATTATTAGAAATGGTCTAGAAAAATTAGCTCCTTACGCACAATTGGCAAATGGGACATCGAACACTTTAGGAAAACAATCTGTAAATTATTTTGACCCCTACAGTGGTATATTTAATGCGAAGTTTAAAAAAGAAGCTTCGAAGCTAGGATTCGTAGATTCTAGCGGAAAAACTGGAACACCAGATGAACTATATTCTGCTCTGTCGACAGCGGCAAATATGATGATCTTGTTAAGGTCAGATACGAAAAACAAAAAAAACCTAGAAAAACAACAGACTTTAGGTTCTCTTTTTAAAAACATGTTATTTAATTTAAATCCAGTATCTGCCACTCCCGATTCGATCAACGGGGTATATGAAATAGTTGAAAATATTTCAAACAATTTACAAAAAATTATAAATTCTTTCTCCACTGCAAAAACACCAAAAACGACTGGGCCTTTTAAAGACAGCAATGGCAAAATAGAATTGCTCTTTACAAAATCACCATCTGTTGGTGCAGCTCATAAAAGAAAAATAAAAATAACACATACCTTTAATAATAAAGCTTCTTCTGAATTAGTTGATACAAAAAAAGCTGAAGCCGGGTATGAGTTTTTACCCGCGCCGGTCGCCCCAAATGCATCTTCTACATCTATCGGATTGAAATCAATAATGGTTAAACATTATAAGAATCACGCTTATTCAGAGATAGTAAATTATTTTCCATCTGCAATGAATTTACAGTTAACAATACCATTTAGCTGGAAAACTTCTTATGGTAACACCGCAACCACCTTGGAGTCCTTTGATGTTTTAAAAACAGCAGGCAGATACTTCAGAGTTCCTGTTGGGTATACACACTTGCCAAAAACAATTGTTGGAAAAGATGATGACAACGATTATTGGAAAGTGGCGAATGATATAATTCGTTATAAAAAAGAACTATATGGAAATCCATCCTCAGTGTCGGATAATTTTGGGGACACTACGTTATTTGATGCTATACAGGGGGCAACTGTTGGCATGAAAACAGGAGACAATAGTGTTGCTGAAAGTCTTACTGTGACGCGCACACTTGAAAGGCTCTTAAAAGAATATCAGACTTTAAATTCCGTAGGTGTTTATTTTCCACAAACGAGTATCTCTGCAGCTGACGATATTTCTATATCTATGAAAATAACTGAAGGGGGCGACGCCGCCGATTTTGCAAAAGCTGACCCATCGGACGACTCATCAGGAGAGCCAGACGGCCAACAAGAGTCGTGGGATGGCCCCAACAATCCCATGCCAGATTCAGCAAGCAATTCATCTGAAGATCCGGACTTTGATAGTCAAGCTACACCATCCGCTGTTAAAATCCCTTATCAAGAGAGTAAAGGACAAGAGCAGCTTCTTATGAGTTTAATTAATATGGCACACCTTAAGCCGAACTATTTTAATTTAAAGTTGGGCTCTTTTGATGCAACAGTTTCTAAAACAGCTGTACAGGTAATGATTGAGCGCGCCATTAGGGAGAAATTAGATCCTCACGGCGATGGTACAAACAAAAACGAAATATTTTATAGAGACAAATATGGAATCACACTTGGAGCAGCAGGAACTGGCCAACTGTCTCAATTTTGGAGCAAACAACAACTCGGCGCCGCCCTTGCAGAAGAGTTTTATTTTAATAAGTTGCCCTATCAAATTCTAGCACTAATTGTAAATCATATTGAAGAAGATAATGTAAGAGGTCAAGTTTCTGCTGATTTTCAATATTGGTTTAAGGGAGGCGCCTCTAAACTATATGATGCTGAAAATCCTCCAAGTGATAAAAATATGTTTGTTGATAAATTTGGTCAATTTTGGTTTAATCACCAAAACTTAGGGGAAATAGAATATTTAGCCGGTTACGGGATAGTTGAAAGTTTTGAAAATAAAAACAACGTTGGTGTAAAATATGAAGATATATATGGAAGCTCAGTTAAGGTACCGTACTGGCGCCCCTTGTCCACCAAAATTATAGACAGTTGGCAATCGTCTGAAAATGTTGGTGGACACTTGCTATGCAGAATTAAAAAACATAGAGATCCAATGTATAGCACTAGAATATATGAAAAATTAGATTTGCCGATATTTGATGAACATTTTTTTATTGCAAGTGACAATCAATTGGCCGGTGGCATAAACACTTATTACCAGGGAAAACCAGCACCGTCGTGGCTGAAGGGCCCTACGATTGAAGAATCGACAGAAGGTTATTAAGATATAATAGGATTTGGTTTAAAATATAAAAAATATAAATTAAAAATATTTATTAAAAGAGGAATTAACAAATGGCCCTAAATATAACAGATTTTTATGATAAAAGCTTTTTTTCACAACTGGGCAGTGAATACATATGTACTGGATACATGTATGATATGATCGACACTAACGTGCCATCGGTCGCCTCTCAACTTTCTAGTTGGGACCTGTCGGGGGTAACGTCCGGCCGCGACTATAGTAAATCTGGTTGGCTAGCCTATGCCGAACTAGAAGATGATTATGATATGTCTTCAGGCGGAGGATATTAATAAAAAATGCCCTATTATAAAGATGCGGACGGCGAAACCAAGCAGATAGACATCTATGAAAAAAATACGGATGGAGCCAATACATATTCAATTAAGGGTCAAATTTCCTGTGCGCCGTTTAATATTCCATATTTAAGTTTTTGGAACGGCATAATGAAGGCAGGAGGAACTGCATGTGAAATGGCAAAAATTAGAGGCATTAATGCACTTTCTGGAAAACCTCGCGATCTCACAAAAAAGGGAGATTTGTCTGCATGGTCCCCTTGGAATGCTGGTGAATCAAACGCCCCCCAAAGTACTGGAATGCAGTTTTGGCCTGTTGATGGGAGTAAGCTTGGCTGGGAGCAAATGAAAGATGCAAGTGAATATTTGAACCGCGGTTGGACTCCAGGGGAAGGGAATGTATTAGGAGTGTGGAAATCTTATATGAGCAATCCTTTACCCTCTTGGGATGTTTCGAAGCCTCCCCCACAAAGTTTCGGCCAGTTTTGGGATCCTGTGAGATACGGAGCGCTCTTTAGTAGGGTGGAGGAAACGAACCCTATTTTGGAAAAAAACAATCCTGCCGCGGTCAAGACGATGGGAGTTTTGCCAAAACATGCTGCTTTTTCATTGCCTGGTGCAATTATAAAATTGGTGCCCCCGCGACATGAAGAACTACAAGTATCTTCAGAAGGCGCCACTCCCGTCCTTTGGTCGCTGCCGAAAGAGGTTGATTCTGAATATGTAGCAGGTACCTTTAAACAATATACTCAAGATTTGTCATTAATGGGGGATGTGGATATAGATGGCGATTCTTTTACTTCAGTAAACTGGCACTCACTTTGGACTTGGCATCAGAAAGTTCCTAATGAAAAATCAAATATATCAAAAATAGATATGCCTAATATTTCTTATCGGGATGCATTTTTTACTATTGAAAAGCCATCTCTAGAAACCGCATATCAATCTTCTCTGGCTGAAGAATCAGGGCTGAGTGCACCAGTCAAGATTGATGCGCATTATAATTTTTATTTACTACCCTATGAACAAGCCATTTCTGATTATCACAGCAATAAAGTTAATATTTTTGACGGCTCAGGGTTTGTTCCAATACCTGAAACAATGTTGCCAAACATATATGCACTAATCTATGATAGAACTTCCAATGAGCCGTCTTATAGATACTGGGATCAGGGCTCCTATATGCCTATTAGTTGGTGGTCAAAGGATGTTGGCAGTCAGGGTGTCACGGACGATTCGCATTTTTCCTATCTTGGAAAAAGATTAAATTTTGAAAAAATGGAGAATGGTGCGTACTGGCACAATTTAGAATATAAGAAAGCCTCTCTTACAGGTTTCGACGCTGCCTCTGATGAAATAGAAAAAATTATCAAACCTCTTTTTAACCCAAAAATAACCATATCAGAGTATTTGAATAATTTCGTGAGAGCGACTGACAAAATTGATAAGGCGCCCTCCACAATACCTAATTGGCCCGACATCGATAAAGGGGGAGTAAAATCCCCACATATTTTATCCTTGGAGAAAAAATATCACACTACTGGAATTTCTGCTTATAAGATGAAAGATTTTATATTAGAGGCTGATAAATTAAAAAAACATTTTCCGATGCATGTTGATATTGAAATACCGGCCTCAAACACTGGTATTGTTGGAAAAATATTATATGAAAACGATTTAACTGATATTTTTATGCAAAACATTATGGCTGCGATGTGGCCCAGATATACAGCACGCTCTAAAGTTGAGGGTACAACAAATACGGCCACGAGGTTTTATGAAACCCTTGAAACAAAACCTCCAGGCGCAATGGTAGACGCTTGTTTAATCAGACAAGACTCATATTTTAAAGATAATTTTAAAAACGATAAAGTTGGCGACATTAGTGCGTGGGAACATTCTTTATTTTCTGAAACCTTGGTTAAGCTTTGGCTAAATATGTTTTTTGAATACCA